TGAGTAATGCAATTATCACGCCACAGCAAAGCACGCTAACCAATAAGCGCTATATCTATGCAGTGTCATCTCATGTATCGGATGATACAATAACTGCTGCAAGTAGCGGATCCACGACTATTACCACTTTCAGTAGTCCAGTCGTATATGTAATTCTCATACAATATGGATGGTCTAGGAAAAATTCGTCAAGTACGCCTACTCCATACACACGAATCGATGCATCGACTTCATATGACATCGGTGGCTATTGGACTATTAAGTTGGTAAATGAGACTTCACTATGTGCAGTAGTAAATACCGTTTCAAGTGATGAAAAACTCAGGCGTATAACATTTCTAGCATTTTATGCATAATCTAAAGTCATACCTCTAAGGTATGTTATTTGCCTAGCCCGCATTTCGTTGAGTAGCCATAAAGTGGCCGGCGACGGGTTCAACCCAGGGGCGCAACATGAAACGTTCGTAGCGCCCATTCTGGTTCTATGGCAGAAAGTATCATTAAGCACAACTATTCTAGCTTTATGACGGACGATGCAACTGCCACTGCTGTTAATATTCTTTCAGGAAAAATTGCATATGGTAACAGCGGTAAAATTACCGGTACGATGACCAATAATGGCGCAAAGACGTCATCGCTCAATTGTGGTGGGAGCTATACCATACCAGCTGGTTATCATAACGGATCAGGCAAAATCACTGCCAACAGTTTGGCATCTCAAACGTCAGCAACGGCAGCCGCCGCACAGATTCTCAGTGGTTATACTGCATGGGTGAACGGTTCCAAAATTACAGGAACCGCATCTACAGGTTACACAACGGTATCGAGTTACACGGATTATCTTTCAGGCGGCGCAGTCTATGGTGGCTATATATCCACCTGCGATTTAGCGTCTGATGGCACACTCAAAATATCTTACAATATTCAAGCTACTGCATCAACGTCGTCAATTAGCATAGCGCATCTAACCACTCATCTTTCGTAAGTTCTCCATACTCAAGCTCATAAAATGAGCTTGTCGCCGGCCTGCCCGACCAAGCATCGCGTTACCTCGTATGCTTGCTCGGGCAGGCCGAAATCATTTAAAGGAGAATCATTATGGATCATATTGCCAACTTCGCCTCCGCTATGGAAGGCCTTCTCAAACCCAATAATCCCAATGAAGCGCACAACATCGAGAAAGTCCGCGCCTGGGCTTCAGCAGACAGCGCCATATATGCCAGAGGATACGGCATCAAGCTGCCCATCTACGATAACGATGCCTTTAAAGATATGAATTCGCTCGAAGCCAGTCTCAAGCGTGATATTCCTAAATGGATATCCGCAATGAAATCCTCTAAATCATTCAATGAAGATATGGCCAAAGCTCCTATCGGCGCCGAAATCAAGCGCAAATTCACGTGCAAATTAGAGCTTGCCCATGAAAAGCACAAATATGGCAATATTGACATGTGCACTGTGCAAACGCTGTCATCACCCATTAGCGACTGGAGCGTCGGATGTGACCTGATTTACGGTTATCTTTCAGATCTGAAGTATATGGTCGCTCACGCATATGGCGAGTTCACCGACGCCTGCAACGACTATGACTGTAACATTTATTATGATGAGAAAGAGAAGCTCGATATTCCGCTCGGTTCCGTCTACTTTGGACTCTATATCTAACATCAAACTACGGTACTCACCAGAGTACCGTAGTTTTCTGCTCAAAATTCGTTTTTTTTCGACATTTTCGTAATTCCCTTACAGGAGGCTCGCTAAATTATGGATAGAATTCAAGACTTTCTCACGGCTATGGAGTCCGAGATCGCTATGGAGAGCTTTGGCTCTCAGGTGAAACTCGTCTCCCTGAAGATTTCTAGCGGCTTCAAGTCCTTCATTGCAAGTTTGAAGCAGAAGCTGCAGAGCTTGCGCAAATCCAAGCCCGCTGAAGATGCCACCGAGGCCTTTGGATTTGGCAAGAAGGCTGATCGCGGCATTGTGAAAGATGGCGATATTGCTGCAACGGACTGGGTCTGCGCGCATAATGCAGAACTGGCCAAGAAGTATCCCATCACCGGCAAAGAGGTCTATATCGACCTGAATGATGACAGCAAAGCGACCCAGTTTGCGCACTATTGCGCCCAGAGCATGAAGACCGATGATGCTTGGGAGCGGGAAGTGCCGCTGATGACCTTCCAGGTATCACCCGGCAAGAACGGTGGCCAGAAAGCCCTAGTGGCCAAGATGCGCGCCAGCTGGGGATCCATGGATGTGGTGAGCGTTGGTTACCTGACAGTGACCTTCAAGATGCCGCTCGCCGAGTTAGTCGAGAGACTGAACGACAAGTCCAACTTTGCAGTGGGAGATGTGGCCCTGATCTATCACGAGATCTGGAACGTCACCAAGAGCGCGGACGAGATCGCTGATAACAAGGTCATGATTCTGTGCCAGGGCACCTTCGCCTAATGGAGGTGCCTGCCATGGATCCCATTGCTGAAATGCATGTAGCCTGCGAAGGCTTAGCATCTGGCACAGTTGGTGGCATGATTGCCAATATCATCAAGAAGGCTAGAGGCAATACCAAAGCAGAAAATGGACCAAAGCTCAATCCTGCCATCACGAAGCTATATTTTGCGACATTTGGGTTAGGCCTAAGCAAAGAAGACATTGTGGATAAGGTCGCGCGGAACATGGAATATCCCGCATTGTCTGATCTGTACATCTCGCCGGCCGACGCCCTGGCCATTACGCTGATGCGATTTGGCAACGATAAGCTGAAGGGTGATGATCCCAGCACCATCGTCTGGTCAAAGCGTACCATCGAGAAGATGAATACCTCCAAGGTGTACATTTACACCATTGAAGTGGAAGGCGCATGCCAGATGTGTACGGTCTGGGGTGTGCCTGTTTATACTACAAAACCTGAGGCTGTGAAGTCCTGTACGGCTACTACCGTTTACAACGGCATTGAGAAGGCCATTCAGGGCACGAACTGCCGCTATAAGTTCAGCATCGGTAACGATACGGACGAGATGGCGGATCGTAAGAAGGCACTGGCGACGACCAAGAAACTAGCGAGAGGTCTTCTTCAGAAACTTACTGAGACGCATGGATTCATGGGCATGCTCACTGGGGAGTATGCGGAAGATTCAGACGACGAGTTTGTGGATTTGATCAGCGATTCGGCTACTATATGCGACGTTAACATCTACGAAGGCGTCGATGAATCGGTGGACCGTGACATGGACATGGAGAAGAAACGCTGGAACGCTGTCGAGCGCTTTGAGAATGAGCTCGAAGTAGCCATTCTCAGAGCCGGTTTGAACGACTACGAGATCGCTGGCGACTTTGATAAATGGGAGGGCGTCATTTATCTCCAGGTAAAGAAGCATTAAACATGAACTACGATACTTACTTCGGTAAGTATCGTAGTTTCATGTCAGATTGTTTTTTTTTTTCGACATTTTCGTAAATATTCCCAAGGAGGCTCGCTATGGATACAATCGAATCGATGAGCACCTATGTCAAAGCTACCGAAAGTGTTGAAGGCGTTTTGGCTGCCGTCATGATCAGCACAATTGCAGCATGCGGAATGAGCTTTAAAAGAGCTGCAAAGAAAGAGGCCGTGAAACTTTCATCGTCTCGGAAAGCATACTTCGAAAGGCACAATATTGAGCCTTATCGTGAAGCCACTTACGAAAAAGAAGTCTACAGGAATGCTAAAGCTGATGCTGAAAAGCTCATCAGAACATTCATCAACAACCCGAAGTCCAAGCCGGTTCTGGATAATATCCGGCAAACGATTACGAAGCATGTCAAAGAATATATCAATCACGAGGATTTGGATGAAACGCCTCGTAACGACTTCGAGCCCAATAAGTTGACCATTAAATTTGGCATCTTCAACGATGACGAAGAGGATGGCCATTATGATATGATCAATGTCAAGTACACCGGCAAAGGCTACATTCCCGCAGATAATCTATGGGAAGAGGGCTCAATGGCTTGCCATGATATTATGGAAGGATTCGCTAAGGCCCTTTCAGAAAAGTATGCTGAAGAAATTGCGTGTAAGTTCGTGAGCATTGACGTCTATTACGAATATGGCACGCTGCAAATTGGATGATAATACGCTCTAGAGCACTTCGCTCTAGAGCTTTTTATCTGTAATTCTGTTAAATGCCGTAAGTTGCTGGTCTGAAAATCGTTTTTTTTTCGACACTTTTGTAAATTCCCCATATTTGGAGGCTCGCTATGGATACAATTGAAGCTATGAGTAACTATGTTAAGGCTACTGAAAGTGCTGACCTTGCCATTTTGGCTGGCGTGATGGCCAGTACTCTTGCGGCTAGCGGCATGTATATGAATCATGCTGCCAAGAAAGCAGAGAAGAAGCTTACAAGCTCGCGAAGCGTATACTTTGAAAAGCATAACATTGAGCCGCAACGTCAAGCCGCGTACGATAAAGAGATCTGTAACGCTGCCAGGGCCGACCTTGAAAAGCTCATCCGGACGTTCATCGGCAATCCGAAATCTAAACCAGTATTGGAAAATATTCGTAACGCTATTACCAAAGAGGTCAAATCATTTATCAACTGCGAGGACTACCGTGATGAAGATTGGAAAGACGATTTTGAGCCTAATAAATTGGCAATCAAATTCGGTATCTTCAACAGCGGTGGCGGCGCTGGATGGTATGAAATGATTGATGTTAAGTATACAGGCAAAGGATTCATTCCTGACGATAATCTCTGGGAAACAGGATCAATGGAATGCCACGATGTTATGAAAGGCTTTGCTGATGCATTGAAAGAAAAGTATGCTGAAGAAATTGCGTGCCAATTTGTAAGCATCAAACTGGACGGTAACTATGGCGTCATCGATATCCATTGACCCGCATAACACTGACTTTAATGCCGATCCTGGCATTTGCTTCCAACTTCGGCTGGGAGCTTGAAAGAGATACTACTCGTTTGAGTAGTATCTCTTTCTTCACTTCTGGCCAGCTTGCATCTTTCGTAATTCGGCTTTGGCCAAAGCAACTTTACTCAGCCATTCATCAAGGCCAACTTGTGCTGCAACATAGTTCGCATTATGATGGTTCGGATCGTTCTTATATGCATTGGCACCGTTAGCATCCCCAGAGTGCGCTATCTTCATGAATAATGAAGAAATTGCCCGGAAAAGCACACCGAACGCTTTGCCGTTAACTGTGATATCTTTAATCAAAAGAACCACTTTGGTGGCAGCCAACGATTTAAAGCTATGAGCAAACCAACCAGTGATGCTGGCATTTATAGTAGGCGATGCAGCTAATACCAAGCACGATACCAAGACGGCAGCAACTTTGCCAGTTGTGCGAAGTACGGTTTTTGACATCGACTCGGGCGGTAATGCTGCGAGGCGTTTCTTCCACGTTTTAGCAATATTCTCGATATCCGTTAATGCGTTAATGGCATCATCGTACTTTTCAGCAGTAACTGCTGCATTGAATCTGCCTGCAGCATCCTGGAGTTTAGGATTCATGTCTTCTGCAATGGATTCCATATCAGTTTGCAACGATTCTAGCGCAGGCCATTCAGAGTCAAATTTGATATCATAATTTTCAATTGCGGTGCATGCGTCTTTATATGCAAGGAGTGATGAACTCATGACGAAACCTCCTTCGTAGATTAGCAGATTGTCAAAAAAGAGGATATGCGTGTAACGCATATCCTCTTAAAAGCTTAGCCGAACAGATAGGGTGCATCATTGCGGCGAGCGTAAGCATCGTAGTCTTCACCGATGATGCTCTCGCAAGCGGCGATGAAGCCGTCGAAGTCGATACCGGCAGATTCGGTGGCGCCACTAGCCTGCTTGCTGTACTTGTCAGCAAGCTTCATGTAGTGGTTCTTCAGCAGCCGTGCATCGGCCTTCATAGCCATGATCAGCGGGTTCAGATCGTTGGCGCCGAGCTTCCGGGTCTCGATGGTACCGTCGCTGTTCATAACCTGACGATGACGCAGGAACTTCACGACAGAGGTGCCCTCAATGGACGCCACGGCAGCAGCACCAGCGGCCGCGCCAACACCGGCACCCTTGCTCACATCATGTGCAACGGTCTTCTTGGCCATCTGCTTCCACTTGGAATCGCTCATGACCTTCTTGGCAGCGTTGCGGGAAGCGTCAGCACCAGCCTGATGCGCGGTACCGCCCATCATATCGTAACCAGCCTTAGCGGCTTCGTTGAAGGCGCCAACAGCGTCACGGCCGGCCTTACCGCTTTCAGCGGTAACGGTAGCGAGCTTGGCAGCCTTCTGAGCACCCACGTGGCCCTTGGCAATACCGCCACCCACAGCGGTACCAACCAGCAGAGCCGCAATCATCAGAGCCAGGTTCACAATCACCGCAGATGCGACGGAATCCTTCAGCCCATTCAGATCACTCAGCAGCTCGTCGGCAACAGAGGCGCACTCTTTGGCTTTCTCGGCAGCAATCTTGTACTGGCCGCTCTTCACGGCAATGCGCATTTCCTTACGCGGGCCCTTGAACAGCTGGATCTGGCGCTTCACAGAAGCAACGACAGAATCAACATTGGTGCCTTCCATGGCAGCATCGAGGCAGAAGCTCTCGATGGCAATGTCCAGGGTCTCGATGTACGCTTCCACGCACTCTTCGGCCTCTTCATTGTCATCGTCATCGCCGTCGTCGCTGCCGGAATCGCCGCCGACCTCGTCGAGCTTAGACTCCACGATCTCTTTGGCGCCCTCCAGATATGCCTTGGCGTCCTTCAGCTCCGCCTCAGTCAGGGTCTCGCCCTCAGAGGCCACACCAATGGACTTGGCAACCTCCTTCAGCTCGGCCATCTTGGGGGAGATCTGAGCAGCCATCTCGGCCTTATCACACTTGCCGTCCTTGCAGTCCTTGGCTGCGCCGGCCATGTCCTTCAGGGCGTCGTTGAACTTCTCGGTTTCGGAATCGATCTTATCGATCATCTTATTGCAGGCCTCGGGAGTGTCGCACTTCTCGTCGACAACATCCTCAACCTTCTCGAGCTGAGCCTTGACCTCCTCAGAGACACCCTCAGCTTCAAAAGCGTATCTACGTCTCATTTCGATTGCTTCCTCCTTGTAAGGAATCATATTGAGAGAAAACTCATAAATTAGCGCTAACTTGTGATGTTTAAACTCGAGCCAATTAAATTGAGAGATAGATGTTACTCGGATTTACAGCGTTGTTTTACAGCGTTTTCGCTAAATCTTGAATTTTACGCGACAACTTCCGTGTTCTTCGCCTTGGCGATGATATCAGCCACGTTGGCAAAAGCCGTCAAGACCGGCGTATCGTTCTTGATCTCATCCAAAGCCGTCACGATATCCTTGCGAATATCTTCAAACTTCATGATTTCATCTCCTTTCAAATTATCGGACTGTCTGGCAACTTATTCCTACCCTCACATATCATTTAATCAGAGAAGAGGTGAAATTATGGATAGAGCTATTAAAGAATACATCATAGATCAGCTCAAAGATCTTCAAGCATATAGACCGTCAGAAGACGGCCTTGAACATACAGTGCGCTGTCCCTATTGCGGTGACTCCAAAGACCCCACGCATTCGCATTTGGGCGTTTTCATCGACGCTAGTGAAGACACGGCAATGCTCTGGCACTGCTTCAAGTGCGGTATGGGCGGGCAGGTTGACGATAAGTTCCTGGAAGATATTGGCGTGGAGCTCTCTGCCGAGACCATGGAGGAGCTCAAGCGATATAATAAGAAGCTTGCCAAACTTCATAAGAGAGGCATCATACGGACAGAACGCTTCATTGTGCCTCTGTGTCAATCAACGCCGCTAAACGACGAGAAACTCCGCTATGTGAATGCTCGACTTGGCACTAGAATGAGTTTTAGTGATGCCCAAGCCAATAAAATTATCCCGTCGGCGATGGCTTTCCTAGCTGCCAATGAACTAAAGCATTTTGAGGGCGTACAAGCTTGGCTCATCAAAATACTGGAACGAGACTACGTCGGTTTCTTATCCTCCAATAATAACTTGCTGACGTTTCGCAATATCCGGCAGAATAGCAAGAGTTGGCGATACTATAAAGTCCTTGTCAATCCGCTCAATCAGGACAATGCCACATTTTATTCCATCCCGTCGAAGCTGGACCTGCTTTATACAGGCCCACTCAATGTCTATGTGGCAGAGGGTACATTCGATATCCTCAGCATCAAGTACAATGTCCGCCCGTCAGGCTCAGAGAATCAAATCTTCTATGCTGCTTGCGGTTATAGTTACATGGGCATTCTAAAGCATCTTGCCCGTAACGGTATTCTCACGGACATCAATCTTCACGTCTTTGCTGACGCTGACAAGTCCGACGAAGATCATATTGAAATGGTGGAAAACTCTCCCATCTCAGAGTTTATTGAGCATTTCTACATACACCGTAACGCCTTCCCACATGAGAAGGACTATGGCGTCCCCGAGTCTAATATCATCGACAAATGCCGCCAAGTATGGTAAAGGAGTTCATATGATGGAAAATGATGCAATCTGTGAGCAGTGCTGGCATAAAGAGACCGGCATGTGTGATGAGATCTACAAATACATCTGCACACCAGAAGACCATGAATACTTTGAGTCGAAGGAGGAACATCATAAACATGGATAATCCGCTGAAATTTAAGAAACTCTCTGACGCTATTATCTCTAAGCTGTCCAAGCCCATTGCGGACATGGTACATTGGGATGAACCCCACATCCGGAATCTCTTCAATGAGAATATCCGGGTAAGCACGGCTGGGTCTGCGATCTACAGCACGATGGCATCTGATATTGCACAGTTCGTACACCGCGCCCATCAGGACCGACAGACTGCCAAGATGCTGACCGATAGCATCAAGTCTATCATTGTAGCCACCAACTACGATGAGTTCGAGCGGGCCATTGCAGCGCAGCGTATGTACTGGTCCGTCAATGAGATGGATGAGCTCATCAATGTCGTGCCTGGGTATGACCGCCGGCATCTGACTGCACGTGAGCAGTATGAATACACGCACCGCGCAGCCGTTGCCAACCATACGTCGCCCAATGCCAGCACCATTCAGCAAATGGCAAAGTACATCACGATCCCCAAGGCGCAGGACTTCGAAAACTTCATGAATGAAATGGGCTTGCCCAGTTCATTGATACAAAACGAGAAAGGAAATGTTACTATGCTCAAAGCAATGATCAGCCAGCCGATGAACGGCTACACCGATGACCAAGTCACCGCTATCCGCGCCAAAGCCGTTGACGTTATGCACGCCAAAGGATATGGCGTCGTCGACACCTTCTTCAAGGACGACTGGGCCGACAGTGATAAGCTGGCGGAGAAAGGCATCGAGCAGGTGCCGCTGCTCTTCATGAGCAAATCCCTGGAAAAGATGGCCGAGTGCCACGCTGTCTATTTCTGCAAGGGCTGGGAAGAAGCTCGCGGCTGCCGCATCGAGCACCAAGTCGCCGAGGCTTACGGCCTCACCATCTTCGAGGAAGAATAAACTACAACGCCACCTGGTTTCATAACCAGGTGGCTTTTTAAGGAGGTGAATACGATGTCATATGTAAATGGCTATAACGTAATCGATCGCAGCATACTCCCCAGATTACGAGAAGACGCAAAATCACTCTTACAGTTATATCCAAAGTGCATGCGCACGATTGTGAAGCAGGTCGCTTCCGAATGGATCGAACCCTGGAGCCCGAGACTTGTACTTACGACACAGTATAAAATTGCGCGCGATTGCTTCTTACTTGGAACTAAGAACCCGTATGATATCCCAAGAGTTACTCTATTTAAAGAGCACCATCCGAAATCCAAAGTGGAATGGGCATCAATGCCAACGCTTCATGGGTTCTATAGCATCCTTTCAATATTAGAGCAACGCTGTTATGACCAGACGTATCGCGCTGATAACGTTATCATGCGAGTTATCAACAGACCTGGCATAATGCTCGATGTTGTACGTTTCTATCGGATCGACAGAGCTTGGGTTGAAAATAAAGCTAAACCGGTACTTCATATTGAAGTGACTTATTTAAAGAAATCGAGGTGCTAATATGGCTTGGTGGTATGCAACTCCATCGCTTGGTAATCTTCATTGCCAAGCGATGCTTATGAACCGGGCATTTCCCGATCTAAACTACGTCTACATTACTCAGCATAACGATGATGATTCATTCTATATTGCAATGACAAGTGACCTGAAAACGTATCCGCATCCAGTCTTCAGGTCACCCATGAGAATGCGCGAGGATATACCTGAGATCGATCTCTATTGCAAGTCAAGTCCTCGCTCCAACGCTGTGATATGGAAGGACGCATCACTTCGTGGGTACTATAATGCACTGTCTGAGATCGATGGGAATTGCCGAGGCCCTGCTCCAGATGGAGAAGTTGGTATCAGTGTATTTTTGACAGGAGAATTATTGATCAATCATTCCACCATTTATGGTGCAGTGATAGAGCAGACTCCCGACTTACTCACTGGTGAAATCCTGACGAGGCTTCATATTGAAGTTGACACAAAGCGCTATTAAGGAGGTGAATACGATGCTGGATAATATCTGTGAAACCTACGGCGCAATGTCCTATCCTGGTGATGAACGACTGCGCACGATGACCCAGGCCGAGATCATCGCAAATATCGAACGCTTCAGGGCCGAGCGGAAAGAGTGGAAGGCAAAGCGCATCGCGGAGATCGAAAAGAAGTCGCATTAAGCGACTTCTTTTTTTGATGTCTTTTACCGATTTTACAAATTCCTAAGTAATCACTCTGAGAGGAGTTTGAGTATGGATCCCATTCAACAGATGCATGAAGCCTGTGAAGGCATGATCTTCTCTACCAAAGGAAGTCGAAAGAGATACATGAATCTCGTTGCTAGTATTGAGGCGGACATCAATGCTGGATTAGACAAATATGAATCGCTTTATAAGCTCTCTGATGAACTCACTGCAAAGGCGAGCCAGATTGAAGATGAGAAGGAACGCGCAAAATTCATTGCTAAAAACATGCAGCCCATCACCGACTTCTGCCTCCGCTATAATATCCTGGATATGAACCCAGTTGAACATCTGAAAGGCTATAAAGCGATTTTGACGACGTCGTTTAATAAGGCCGATCGAAAGAATCCTGAAGTCAAAGCGGCATGCGATGAAATGATGAAGAAACTGAATCCTGGCGGCGAACTTTACGCCAAAGCGAAGGCTATGCAGGATAAATTCGCTCCTAATTCGCAGCATGCTGCGATTGCGGCCAGTGGAAGTCGGGATGCTGCTGCAAACGTCGCAATGCAACAGCAAATGGCATTGCAGCAGCAAATGCTGATACAACAGCAGCAACAGATGCAAATGCAAATCCAGCTGGAGCTTGATCGGCAAATGCGAGATCAGATGCAACGGACAACTATGATGGCAATGGGCTTGCCGTATTAAAGTATGGAAAGAAGCAGAAATGCTTCTTTCCATTTTACCGTATTTCTGGCATATTCGAAACTATATTATTCTTATGAAGAAACAGAGGAGAGATTCTCAATCTTACATTTGAAAGGAGACGTTAATTATGCGCCATCACTTTAGAGAAATCCGCGAAGTCCGAGAGGATAAAGGTGAATCCTCTCTGCCATATTATCCCACGAGTTCCTTCACCTGGCCTCAGGAAGTTGTAGCCAAGACCGAGGTTTCCCAGCTTCCCGATGAAGCAATTGCCGATGACCGTACCGAGGCGCGCAAGACTGCGCTGAAAACTGTCATCAACCGGATCGTGACGTATTACAACTTGAGCGTCATGAACCGCAGCAACGATCACACGTGCATTGCTAAATACAGCGATGCACTCATGACCGAGGCTAATCGCAATTTCAAGTACGGAATCCCTCTGGGCGACATTTATCCCATGGTCAAGATGGATTATGATGAGGGCAAGCTCGAAGCCGGCACTCGAGATCTCATCATTGAGTTCATCGACATGGTCAACGAGGACCATCTCCCCGCACACCGGATTTTAGATGTTCGTGACCTCCGCAAAGCCCTAGTGATGTTCGACGGCGCCCGCAAGCGCTACTAAAATTTGATAGGCTAAACGCCAGAAAGGAAACTAATATGTTTATCGATAAATTCTTCAAGACCCTGCAGGTCATTACCACCGCATATCCCGAGCTCAGCGAGTCCCAGATCGTAACCGTTCGTGCCAACGGCGGCGAGGTCTATTTTGAGCAGGACACCGTCAAGTTGTCTGCCTTCGTTACCCGCGAGTGCAAGTTCACGGCAAAAGGCCTCATGGAAGCCGCCGCCAAGATGCCGTCCAGCAGCGCTGCTGTCTCCATCGACGGCGTTACCTGGACCAGCGATGACAAAGAAGTGAGCTTCGACGTTGAGAACGTTGAGCTCTTTGCCCGTCCCAATGACGCCTACGATGGCCTCGTGTACTACATCCGTATCGTGCTTTATTAAGAAAGGAGAATTATCATGACTACTGGAATCAGCACTCGTAAAGTCTTGATCGTCGCCGGCGCAGTCGCCGCTACCATCATCGTGTCCGTCATCGCTCATCGGGTCATCAAGATCGGATGAGCGATTTCCTCGCATCACACACACACACACACACACACACACAAATTACTGTTAAGGCTCTTAAAGCCAGAAAGGAAATACATCATGTTTATGGATTCTTTCTTCAAGACTCTCAAGCTCATCCTCGACGCGCACCCCGAACTTGCCGAAAGCGAAATTTCCCTCATGTATGAGGACGGCCGCATTGTGCATTGGGATAACAATGTGGACGAGATCGATATTTTCACTATCATCTCCGTGAAGCGCCGGGTCAAGTTTACGCCTAAGGCCCTGATGGAGGCCGCTGCAACGTTGCCTGGCCATCGGCAGGTCGTTGAGCTCGAAGGTCCAACATGGACGAGCAACGGTGCAAATGACACCCTGCAGGTCGTGAGTGTCACGATGGTCACGTGCCCCAATAGCGATTACACCGGCCTCGAGAACTACATCAAGATCACTCTGTCCAATAAGCGCATCTGATAAACGCGCCGCACACACACACACACACACACACACACACACACACACACACACAATTACGTCAAAGGCTCTAAAGCCAGAAAGGATACAACCATGAAACACGGATTCAATGCTATCTTCACTTCCGATGACCCCATGACCACTGCGATGAATGAGTACTACGCGTATGTCCTGGAACGCTACGCGAAGCTCATGCCGGAAGGACGCTTCTGGAACCGTCACAATGACGGCTATCAAGACTCGACCTTGGCGATAGTCATGTTGGCGAGCGGCGAGGTCTGCCCGGTCTACGTGCCGAGCGTCTGCTGCCTCAATCCGCTCAAAATCACCGACTCCGAGGAGAAGAAAATGGACGGTACCGATGTCCAGCTTTCTACCTGGAGCTGCGCTGGTAATGTCATGTGCCGCGGCAACCTCGATAAAGGCATTCAGGACTATAACGATAGCCTGATGAAAGACGCCGAAGCTGGTTACAAATGGAGCATGCGCCATGCCATCGTTGGCGTGTGGGTATTCTCTAATCCCTAAAGTCGAAAGAAACTACTCGATTGAGTAGTTTCTTTTTTTTTGCCGTATTCTTTCCATTCTCGTCAAAATATCATTCTTATGATGATACATAGAAACATAAAGAAGCAAGGGCTCTGCTTCAAAGTATCATCAATACAAGAGATAAAATAGCTGAGACCATAATATAAAGAGAAACGTCTTATAGCTATCACGGGTGGAGTCGCAGATGGGATTTGGCTAGCATTCCATCGATCCTCATGATTTGCTAAATGACGTTTCTCTTTAGGTCTCAGCTTAGGCGGCCGAAAGGCCGTCATCCATTGCTTTTTTGTCCAAGTTCGGCAGCATATTCATTCACTGCCTTATAGATGGGCTCCATGCTCTCCTCAGGTCGCTCAGGATTCATCACGGCCTTCTCCGCCAGCTCGTTGAACTTATGACGGATCTTCTTTTTCTTGGAATTGCTCATGGCATCATAGCCCTCTACCTTATCGGGCAGAAAGACTATAGAAACCACAGTTGGCAGATTTTTATTGGTATCAGCAGGGTCAGAACTCTCTTCTGAAGAGGGGTCCGTGTCAACACACTGACCCTCGGTTTCGAGGGCCTTCTCAGCATTTTCACCCTCCGTAGAGGCCGGCACTTGCTGGGCTTCAGAAGACCCATTTTCTGAATTTTCGCTATCATCTTCTTTTTCAGAAACCGCTTCTTTGGCCTCTTCAGCAGCCTTCTGCTCCGCAGCCAGCTTTGCTTCTTCCGCTTCTTTTTTGGTAGCGGCAGCAACAGGCGCAGGTTCATGGTAGAAGGTGATGGGCTCGCCAGTCCGTAGGTCCAGCACTTCCACGCCCAATTTCTGCAGCTCCAGGATCTGTCCCTCGGTCATTTCGGCGTCACGGATGGGGCCTCTTCTGTTGATGTAGGGAATCACGCCATTATAGGCGATCTGAATGTGATAAAATTTCTCTTTCATCAAAGGAAACTCCTTTCAAAATGATCTATGAATCGGTTAAGGGGGTGTTAAGGGCCTAATTCAGCGACAACTTCGTAAAAGTGGACCTAGAATCACCAAGAAGGGAAGGATAACCCAATGGCTACTCAGATGGACAATGCGTCCCTCAAAGCAATCTGTGAAAAGTTTGGTGAGAAGATCTTCTACATTGGCCTGGATAACGGCCACAAGATCTTCTTTAATGCACCATCGTCCAACGGCAACGTGATCCACGTCCAGGACATCGTGTTTGAGACCTTCGGCAGCGTTGACATGTTTGGCATCAAGCACAAGGACAACACCTACGGTGATGGCATCGACTACACCACCTGGCTGGTGACCTCCTACGTGCAGCACATCTCAACCACCGATGAGCTGACACAGCGTATTCCGGATCTCAACCGGTTCTTCTAAGCAAAAAAGAAAGCTACCTAGCGGATGCTAGGTAGCTTCTTTCCACGTCACTTCTTGGCAGAAGTCACGATGATGTAGATGAGTGCCGGCCACAGGAAGATGGCCATAATGATGATGCAGACCAGGAAGAAGGGCCAGCTATTCATGAAGGTCTTGGAGACGACTTCATCGTCATAAAACTGCTCCTTGATACTTGGCCCGTTGCTCTTCCTTGGAAAGAGCATAATAAAGGCGACAAATATGGCATTCAGTAGTCCTATCTCTAAGTAGAGCTTAATCAATACTTCTCCAATGCGCAGTGCTATCATGTTTCAGGTTCCTCTCTATCTATGTATTTTGAAGATTTGTAAAGCATCGTATGGTTTCCCATACGATGCTTTATCTCATTGAAATAATATACGGTTAGAAGCCGCCAAGCTGATCGAGCCCATCCTCGGGATTCTCGGTCTCGCCGCCGCCATCGATGGCTTTCTTGGCGTTATCCTTGGTCTTCTCGGCCATGACTTCAGCTCTGGCATCTTCTAGCAGCTGATCCATATCGTCCCACTGGATGAAGGGTGTTTCACGACGGACCACCTTCTCCGTGAACTTGGACTTGATCTTCATATCGTCCGGCTCGTTGGCATCTTCACCCATCATCACACCTGCGATAGTCTGTGCGTTCTGATAGGCAGTGCCCAGCGCCTCAGAGTTATTCTGGTTCGCCAGGATCCGAGGCCGAGGCAACTTGAAGGAGAGGTTATTGATGACCTGGCTCTTCAAACCGTCGTCCATATCGGAGTCCTGAATCAGTGCTTTATACAGCTCAGTGGTTGGCTCTTCCAGATCAGACTGCAGAGAAGCCACACGCCCCGCCACGTGGATATTGTCAGATACGACTTTCTTGGCAACTTCCACGTTGGATGCGTTATCGGTGATTCCCGGAGGAATACCCATGGCTAGCAGGCACCACTTCTCGAGCATCGCCTCATATTCGGTGTTGAGTTCGATTTGCTGGCCTTCTTGTACTTCAAACTCCACCAGTCGATTGCCCTGCTGATCTTTGGGCATGGCAATGTTGGAGTCTCTGGTAACTTTGGAGAAGACCATGCTCGAAGAAAGCAGGTCTGTGAAGGTTACATTGCCAGCTTGCAGGTCCCGAATGACCCGGTTAACCTGGTTGGAGAGCTGCCTATTCACCTTGCCACTTGAGATATGAGCGACCGTGCGGTTGCCTCCCTTATTGATGTAATTCAGCAACTTGCAGACCACGATAGAGAGCAGCAGATGTGCTGGGAACATGGCTTCGGACAGGATAGACTCACCCTTGCCCTCTTCATCTTCATTGCACTTGAACTCAATCACCTGGTTGGCAGGAATGAACTGAATCATGTAGTCATTATCCACCAAGCCGTTGGCGATGATGCATTCTGCAATGAGCTCTCTAAAGGCAGCATTCTTCTTGACGAAGCTTGCGCTGAACTGGTTCAAGATAGAATCAGAGATGGTGTCCACGATATTCTGAATGGCAGTTTCTTTTCGCTTCTCGGAGATGTCCATCTGATCAAAGAGGGACATAGATCCCGAGGAGAGAATGCCGCCAATCTCGTTGGTCTTCGTAGCGCCTCTTCTGTTGGTGCCCTTCTTATTGGTCTTGGGCGTCGTGATAATGTGATAGTATCCAACACGCTGACCCAGTACATCAATGGGCAGCATGTACTTGTAATCGATCCACTTCAGATAGGTGCCAGAGACACCATTGAAGCGCTGCGCATAATGCTTGCTACCATTGGGCGCATTCAGGTCCATGGTGCCGTCGGCGCTATTGCCCATCCGATTGATCTTCTCAATCTCATCATCCATGTCTTTGCGGAGATTGAAGATCTGATTATAACTGGATTCCATGCCAGCTTCCACGACCGTCCCAGCATCGCTGATGATGTCATAGGGAATGTCGGAATCCACGAAGTAGATGTTTGGCAAGTCGCTCTCAATAGAGGAGACCAGTTTATCACCAAACTCCTTGGCAGTGACCTGGGTACCGTTCCGGGTGTAAGGCAGATGCGCATCTTCCACCAGCGCTCTAATATCTGACTTGCAGCTTTCCATAGCCGCCGTGTCATAAGAGCACTTGTAGACCAGGCCATCTTTAGCCAGCTGTAATGCTTCAGCGCCAAATCCCTCAAGACCAGCTTCACCGCTGGGATCATAGAGGTGAATGGCAGATTCCTGAGCAACACCCAACGGGTTATGCTCACCTTTCTTGGGCATCTTGCCAACAGGAGGCGCCGGCTGCTGACTGGGCACTTCCGTGCCAGTGCCTTGCCGTGCATTGCCTCCAAAAAGGCGGCTGCCATCTCTGGCAATGCGTCCGCTGGCCAATCCATGGCTGTACTGGCTGAAGAGCTCTTTATAGGAAACATGGTAGACAAAGAAAGAGCCACTCACAAGAGTTTTCTTGTAAGCGACTTTGATCTTGGGAAGCAAGCGCAGCTGCTTCTCCATGTTTTCAACATAGGCTGTCACCTGCTTCTGGTCTGCATCGGACAGACTGGGCAGGAGAATATTCCGGGTAATGGTCTGGCTGACGTCATCGGAGCCGACGATGGCATCCATGTAAATGCGCACGCCCTCTCCAATAGAAGGGATAAACTTAGAAATGAATCGCAAGTCGGCCAGAGTCTGGTATTTATTCTTATAGACGTCCTGGAAGTAGCCAAAAACGTCGCCAATATTTTCAGTAAAGAGATCAGCGGTATCGATCCCCAAAGTGTTCTTCTTGGTAGAAGAAGTGCCGCGTCTCTGATTATCTCGCAGAGAAGCCAGGAAGTCGACAATTTGATTGCCAGCAACTCCTTTGGAGACGTCCAGCTGCTTGTCAATGACACGTTGGAATTCGGCATCTACTTCATTCATCAGTCGTTGATCTGCGTATGACTTATCAATGGACTGAAGTAAGCGGGTAGATATTTTATCCAAGGCAGTCATCTTTCGCATGTCTGCCGTGTTAGTTTTCTGATCTTTGGCATTATTTGCCACGATCATCACCACCTTCAATTAGTCTTCCGCGATTAACCGAGTGTTTTACGGGCTAAATCGTAGGTAGTTGTCCAAAAAAGAAGATAGAGAAGTGGTACCGCCTGTCATAGACGGTACCACTTCCCGTGGATTCATTGGTCTGCATCTCATGGAAACACACTGCAATGTGAAATTACCCTTGCAACGTGCCACCCTGGTCAGCTGCACCAATAGTGCACACTGCTGTGCCTACGCAATACCACGCTTCACATTCCCAACACCACGAATTACATTGCCGGGACTGTAGTGCACTTGGCTCAACAATGCCGAGGCTATTCAAGATTTTACGCAGCTGTGCCAATGCGAAACTGCCCAGCGCTTTAGCCAACTTTGCCACTACGAGGCAAATCGGTGATGACGGGACAAAGCTAAGCCGGGACTATTCAACGGCTTACTCAGCTTTGCCTGTACTATGTCTGACAGTATCACACGATACAAAGCTAAACCAGTACGGCGTAACCCAGAGCAGCCCTCTGCCCATACTTTAAGTAGCGGCTGACTGCACCGCCAGTGCAGATCCTTTCTTAGCTAAACCTGTAACTCTACACCACACAGAAGAACTGGTCTACGCCAAAGGGAAGATATGCCATCATAGCCGAACTATTCCATAGCATGGTACAGTCGTGCAGTACACTTCCTTCGCACATCTTTAATGTGCTCCGCCTTCATGTTGCGGCCCTTTGCCATACCAAATCATATCGGTGTCGTGCTTTGCCGGCAACATACATTCCATTGCCTACGCGCATCACCGCAGTGCCATGTTAAGCACATCCATGCCAATGTGAAGCTGCGCCACGCATTTCCTATGGCGAACGTTCCTTTACCGATACTCCTCAATTCTTTACAATGCCGTTACGCAGCAGTACTGCGCTTTGCCTATACACCACGCTTCCTTTCTGTACAGTTCCCAGCCCAGACACGGCCTCGTTATTCTACGCATCTCCATGACACAGTAAAACTCCAAGCCGCCAAGCCATACCCTTACGGTGGAACACTCAACTCCGCCTTCACTCGACATTAAAGTTGCCCTTCATGTCTACACCTTGCCGTAGCTAGATCGCACGTGTCTCTACGTCGCTAAGCCATTGCTTCCCGTTGTTAGGCAACCCCAGCGCCTCGATGTACATGACTACACCTCGCCATGGCTAAGCTTAGATACGCGGCGCCTTGGCCATAGATGACAGGATTATGCCCTACCCTACTTCGCCATTTCATGACAAGTGATCACCATGATCTGCCGGTACGGTACAATACAGCACGCAGCCTCTACAGAGCCAATGGCACAAAGAACGGCCAATATCCAGCTTAGCGTTGCAAATCCTTTACTGAAGCAGACTATACCGCTACCCTACTGCGCATTACTTTGCCATTTCTCGAGATTACGCTAACATGTTATGCCTGTGCTTCGCCACACTAGACGTAACTTTGCCGTTGGAATGGTAGTGCCGCACATGAAATTGCATAACCTAGCCAATCTTGGCGTAACGCTTCCAAGACCACGTGGTACATTATGTGGCCAAACCATTATTCAGTCCTACATGAGAATGCCACCGCAGCTGAATATCACTACCTTTCGATGCCTTCACGCTGGACTACGTTGCCAATGGATGACTCGGCGTCGCCATACCTTTGGTAAACTTCAAATCTCATACCTGCCCCATAACAGAGCCAGACGCTGTTTCACATTGCGAACCAACGCCAACACGGATCGATGACCCGCTGTCCTCCGCCGGTACTCACAAGAGCAGAGCAATGCCTGCGGTCATCTAAAGTCCGCTTAACCGAAAAACTGGTCTTACTCTCCGCAAATGATACGAACTCGGAGATGCCTAATGCTAGAATTGAAAGTATCATTCTTACTTCTCCAAAAGTAAATTTCCATCCTGGATCGAGAGGATGGTTTGACTTGAGGCTCGTGGACTAAGCACAGATTCACTCGCCAGCTCCACGCCTTCGCGTAGATCCACACAGGGACGCAATTCCTATGCTTCAGAGAGCATCACCGTACCATGCCCGCACTCGGCTCCATGCGGGAAAGGAAAGCTATTCCCGCGCTTCAGAAGGCCAAGCGAAACCTCTACTTCGGCAGGAAAGACTTGCACATCAAAGCTCCGCCTTAGCATCAGTTTGGCTAACGTTTCCTGCAGGTCGCGCTCCTTCACTATCCCAACACTAAGTCCTCGTCCGGCAAAACCTTTACTGAGCCTTGATAGACAAAGTCAGGCCAGGACCATAATTCGGAGAACTGTCCTAAGCCCTTGCTATGAATCACCCTGAATGGCCTCTCCTAAACTGCAGGCTACCGTGGATGACTTCGCATTGCCGTTGCGTCGCGTAAGTTCTCCATGCTTCACCTCTGATTGGCCTCACGATACAATACCAATGATTTGAAAAGCTGGGAAGCGCCGATACGATGCATGCCTGTACCCTACCATACCAGAGCATCTGCGTGCTTGACAACACCAAAGGCTTGCTATAGGATGCTGTGCCAACACAGTGGCTTACATCAATTCGCCATACCGTCGCATTGCAGCACCAGACTATACCTATAACATGACCACGGTCAGTACTGCATTGCTCTGCCATTTCCAAATCTTGCCTAGCTTTGCCGTAACACCAAACTGGTCTACTTCAAATGGCCGCGCCCTTACGTGAGACCGCTAGACTGTACCAATTCTGTCCATTGCGTACGTAGCCTCAACTTTGAGTTACATTTCGAGGCTGCGCCTCACACAGCCTTTGTGCCGCACAACTTTTCCTTTGCGCCATACAGGATCGCCTTTGAGCCACACTGCTTTTCCTTTGCGTCAAACAGCATTTCCTTCCGCAATAAGCCACACTACTTTGCCAATGGCTTTAACGTTAGATAGCGTCACTGTACCGAAACAGACAGATGGATTACATTACAGTGCCTATGGCTTGTCTTGCAGCGCCTTACAAGGCCAAAACATCAGACGACCAAGCTTCCCTGGTCTATACAATGCCCTTGCCTAGCTTATCTGCGCTAAAGCGTCGACGCACGATACGTCATATTACTTGACCAACGCATGATGGGCAACACGATGCATCGCCGAGCCTATGCTCTATGCAGTCAAGCCACGCCGATGGGCCACTTTATTGCACATTACCGGGCCAGCTCTATACATCACTACACCTTTCCTTTGCATTACGCTGTCGAGCCAAGCTTCACGGCCCCATTACTGGTCTTACTCCGTGCGAATGATACGAACTCACAGATGCCTATGCTGAAATTGAAAGTATCATTCTTATCTCTCCAAAGATAAATTTCCATCCCGGATCGAGGGGATGGATTTTAAGGTGTCTCAGAAAATGGCTGGCAGTTGATAACCGCACCACTGCCACGCACACCTTGCGCTACGATGCCGCTACCGCGTAAAGCCGCACTCCGCTTTAATCAGCCAATACATAAATACCCAGCGGTACCATATCACAGATGAGCTGTACATATCCATTACTTTGGCCCGCATCCCGGTTCCATGCTCATCCGATACGGAACGAGAGAAAGCTATCTAATGCTCGCATTGCCAACGCAGAACCCAGCATCCCTTTGAATGACATTGCCTAAGCTTCAGCACAACCGGACTTACCTTGGCCTGCCACTCTGCTTTGCTTAGAGTAGAATTACCTAGCGTTCCTATGCCATCACAACACTGAGCCTTACAAAGCCGTAGCGAAATGGCGGATTACTAAGCGTCTCCGAGGCCGCGTCGACGATGAATGACCAGGCCAACGCAAAGTCTTGCGTATCTCTACTTAGCTGAGCCCATGCACTACCTCGAATATCGAAACTATTCATGGCCCATAACCCTTCCGCACGTATCCTCTGTCGCGCATTCTACGCGGAACCAGTGGCTTACGGTTCGCTACAGTCCTCTGCCCCTGCCCTACTTCGCTGTCAGAGCAGCGCCGCCGCGACACTGTACACCTTAGCGCAGCACCGCGCCATTACGTGAGTCAGCAATGTTTCTCATTGCCCAGCAGAGCCCTTGCATCACGCTAAGTTACTCGGCAATACCGACGCCACGTCGAGCGTTACGGAACTGCACTACACCTGTGCGTATCAAGTCTAAACTTAACCACACCTAGCCAATTACTGGTCTTACTCTACGCGAATGATACGAAGTCGTAGATGCCGTCGCTGAAATTAAAAGTATCATTCGTACCTATCCAAAGGTAGATTTCCATCTTGGGTCGAGAAGATGGATAATTCATGGCACAGCGTTAGTCCACCTTATAAGACAGCGCCATCGCGAATCAAAGTCTCACAGGACTGAGCCTGCGCGGCAGAAGGATATGCTTATCCTCCACGTCACGCCTCACTGCAATCCTTGCCAATACATTGGCTCGACAGTGTACCGCCATCCATTTCCAAGACGTTACGTCTCGCTGCCACCACTGAGATAGGCTTTGCAAAGCTATTCCGTGGCCGTTCATTACCACGCTAAGCCTCAGCCTCTCACCACACTCCTTACTTGGCCAGTAGCTCGCCGCACCGAGTATAACAGAGCCCTCGCTTCGGAGACCATCGCTAAGCCAGTACGCAGGTAAGTGATACACTGCATTGCCTCTGTATCACATCGCATACTTTGCCAAACCCGCGCTTCGCCTCAGGAAGCATTGCCATGCCGTTACTGATCGAAATATCACTTCGGTTGACTCTGCCATTGCGTCACGGCGCGTAGTGCCGCCCAACGACGCCAATTCCGTAAGTCACGCCATAGAGCGTAGCCGGAACCCCGTCCCACTGATCAGCGCCATTCCATAACCCCGGTATACGATTCTTCACCAGGCCATCACCATGAGGTACGTCATTTTGCCACTACGTGACCTCACCGCACAATCCTCCGCCAATTCATGGTGCAGATACGCAAGATAACACCTTGCCTATACTTTCCTAACTGGACTCCGATATGCCATTGCGTTTCAAAACACAGATTGACGCCACTTTACTTAGCCATAACGCGGTCTCACGGCACAATCCCTCGCCATTTCGAAAGCTCGCGCTGCAGTTCTACACTATGCCAGCACCTAGCAATTCTCTACTCTGCCTTCACTGGTCTTACACTATGCGAATGATACGAACTCATAGATGCCTAGTGCTGAGACTCAAAGTATCATTCTTACCTCTCCAAAGGTAAATTGACCTGATGGATCTAGATCAGGCCTTGCAAAAGAATAAGGCCCAACGCATGAAATCCGCAAAGAGGAGACGACCAAATATGGCCGTCTCCTCTTAATCGCCATCTTAGCGAGTCTTTACGGTAACTGCGCCGGGAATGATCTTGCAGACTTTCGCGATGATCGACTTGTCAATGGGAGACAGCTCGTCCTCGTAGAGATCATCGTATGGGACGCCCTCACGGTTGCAGAGAGTCCACACGAGCGTTCCCTTGCCGCCGCCGCGCCATTGCAGCATGCCCATATCGGCCTTGTAGTCAAGGGTCTCCAGGCATGCCTTCAGGTTCTTCTCATTCAGCAACTTAATGCCGTAGAAGAACTCAGTGCCTGCGGGCACCATCTCCGAAGTGGCCAATGCGGTACGAGGACCTTTCGCGGTCTCGGCACGCAGTGCGCGCTGCAGAGTGCGCAACCTGCCGTGCTCGTCGTAGGTAGGAATCTCGTTCCCCATCGCATCCGTAAAGGTCTCCGGAAGCAGCAGAGGAACCTTGGGGTTGGTGACAAACCAGTTGCCATCAACCACTTTCTTATGAGCGGTGATGTCAGCACAGTCATAGTGCGCCGGCTTGTCATCAGGCAACTCCACAACGTCCACATTGCCGACCAGCTTGGCGTTGTTCTCAGCGGCCTTGAGGGCCATGGCTGCCTGCTCGGCTTCAATGTCGGCCTTCTTACGACGACCGCGCTTCTTGGGAGCCGGCGCCTCTTCAGCGGCAGGCGCGGCGGGAGCGGCTTCTTCAGCAGGCGCATCAGCAGTCTTGGCGGCCTTCTTGGCAGCGCCCTTACCACCCGAAGCCTTTGCCAGCATCGCGATGGACTCCTTGAAAGAGCCCCGCAGCTGGTAATCGAAGATGAAGGGAAGAGTCACATAGCTGCCTTCCAGGCCCTCGGGGATGATGTCATACTCGGGGTCATACAGTTTGCCGGTAGCGTCGTCCTGGAAGAAACGAGCGCGGGGATACACGGTCATCTGCAGATCCGCATCATCGCCGGCCACATCCGGATTCTCGTTGATTCTCAGCGTCTCTTCAATGTAGCTGGTCTCACGCGCAGCCAGCTCGGCGTTGGGGTTCTTGGATGCGATAAAATCGCGATGGATATTGGGGTTGCTCGGCTGAGTTCCCAGCATCACGGCGGTGGTGCGGCACCTTACCCAGAAGTTAAGTCCCTTGATCATCGACGGTCTTTGATTGCTCCAACTCATTTTACATAATCCTCCTTCAATGAATTTAAGTACGCCAAAGCTATACTTAGAAGGTATTAAAGAGTCAGGTACATCCCGATTCTCTTCACAAAAATGATATGTGGTCTTTTTAGAACGTTAAAATGGCTCATCTAGGAGAGCAAATTCTCCTAGATGAGCCATTTCATAGCAGGGTCTGTGTCATCACAGGTCCACGATGTTGGTAAGGTATTCCTTGGCGGTCGTAGGCCGCTGCACTTTCAAACCCAGGGACTCCATGATCGGATTGATCAGCTTGATGGTGGACACCACGATCTTATTGACGTCCATGATGTCATGCAGCCATTCTGGCATGGGGATGTTCTCGTTCTTGGGCTTGGCAATCACGTTCAAAGACATCTTAGCAATATCGGGATTGCGATTCGTAAAGAACTCCTTCTCCAGCTTGGCATAGGCCTCGGGATAAGCCTTGGAGAACCACTCCCTATTCTTAATGGTCGCCAGATTCTTAATGGGAATCAGGTCCACATCGGAAGGCAGTTCGATGGCGTACTCCGGGCACAATGCGTTCCAAAGCATAACGCCTTTGATGCCTTGCATGCGCAGAGGCGTTGCATAATGCTCAGGAGAGTTAACGTTGGCCTGTTTGAAGTACATGGATTCGCCAGCGTTCATCGACCGATAGATCTCCTTCTTTAGAAGATCAATGTCATGCAAGATGTCCCGCAGATCGATCGTATCGGGCTTCAGGATCTTCTCACAGCAAATCTTGGTGTAATAGTTTCGGACATAGTCCTTGGTGATGCTCTTGCGGAAGTCATAGCCTTTGATCTCGACTTCGCCTTCACCGTCGTTGAGCAGCTTACCTTCCTGAATCATCTGCAGGTCAATGTAGCGCTTCTTCACATCACCAAAGAGGATCCGCCAGAAGAAAAACTCATTCTTCATGGACAGATACTCCGCCCACTTGTCGGAAATATGGCAGTTCTTTGCCAGCATTTTCAGGTTTCGGTCAACCACAATGCTTAGGAAGATGGTGATGATGTTGGCGCAGATGAACGTGAACTCCTTGTAGTCCTGCCGATACTTATCCTCAAAGAACTCGTGCTGGATCTGCTGTACCCAGCGATTCAGTGCAATGAAGTTGGAATCGGTATCAATGTAGAGCACTGCTTCTCTGGTTCCATAGGCCATCTTTCGCACACTGTCGTAGATGGGATGGTTATAGAACACAAAGACGTCATAAAAGCGCCAGAGGTCTCTTACCTCTTCCCGGACTTTCTCATCAGGGATCTTTTCAATGTCAGGCAACTTCAGCTCATCAATGTTCTCCATGATATACATGATCTTCTGCTTGATGGCCGGCACTCTATTGAACTTGAAGAAGTTATTCTTGTAATAGAGCAGGAGCTTCACATCGTCAGGCTGCCTATTGATAATCGCCCAAACGCTCTGAGAGGTAGCAGCCGCCACAGGGAATCCGCACTTATCAATCAAGCGCTCATGCACCTGGTCGGTGGTGACCGTAGTTCCCAGCAGACTGAAGTCAAAGTCCTGATACTGCTCCTCATACTCGTCAATGATGTTTGACATGTATTCATAGAGCTCGGACTCACAGGAGAACTTGATGTTATCTGCCAGGAAGTTCTCAAAGCCACAGGCTGCCGTGGAGATGATAATGCGGCCCATTCTGGTAATGGACTCCGCCAGGAAGATGTTATGCAGAATGAACTTGGCATAACCCAGAACACCATAAAGGGAGTTGGACACGATCTTGGTATTGGTTTGCTTCGTATTCCAACGGTTCCACTCGTCTGCTTGGGTCGTTCTGTCATACTTTTTCCGGACTTTCTTTTCATCATTCCGCTTTTCACGGAGCCAAAGAATAAAGTCTCTCATGGGGTTGGGCATCACGTTATGCTGCACGAAGCACGAGGCACCGCCACCTACGATCAGGTCGTTCTCTTCAATACTTTCAATGGCGGTCAGAGCGTCGGTGGCAACCACCTTTCTCCTGAAGTTGTTAATCCAGTAGACGAGGGGATTGTGCATCTCGTGCTCTATCGTGTTATCCAAGTACTTCTCGACAGCTTTCAAATTGATGGTATCGCCGTACCGCCTCTTTACCATTTTGAGCGTGTAGGCTTTCCATCGATCTACCAAAACGGATTTTCGTTTCATAAACTCATTCCTTTCTAATAATTCTCTTAAGAATGATATCTGGGTGTTTGGGAGTCCAAACTTTCCAAATCACACCCAGTTCTGTACTGTGAAGGGAGACGGGAGAGATGAAACTACTGAGCAAACTGCGCAAGAAATTCCCATACTATGTCACACTGTATGCGAGTCGATGGGAAAGAAGACGATTTGGAGCCAATTTCTACTACTGGATCCAAATCGTTCATATCAAGGAACTCACCAAAGAAGACCGAATTGAGATGTGCGAAGACGAGAAAGCACTTCAGGCGGAGGTCAATCCTGAGTTAATCAAAGAGACGCTCAAGGCCAGCGCCTATGCCAAAGTCCGCTACATGAAGGACGGCTATCTGATGGTCAGAAGCACCTCCAAATACACGGAGAATCTGCCGATGGTTTTCTATTTGAGATAAAAAAGAAGGAGAGATGAACTGAATCATCTCTCCTTCTTTGCCCTGTTTACTTGCAGATGTAGGTCGTACTATGTCCTTCATAGGAGTAAACCTCGAGGACAGTCGTACCTTGCTTAGAAGTGTTTTGCCAGATGCCTTCGCTGGTAGGCCCATTTTCCAGCACGTACCGAGCGTTCTCCAGCGTACGCTCCGTATAGACCGTATTATTGCAGGTATTGGGATACTGACCAGCTGCATGAATGACATCGTAGATGGTATTTGGGAATCGTGAAGACGTCACTCTATTCATGACCACGGTCGCAACCGCTCTCTGGTGTGCATCACTGCACCAGGACGCGCCAGCCTCCGCATAGACAATGCACGCCAACTGAATGAGGTCATCTTCGGTGTATGTATAGTAAGAGGTATGAGGATTTCTAATCTCCTCAATCTCTGCATAACTATGAGCTGCGGTAAATACCTCTGTGGTGGACATGTCTTTGCCCATATCCACAATCTTCAGGTTCCGCTGCGCTTCATAGATTTCGCACAAAGCCAAGACATGATCGACATTGGACAGACTGTCATCAATCATGCCATAAGTTTCACTGATCTCGGTGCTATAATCCACATTGGGATCGTAAGTACTAACCGTGACGCCCAGTCTCGTGGTAGTGATAGGTTCCAGCGTCTCTTCTTCGACGACTTCAGCAACGACCTCTTCTACAGGGTCGTCTTCCAACGTTAAGGGCGAATCAGTGGCAGGTTGCATTGCTTCCACCAGAGAATCCATATCCTCTGCGGTGGTTGTGTAAACAAGCTCCGTGGTTGTGCTCTGTGCAGATGTAGTTGTATCGGCGTCTGTTGCCTTCTCAAGAACGACGGACTTATCCAAAGCTACAAACAGCGTCGACATCGTCAGGACCATGAGAATCGTCACCAAGACGGCATTGTGCTTCGATGACAGCTCAGTCAGAATTTCCACGCCGTTCTCATCGAACCAGGAAATGACTGAGTTAAACCGTTCTCGTATGGTCATGGTTGTAGTTGCATTCATATTGATTATCCTCCCTATAGACACCACATCCGTCGGTAAAGATACGAGTCATACGGATGTGTGCAAACGTGATCCTTTCTCTTATCGCGCTTCTATAACTTCAATATTACATTCTCCTTTCCGATACAGGTTTGATTTATGACAGTAAAATGAACTCCTTTCTACTGCATCACTCTAATGATATACGGATAAGAGACTTTAACACCGTTTGCAATGGTTTGAAGTGGACGGTCTCATATAAATGGGACAAAATGGGGATATTAGAGAGCAAGAGAAGCTCTACCAATACCACCATTGATGGTTTGTTCGGCTGAAACCATGAATCTACAACGTTCAGATAAGTAGGACCATAGCGGAAATGGAACTACTTGGTGAAGTACACGTTAGCGGAAGCGTGTACCATATTGGGCATTATAGGTCACTCTTGTCACAAGTGCACCTGCCCACAGTCCCAGTGCAAGGGGACTCCTTCTCGTTTCTTCTCATGTCAGACGTCCTTTCTGGACTAAGAACCACTGTGCATGGCGCACAGTGGTTCTTAGCCGTCTTCGATACATAGTGATTGCTGGTTGTCGCAATCTTGGCCACAGAGAATCGTTATAAGATTTAGATCGCAACCTCGATCTTATAGTCAGTGTGGTCAAATTGGTATCCTTCCAGATGCACGACATTCTTGTCGATTTTCCAGAAATCATCATAATCGGCGATGACCAATTTGGGCTCCTCAAAGTCGTTGGGAGCCGTCTCGGCCCGCTTGATCATATCTTCAACAATGGGGACATGTCGGTCATAGATGTGGCAGTCCGCAATGACATGGGTGAAGATACCCGGCGTCATACCGACCTCTTTGGCCACCAGCATCAGGAGCATGGCGTATTGGATCGTATTCCAATTATTGGCCGTCAGCATATCCTGAGAACGCTGGTTCAGCAGGCCGTTGAGGATCATTTCACCGGTCTCGGTATTGCGGGTCACATTGTAAGTCATGCCGTAAGCACAGGGCCGCAGGGCCATCTCCGGCAGATCCTCCACACAGTACAGGTTGGTCATAATAGACCGGGACATGGGAGTGTGCTTCAGGTCATAGATGACTTTCTCCATCTGATCGAAGTACCCCTCGGGGTAATGAGTAACCTTGGCCACCTGGTAGCCATAGGCCTTACCAATGGTGCCATGTTCATCGGCCCATTCGTCCCAGACATGGGAGTTCAGCTCAGAGAGCTTATTGCTGGCCTTGAAGTAGATCCAGATGATCTCATCCAGGGCGCTCTTGTAGAAACACTGGCGCAGGGTCATGATGGGGAACTCCTTACGGAGGTCGTAGCTGTCCACAACCCCGAAGATCTTCTTGGTGTGGGCAGGGGTTCCATCGGGCCACTTAGGCCGCACTTCCATCCTTTCATCGGAGAAGGGACTTGCAAGAATCTTCTTGCAGTTTTCTACGAATAGTCTGTCTGCTCTTGTCATGTTTTGAATTCCGTCCTTTCAAATATTTGCAATTGCTGCATTTCTTCATCAGTTACTGCGCCCAGTAAAGCCCACGTTCCGGCTAGATTGATATAGCTTTTATACGTTCGAACTGTTTCCTTCTCATAGCCGTTGATATAATGGACTTCAGGCGTGCGGATAATCCAGATGTCATTGTAGCTGGTCAAGCTAACATCGGGAAGCTCTGACGATCCAACGTAGTGGATGCGGCTTCCCAGACCTTCCCAGCTTTTCAATAACTCTGCGTGCAAAAGCTGTCTCGCTTCCGACCTACTGATGGGAGTAGGCAAATCATTTTCGGATGTAATCATTTCATATCACCTCTTTCAATTAGTCCATTTTTGGTCATCTAGTCGGATTTAACTCCAGCATTTCCCGAGAAATAAGGCGCCCGAACACCCTGTTAATTGGGACGGCTTTTAACCACTCTAGCCTTCACATTAGGGTGAATGGTTAAGATTGGCTGAAAGCCATTTTCATTTTGCCTTCTATAGAAATGAGGTGACCTTCCGCATGCCTTCAGTAGTTGATATTGACGTATCTCAGTATGTGAATACGCCGATGACCTCTGAAGATTTTGAGGTGGCCGGCCATAAAGGTGTCACTGTTGACGGAAAGACCAAGTCCTTCACCGATACAGAAATGCGCACGCTCCATAACATGTTTTCCAAGTGGAGCGGCTCGGGTCTCAATGCCCCTCTGGTGCTTGACAACTTTAACCGTTTTTATGCACTCTATCCTGAGATGGAGATGCCTAACGACCTCAAAACTTATGTCTTTATCACCCGCCCTGAGATGAACCTCCTGGGAACGGATAAGAGTTATGCTCTGAATGCGGACCCTGGTAAGAATCTCTCGGCTGAAAACTATGGCGACAATAGACTGCAGTATCTCTATGCGATGAATCCTGAGATTGTGCATATGCTCAGCTCAGATTATAGTGATTATCATCAGTTCATTCCATATCTTCAGGGAAGGACAGAGAGCCTGCAGTTACCCGATTACCAAATCAGAACGTCGGATTTCACCATTCCCTTCTATAGCTACAAGTACACGTATCCGACGGTTACCAATGAATCCATCACTGGCGGCACCTTCGATATCACATTCAGGGAAGATTCCGATCTGCGCATCACCAAGATGTTTCAGTTCTGGGTCTATTACCAGGATGCGATCATGAAGAATAAGATGTCTCCCGACCGCTACCATCTGATCAATAACTACTATGATTTCATGTGCAGCGTCTATGAGATGGTCTGTGATCCCACCAGTGAGCGTCTGCTGTATTGGGCCAAGTATACGGGGTGCTTCCCGACATCTGTCCCTATCAGCAATCTGAGCCATAATCTGCGTTCCACCGTGGATAATAAGGTCTCGGTGACCTTCAACTACATGATGGTGGAATGCTTGGAGCCTCGCGTGATTCAGGACTTCAATGAAAACTCTTCTCAGGGAACTACACCGGTGGCGGTATATGATGAAGACAACGGCATGGTGGGCGATTCTCTGGTGGGATTCCCCTATATCGTGCTTACCGATAATCAGAATGACCTTCTGTTGAAATGGTATCCGCGTGTCAAGGGTAGAAGTTCGTCCTTGTCGAGCTCCGTTCCCACGCTGTCCAACCTCAATAATGCTATCCAGAGAGCCAGTGCTTATAGAGCACAGATTGCAGCTCATCGGGATGCATGGGGGATCAGCACTTCTAACTATTCCGCACAACTGGGCACTGCTTTGGGCAATTATCTCACCAATAACAGTGACTCCATCTAAAGGTAGGTGTTAAACAGTGGCAACTGCCGATAGCGTTAGAAGCTATGAAAGTGCGGCCGAGTCCGTCAACTACTGGTTGAAAAACATTGCTCCTCTCTACTTCGACATGGACAATGTCAACACCTATCGCGCTGGCACACTCGGCTTCATAAATGACATCATGGCTACCACGTCGGAAGACACGATCCATGCCATGATGCTGGCCAGACGGGAGTTCTATCCCAATACGGCCCAATACCAAAAATCCCTCTATAAGATGGCGGCTGCGCGATTTATGGATGCGCCCATGGCAACTCCTGCGACAGCCAACGTTCTGCTCATGATTCAGCAGAGCGACATCTTGAAGTATGGTGAAACCACTGGCGATGTGCATTCCTTCGTGCTTGACGATACCTTCATTGCGTACGTTGGCGACATTCCCTTCATGCTGGACTATCCTATCGTGATTCTGTCCACGCCCAAGGAGAATGGCAAATATGCGCATACCACGCACTATGACTTCTACATCGATAATACGCTCTCCACTTCGAGTGAGCGGTATCTTCCCAATAAGGTTATGAATTACAAGGGCACTGACTACGTTATCATCTCGGCCAATATGCGCCAGATCTACAAGACGTACAGCAGTGACCTTGTGAAGACCAATACCATCGTGAGTACCGTCACGATGGACTTCCCCTTCGACGGGAACTTGGCCAACTTCGAAGTCTTCTATAAAGAGGACGACAGTTCGGCCCGAGTACAGCTGGAGAAGAAGCTGCAGGATTCCGGTATCTCCAAGAATCCGTTCTGCTGGTATACCATCATCGACGATAGTACCATCAGATTGCAGTTCCCAGCCAATGCCTATTTCACGCCCAAGCTGAACTCTACCATCTCTATTGAGATTGCAACGACGCTGGGCACGGATGGCAACTTCGATACCTACGACTCCGATATCGTGTCGGAGAATAGCTCTTCCCGTTATCCTTACAATGCACAAGTGCCGGTCTTTGGCACAGTGGATGGCGCCAGCACAGGCGGCAAAGATCTTCCCTCTCAGGAGGATTATCGTCTGGATGTCATGAGAGCATACTCTACCAACTTCACATACACGTCAGTGAACGATCTTCAGCTGTATTTCAATACGCTGATGAAAGATACCTCTGATAAGTTCAAGTTCGTGAAGAAGCGTGACGATGCTTTCATCAGACTGTATGGCGCTTTCCTGCTGATGAAGGATGATGCGGGCAACGTCATTCCCAGCAATACACTGGACGTGGAACTGGATCCTCTCAGAGATGAAGAGGATTTTGACCTCTACAGTGATGCAGTACATCGTTTCATCATTAAGCCGGGTGCCCTCTTTACCTATGCTCATAAAGAGGACGATGAATACGTCGTAAAACGCATTCATGGTAAGAAGCTCAGTGACGATCTGTCCGAGTACGACTCAGACGATGGTTTCTACGTTTGCCCTGACTGCGGCTATCGCTATGAAGGCGATGATTTCAGAAGCGAATCTGATGATTACGTATGCCCCAGCTGCGGAGCGGCTAAGAGCAGCTTCCTCAATGAACGATTTGTGTTTACCAATCCCTATCTGATCAGTGTCTCTACCAATAACTTCATGGCAGGTTACTTCCTCAATTCCGTCAACGATCATCACAATCTGGTGTATAGTGCAGTGAATGACGACTCGATCGTGCAGTTCATTGCCCGGCACTTCAAGGTGACGCGTAATGCCATAGCCGGCGAGAACTTCTACAAGTTCTCTGTGGTCATTTCGCCCTCTGTGGAAGTGGATAACGATACAATCTTCCAGGATAGAGATGATGTGACTGTGGCAAAGCATAACGGATATGTGGAGTCCATCGAGCATGATGGAACGGCAGTCTATGCTACCATTCGTTACACTGATGATCCCACCATCGTGGGAGACTTGCCTGAAGAAGAGCAGTCTGAGCGGATTTTGGTTTCTTCTTACCTGAATAAGGTGGACCAGACCTTCTATATCTGCCCCGATTGTGGTCGTCGCATCTCTCCTGAAGAGTATGCTGAGATGAAAGCCGCTGGCTTTGTGGACAGTGAAGGCAATGCCTTGACTTGTCCTGACTGTGTCTCTGATGACGAGCATACACCGGTCGAGATTGAGGACTATGAAGAGACATACATTGACTACGATTACTTCCCTGGCAATACGATGCAGTTTGATGTAGGTGATGAGCTTACAAAGAACGACGTCATCGCCATTGCCAAGCCTCAGGACCTCGGTCGAATTCGACTGATTATGGACCTGAATCAGAATATGGACATTGCCCAGCCTCGTTATGTGCCCTTCACTCTGGAAGAGGCACACAATGAAGGATCTGATTACTACATCTTTGCGGCCTACATCTCCACCACGGACATGATCGACTCCAGTCACATTATGCCCATTGAAGATGGCTTTGCCATGCAGGACGGCTCTTCTGGCCATAATCATGCCCTGTCCATTCCCATCGAAGGATTGAGCATGAAACTGCATGCATTCTGGCAATACCGTGAAGAAGATGACCTGGATGAAGCAACTCGGAACCCTCGTCATGAGTACTCTTCCTTCAACTACGTGACTGGCTATACGTTCACCAATACCTACGAGTTGCCGGAAAACGATACCCTGACTCTGATCAGAGCGATGGATAATGCGAGAGGCTTCTTAGATGCCATTGAGCGTCCGCAGGAGCCCGAGCCTGAACCAGAGCCCGAACCTGAGCCGGAACCGGATCCCAATCATCCTTCAGCAGAAGCTTCCGAGCTTCCCGATGATTCTGAGAATACGGTATTCCTGCGGTCCTATAATCACGAGCGTTTCTTAGTGGACGATCCCGATGACGACCGCACTACTGGCAACTATCTGACTGTCGATAAGACGGAAGAGCAGAAAGCCGATTACGATCCTCCTGTGGTTTCTACCGTTGTGGAAGACAATTCTCCCACGGTGATTGATACCTCTACCATTGACACCGAAGTGGGCGTCTATGGCGAGAACTTCCTCTTTAGACTGCGTAACTGTCCCTTTGTGGCCGCTGCGTGGATCAAAGAATCTGCCAATGAAGCTGTCTTTATCGAGAAGATTGAGCAGCATTATGCAGAAGTGGAAGATGTCATGTGGAACTTGGAGAATGCTTTCGCAATTGACATGAAGTTCTATAATAGCTATGGCAAGTCCAAGTTCTATAAGATCGGCAACTCGTCCAATCTGGAGCCTCTGGATTCTGTCAATATCACTTTGAGCTTTGGTGTGGCTGTCAATTATCCCGCCTCTGCCGATGTCTTCCGTGGAAACTTCAGGACATTCGTCCAGCAGTACATTGAGGCCACTGACGAGATGGTGGGTAACGGCATTGATCTCTACATCATGAATCTCATTGCGGCTGCCAAGGCCAAGTTCGATGAGATTGGATACTTGGAGTACTATGGATTGAATCACTACGACTACTTCGCTCAGCGTCTGGTCATCATGTCCGACGATGAGATCCTGGAGACGGTCAAGGCGGATTCCTTCGTACCTGAGTTCCTCAACATTATCAGAGAGACCACGACCGATGGCACACGCCCCAAGGTGAAAATCGCTGTTTTGGAATCTTTGACCTGATAAACCTCAGCAAATAAGGCGCTGTACGAGACCCGTACAGCGCCTGATTTGCCATCTCCGCACAACTGCATAAGCAAATTCCCTCCCAATTCTTATGAAAGGATGTGACATTTTCTCATGTTTAGAGACACTTCTATCTTTGAATCAAAAATTCACAATCTCGTCTCTAATATGTGTTTTGAGTCGATTGTCTCAGAGGCTTTCATTGAGAGTCTTCCTATCAACAAGTCTGACCTGACTGACGACCTGACCCATTCTCTGGCAGTGTATGCCACGGAGTGCGTACAGGACCTGGGCAGCATGGACTTGCTGAAAGAGGCTATGGAATCCTGCAAGGATCCTGCCAAGAAGGCTTACCTGAAGAGGATTTATACTACGTGCATGGAGACTGCCACCACGGTCACCGCTCGCGTCATCGATGAAGCAGGCGGCGATACCGATGCACTGACAGAAGCTGCCAAGCACGTTGCTCTTACCGATGAAGAGTACGCGCGCTTCTCCAAGGCGGCTGCTCCTCTGACGCCCAATTCTCTGACCGAGATGATCAAGAAGAAAACGCTTGATACCATCAAGGAGGAGAAGGAAGCATATCAGAAGGACGCCGAACTGACTGAGGAGCTGAAGGCTGCTCTGGCTGAAGGCGAAGATGACGGCGAGGACGCCGACAATGCGCAGCAGATCAGCACGGAACCCGAGAGCGATGCTGATATTGCGGCAGATGCTCCCGACAATAACAACCCCGAGGACGAAAACATCCCTGTGGAGAATGGCAATGACGACGCTACTGGCGCCGAGATTGGCCAGAGCACCGAGTCCTGGGCCGTTGCTGAAGAGGGCATTATCGGCAATCTGATCAAGAAGTTCTCCAAGAAGCAAGTTCCGCAGGCTGACGTTGTTAGCGGTACCAAGTATCTCTGTGCCCCCGAGGAACTGTGGAAAAACGGCGATGAAGACGTGAACCCCATCATGCTGTATTTCGACGGCCGCATTGATGCTTTTGATAGTATCAAGATGGCCATCCTGGATGCAGTGAAGGAATATGGCAGCAAGATGCCCCGTTCCGATATGGAATCCAAGCCCTTCAGCATCGCTACCATCAACCTCGATACCGGCGTGATCGCATACAGCGGCGCCAAGCCCTTGCCCGCACTGGGTAAGGAGAATGGCATCAACATCAGCCTGAGTGGCGGCAGCGCTTCCGCAACGGAATCTGAGACTCACTTTGTGATTACTCAGAATGACGCTACCAAGGAAGATGAAAAGGATGACGAAGTTGGGCTGAGGATCAAGATTGGCGACAGCTACGTCAACCTGCAGAACATCGCCATGAAGAACGAGATCAGCCACTACAAGACCGGTGCTGACATTGGTCAATTCCGTACTGGTGTGGATGGTCCCGTCGAAAAATCTTCCAAGCCTGCTTCTGAAAGTGCAACCATGACTCCGGCCAATGAGGGCCTGATCAGCTTCGTGAAGCGCATGTTCAGCAAGAAGAAGAGCTCCAGCAACACCGACAACGCTGTGAAGCGCACTGTTTCTCAGGGCTCTACTGATCTGAACGCCATTCTGGCCAAGCTGCCTGTCCTCGAGGACGAGGATATGCTCGCTCCCATGGTCATGTCTTTCCTGGATCATATCCAGAAGAAGTATGGCTTTGACGATATCCAGGCCTTCGGCATCATGGGGCCCAACAACGTCAGCTCCATGTTCTGGCGGAAGCAGGGTGAGCCCAAGTATGACTGCGATCACAACGGCTTCTATGCCTGCGCTGTCTACAACTGGGTACAGCAGGCGATCAACTTCGGTGGCTCTTACAAGGGCGTAACCGGTTATCATATCACTTGGACCGATGGGCATTGCTCCATGGACATCGTGTCCACTCCCATCCGGGACGTCAATGCGACCATGGAAGACTGGATGCGCAAATACATCGATCCCGAGGTTGCCGAATACAATGTTCAGAATCATGGTGATCCCTCTTATGAGAGCTTCACCCTGCGGAAGAACATGAACGGCAGCTACGCCATGGAGTCCCACTTTGTGGACGTCCAGAATCAGACCAACTGCCAGTGCCCCACGTACGGTTCTCGTATTGGCCAAGGTCCTATCGAGGCCTGCAAGAACTGCAAGAAGGATGAGAAGAAGGAGAAAGCCACCTTTGAGTCCTTCATGAGAGGCATGGCTGGTGACAATTACAGAGCCAATCACAGCTCTGTGTTCTCCCGCATTCAGGAGCTGACCTATGAAGGTCTCTCCGCCTCTAAGGAATCCTTCACGGAGATTCCTTTCGATACCATGACGGCCATCACCAAGCAGAATACCTTCAGCAAGTTCAAGTCTTTCGGCAAGCAGGACCTGCGCCAGACACTGGACAACCTGAATCGGTATGCCTTTGAGAGCATGGGAACTCCCGACGCTCCTCATGGTGACGGTGAACATCCCCACGATGATAATCATGGTGAAGGCCATGAAGAGCATCGTGAGGAGTGCCTGAATAATTCCCTGCTGGTTTCCAGCATTATCTATACCTTCTTCGAGACCCTGAACAGCATGAACCTGTACTGCCCCAAGCTGGATGAAATTCGGCGGTTCGTCGACGAGTCCTTGCCTGTGGAAGCCAAGGTTCTGAAGGGTCAGGAAGAGTTCGCGCATCTCTTCAAGCATATGATGCACAAAGCCCACGAAGAAGTGCAGCATGCTTCTACGGTGCCGGAACTGGATGCGGTTTCCAAAGACCTGGAAATGGTCAGAGAGCGTGCATCTGCACCCGGCCTCGATTCCATGGAAAGCTACGTTGGCCAGATTGATGACCTGATGAAGGTGATCAAGACCAAGCGTGACCGTCTGGTGGAGCGTCAGCGTCCAACCGTGCCTGCGATGGAGTCTTCCTTCCAGACGCTGCAGCGGACCCGGGATACCCTGAAGTTCTCCCGCATCGCCTCTACGATGGGTCGTAAGCCCAACGTGACCATGGTGAAGTGCAAGGTGGATCCTCAGAAGAATCCCAAGTATGTTGCCATCGAGTGCTTCTCCGCCAATAACAAGTTGGCCAACACTGCTACCATCGTTCTGGAGGCAGCTTTGCCTGAGGATGTGGTTGGTTATGTGAAAGGTGCCATTGAGAGCTCCTCTCTGATGGACCTGGATAAGCGCATCGTCATGACCGACCTGCGATCCGGCAAAAAATATATGGACACCTGCAATTAAATGAGCTAAAAGCTAGGATGACATTTCTGTCATCCTAGCTTTATTTGTCTTTGATACACAATGAGAACTCGATACGGAGTATTGTCTACCGTTACACTCGGGCCTAGAGCAATGAAGTTCTGCCCGAACCTCACCACGTCCATACAATGACTAACGCGTACGTTCAGCCTCACAGTAGGGCACCTCACGTACCGAGCCTCATCACGGAACTTTACAAGCCTGCGCCATGCCAAGAGTCGGTCGCATCCGTTATTTCGTATCACCCAGGCTTTGGGCCATAATTCAGTAAACTACAGGAGCTCTCTTGGTTAATCCTGCAGCTCATCAAGTCAGCCGCTGCCTCGCGGTCTCTTAGGACTCGATGTCGTCCGAATGCGACGCTATCAACACCGTACTCGGATATCTATCTAACTTGACTATCGGTATGTTGGATTCAGCGTGCCATTTTATAATAGATATATTCTCGGCCATTCTCCTTGACGCTATAACTTCCTTCAATATGGAATCCAAACATCTTGTAGAGATGGATAGCCGCGAGATTATCGATCAATACCGACAGCACCTTGGGTTTATAGGTATCCAGAATGATGTGCATCATCGCCTTTCCATATCCAAGATTTCGTGTGGACTTCTCGACTTCAAAATCATAGAGAAAGGGATCCTGGCAGTCGATGCTGCTCACACAAGCACGGCCCACATAGTGCTCCACCGAATCGCTGATTTCCTTGAGGTCTTCACGCTTATCCTTTGGTAAATCGAATTTGGAAATGAAAAGTTCTCGGTAGTCTTTCTCTTTGCAATAGAAACGAAGTTCGACCGCTTTCTGAGATTCCCAATCATTTGGATTGACAGTCTCTTTCACCTTATAAGTTAACTCCACGATATTTACGCTCCCTTAAAGAAAATTGAGATGAATCGCCCTTTGCGATTCATCTCTTATGATAACAGGATTCGATATTGACCTTGCTTCAGCAGATAGGCAAAGAGGGATTCAACGGTGTCGAACGTGATCCCATCTCTGTTGGCAGGCAGGTTGATGCACTTGTAGTTCTTGAGAGGGCCTGATGCGTTACGGTCCTCATAGGTTTCCTTCATATAGCTGGTAGGTCCGCAGGGATACAATGCGATGCTCTGATTGGACGCAGTATTCATGACGATTGTCTGGTACATGGGTCCTCCTTTCTGTCTCTCCATATTTTATGTGTTGAAATGACATAAAAGCATTCCTGGCGTGTCAGCCTCACGGGCCGCCGTGCTCCTGCGGTAGAGCATAGACCCTTGGTTGAGGATTTTGTAAAGTGTTATGGTTTAACGTTTGAGCGTTAAAGGTAGAAAAGCGTTAAACGTTAATCGTTACTGGTTAAGCATTAAGCTTTGAGTTCATAGAAGGATTCGAACCTTCATGCTGTCCAACCCTTTCCGCGGGGGACGGCTTACCTCCAATTCCTTGACAAGGAACCAGCTTACCTGATTAACACTCAGGGGCTGACCAGTGTAGAGAGCCGTATCTTTCGCCGGCAGTCCACGATTATACCGTTAATACTTTCTCCTCAACGGTCAAGAAGCCACACTTCTACGGCGATTCGACACGTCAGGAATACTTATTATGCTAATTGGTTTGCGCTGCTATACGATTTTACTTGCCGTAGCTGAACTCGATGTCAGTGCGGGCGTTGCTCATGGACAGCGCGGTGTCCACATGCAGCCGGAACTCGTCGATCTCGTCGACCATTTTGGTGAGCAGTTCCTGAACCTTCAGAGGATCGACGTAGACGATATTGTGGCTCTCCATGTAGGTCTTGTAGATCTCCGTGCTGGTGGGATCGGTGGTCTTGGAAGAAGCACCGGCGCTCTCCACCATCTTGACAGCGGAATCTTCCACGGACTTGACAGCGCGCTCATAGTTGGCGTGCTGGGTATTGGTCTGACGAGCGATCTCGTCCATCAGCGTGGCCTTGTGCACCATGGCATGGGCCTTGGCATCGATGGCCTCGGCGACGGTATACTCCTTGCCGGAGATGGTCACCTTTGTGGTCGCATTGGACAGGACGACGGCCATCTTCATGGCGTTGCGGCGGTCAATCAGGTCAGTGACCTTCTGATAGGTGGCCTTAATAGCCTCCGCGGCGTCCTCGGGCGTAACGGGAGAGCTAACGGTGTTAATGGTGATGACGTACTTGCCGTCACGAATCAGCTTATTGATTCGCGCGTCCAACGTCTTCAGCTCAGCCAACGCTTCGGTGATTGTCATTTTCTCAGTAATCATTGCTAAGACTTCCTTTCTGTATAATAGTTAATCTTTGAATACACTTCTTTGGTGTACTAACACAGTGTCACTAAAATGATATGTATTTAAGATGAGCAAGATCATTTCCGATCTTGCTCATCTTTCTCGTTGCCGTAAGGTGGCTCTTCATTCTTGAATTCTTTATCGTACCACTTAGAGGCTTTGACGCGCTTTTCGTTCTTCTTGCTGTCAAAACCAGTCTGATATCGGATCTTGATCTCAATGCGAGGTTTCAGGGAGTAGAACTTCTCTAAGCTCGCAAAGGTCACTAGGTTATCATTCAAGAGAAGATGACCCTGAATCATATCGAGATAGGTTTTCATCAGGTTATCCACATCGCAGGACCCGATGGGCCAGATCTGCTTCTGCTCCGCTGCATAAATTTCAGCGTTGGAGAATTGCGATGTAGGTGTCGGTAGATACGCTTCAATCTTGATTTCACACCTTGTATAGACAACGTATCGTTCCAAGTAATGTTTAATGAGTTTACGATTCTCGGCGGCTCCCTTCACATAGAAGTGGGTTCCGTCCGATCGTGGTCTAGGAGCAGGTTTGGGCACCAGATAGAGCACAAACTCGACTGTGTTCCATTGGATCTGGTCAATACGCTCCATGACCTTGTCAAATGACTTTTGTGAAAAGGGATACTTATCTCTGATGTAAGAGAGGAGGCCCTCCGTATCCGATGGAAGGCCTCCATACTTGAGATTGTATTCCTCTTCTTGAGTGGATAAGCGATTCTTTGGCTTAGCCATCGGAATCACTCCTTATCAAGTTAGAGTTAGTTAGCGAATGTAGCCAGCGCCAGGCGGGATCATACCAGGATTACGAGGTGCGCCAGGCATACCTGCCAGCATCTGCGGAGACATGACCTGACGGGTCAGTTGCTCCACAACCATCCAGCACTGGTCCAGGGACTGTGCGTTCAGGGTTTCCATGATCATATGAGGCATGGGATCGTTGAATAACTCCAGAAGAGCTGCCTCGTATCCATTGCCCTCCAGGAGCTGAGCGCACTGGCTGTTGTATCCCGGATTGTCTGAGAAACGCTTCATGTAGCGGCTCTTCAAGAGCGGATCCGGCCGATAATGAGGAATTTGATTAGCCATTGAAGGCGGGAATTCGGGCGCAATCACCAGATAGAAGAGGCCGGCTTCCCGAAGCCCTGCCCGGACAACACTGTCGATGGTTACAAAGACGCAGCTGTTCTCACGGGCCTTTTCTTTACCCTCCTCTACGCAAGCCACTACCCGGCGAACATATTCGCCAGGGTCTGCAACATCAATGCCGTTGGTAGTTCCAAAGTCACGGACGTCCAGGTCGTAGCAGCAGGCACCAATTCGCACTTCACGCAGTTTCTTGGCAGTGGTGGTCTTGCCGATCCCCGGGAAGCCAGCTACTACCAGACAGTCGATGTGAGCGGTCACACCGCCTAATTCTTTAGGCATTCTGAAATCAGTCCTTTCCGATACTTTTGAAGGTTGGTTATGCAAGAGTTAATAATTGAAGAGTTTACGCAGCCAATTGGCGACAGCACTGGAATAGAACCCGCGCAGCATGGACGGAATGGTGTCCGTGATGGCGTTCACACCCAAACTCTCGATGATATCCTTCTTCAGTTCAAGCTGGTTGCCTTCAAAAGAGATACCGCACATAGCACCAAGATACTCATGAAGAGCAGTGTTGCTCAAGAAGAGAATGGGATGCCGAGAGTTGGTAACCATTAGTTTGGAATACAGAGGCGTGACGTCGAAGCTGACATCAACTTCAAAGGGCAAGCCATCGGCCGTCCAGCATGTACCATCTTGGCCGCCTCTCTGAATACGCATGCCGGTGATGGCAGCCAGGTCACAGTGATACAGGCCTTTGGCGTTCACTTTGGCCAAGAACGGATAACGATACATGTTATCACTCAGCATCTGAGGCAGAGAATATGGTAGGAGATAGCACAGAGGCAGATAGCAGTTCAGAAAGATTGCCTCAGGATCACCCGATGCCGAAATGAATCGGCACGTACCAGAATAGCTTCTATCATAGGTACAGTCATCCAGCATCTGCGGGAAGACCAGACGACCACCCTGTAGATAGTTGCCGCCATAACGTACGATGTTTGCCACCGTGGTACTCATACTGTCGGCAACGCCCGACAGAGAGTTGGTGGCATCTTCGATAGCTTGCTGGAAGGTACTGCCTGTGCCGGTATCGCCACCAGCCAGAAATTGGATCTCCTGGGCCAACTCAGAGAAGTTATTATTGAAAAGTGATTCCAAGCCAGATTGCTTGGTACTCACACTCAGATTCTCGTTGACACTGGTGCCATCAGCCGTCATATAGAAGTGCAGATAGGTATCATCGTTAATGACCGATGAAAAGACGCTTGAAACACCATGCACAGCGCTTTCGGCCACGGCACCAAAGAGACCATTGGATGAAGCCGCCGTACCAGTCTGGATTTTATACCAAGAATAGTCCATATCACGATACTTGGTACTGGTATTCATGTATGTCTTATCACCAATACCAAGATAGATGGCCATTGTCCGTGCCAGAAGGTTGACGGTGTTGATATAGGTTGCGTAATCAGGTTGAGCCTCGAAGAGCTGGCCCGTCAAACCCAGATCCGTGCCGTCCTTCAGAGCACTGTCGTCACCCAAGCTGATGTCACTTACAAGACCCCAGAATGTATTTTGGTCATCGTCGCTCATGCCTGGAAGATATTTCACCTTACAGGGCTGAATCGAGAAGACCGTGTTACCCATCATAAACATCTCGGTGTAGCAACGACCGAAATTATTATCGGGGTAAATACCTCGCTCGCTTGTCATATATGGAATATCAGCCGTGGGTGTAATTTTAGGCGGAATTCCGATAACGTACTGCATCTTATTCAAAGCTTCGAGTGATTCCGATTCCGCTTCGGTGACAGTATATGCCGCTTCTTTTAATACCAGTTGAACGGCATCCATGTCAGCATAGGTGTCATTGGAAGCATCCGTCACTGATGTACTGGTAAGATTGCCAGTGGTGTAGTTGTAGAGCTGACTATTGGTCGTAGAGCCAGTGGTCGTATCGACACTATCGGTAGTACTGGGCAGCTTATCGATAATGGCAGCATTTCTCGTACCATTCGTTGAATAAAGAACCCAGTTAGAGCAGCTAGAATTGATCGCATACCACAGATTGCCGCCGTTATCTTTCCATGTGCCATATACTGAGAAGGGAGTATATGTAGACATGGTCTTCACAGTGGAATAGACGGTACCAGGGCCACTATAGACAGTCAAGGTACGACTGGCTGCAACGTATTTGGTGACAGGAGTTGAAAGCAGATAGATATTGGAGATCGTCAAAGTATCACCAGCAATAGTTTTGCAGGTGACGGTGCCTCTCTTATCACTAGAGTCACTTACTTCGATCATATTGGTCATCAGCACTAATTTGCCAGTGGCCGATTCCGTTCCACCCGTCACGTTCTTGGTATAGCTGACGGCGGGACTGCTCGCAATCATGCCATACCAAGTATTGATTATGGCAAAGATCTTGGAAAATTTAATCACAGTGCCAGCTGCAATGGTGCCACAGCTCTTATATTCAATAAGAGAGTCGGTATATGCAGTGGTCGCTGTGGTAGTCTTATATTTTGAATCGACATTATAGGTTGCCATAAGTTGGAGTCACCTCCTGATTTTATTGGGATGTTAAAGGGCCACAAAAGGCAGGAAGTTACGGTGTTTAAGCCGTAACTTCCTGCTTTTAAGCTCAGGCGTGCTGTGCTGACGCTACCTTACGATGCTGGGTTCTGAGGTACTGGCTAGCAGCATCCTTTTCGCCCAGTCGTCTGGTCTGTGTCTGATTGACCACCACGGTCGGTTGGACTTTGGTGGTATCGCCTTCGCCATAATTGACATTGACTGAGGTTGTAGCGGGAGCAGTCTTGGTAGCATTATTGACGATGGTTCTCATCATGCCAATAATGGTGTCCAATCTGGTTTCCACGCCACGATTGCTTGTGATGGTAGCCACTTCAGTGCCGTCGCCATAGTAAGTCGGCATAGTAGTATCATGGCTGCGCTGGCCAGTAGAGCTCACGCACATGCCATCTCCAAAGCCGACGGCTCCTTCTCCATTTCCAACGGAGCTGGAGTTCATGAAGCCTTTATAACGACGGACTTTCATGGTGTGTTTCTTACGATAGTCATTCAGGTCTTTGTAGGTGGGACCCATGGGAGGCGTACCACCATGGCTCAGATCCTGATTATCGCCAGCATACATCTCTGTGTGCTTCATGGTGTTGTTATTGGACGTTCTATCCCAGTTCTGATACAGAATATCACCCGGCTGCAGGATGGACGTGTCCAAGGTATTGCTGCCGTTATTGGTCCAGATCGTCTCAAATCGACTGTCTTGTGCCTGCGAAGTAGAACTTGCAGACATGTTATTGACACCCAGAGCCTTCTTGTAGGCCCAGCCAACCGTAGATGCACAAGACGCGACACCCTGATCGGGATCCTGCACCTCTGTGGTTGAATATCGCAGTTTACCCAACTTACTGGCCATCATGTCGACGACACCGGTCTGATTGGGACTTACAGTGGTGCTTGCAGAATAGCTACTGCCACTACTTTCGGTATCAGCAGTAGTATCGTCTGCAGACGATGTAGAGTTATAGGTCAAGCCCAAGCTGCTATACAGCGAACTCAAGCCAGTGGTAAATGCATTGCCAAGGTTATCCATGATACCGTAGCCAATGCCATTGCCTGTGGATGGAGCTTTATCAGTAATTGCATTATTCCGTCTACTGGTGGTTCCGCTTCTGTAGAGAACCCACTTGGTAGCGGTACTATCGATGGCTGCCCATGTATTGCCATCACTGCCCTTATAAGTCGCATAGATCTTGATGGCAGATCCAGATTTGAGGTTCTCCTTCACTGTCGAATTGGCATTGGGCCCTGAATACACCTTCAGGGTCTTACCATCAGCGATGTACTTGGTCTGTGTAGTGGAGCTTACTGCGGCTCCGGGGTATTTGGACTTAATGCCGGCACTGATTGCATCAGAACGGCTCACGCCTCCACTGACGGTGCCTCCTGAAGTGTAAGCAATTGTGCCATCCGCACGGACAGCATCCACGCTATTATCCAGGGTTGCGTCATTGGCGAATCTATTGTAATAATCACGGGCTGCCAATTTACGCTTGTTATACTCATCGGGATACTTATTGGCATAGCCACTAAACATCTCGTAGTTGTCCAGGGCCAACTTAGTCGTCGCGTCAACACTATCTTCACCAGCATTCACTTTGGAGACAATGTTACTGTCTTCAATTTCTGTACTTGCATATTTCAGCTGCGTAGTTAAATCAGTCCAGTTCAGACCGTTCTTCTTCGCATACTGGAAGAGGGAGTATCCGCGAGGGCCAGTCCACTGAGCCAAGCCAAAGCCAGGATAGTAGTGACCATCGCTGCCCTTATATGCATCTTTATTGATGGAGATATTGGAGCGTTCATATGCAGGAAAGAGTACGTTGGTGGTATAATCGTCCAACGCAGAAGAACTATTCACCACTTGATAGCCGGGGAAGGATTTCAGGTAATAGCCCTCAATACAATCCGGCTTATTAGCGGACTCTGCTTGCCAGCAACCCATCATACCGGCAGCGCCTTCCTTGGTAAATCCAAGGGAGCGTAAATACCGCCAGATGGTTTTCTGCTGTTGCGCTCTTTCTTCAGTGGTATAGGTAGAACCTGCCGAGCTGCTGTATTCATCAGAGGCGTCTGCCGACGTAGACTCATCAGAGAGGCCCAGCATATTGCTGATACCACTGGTAACGGCCGATGCAATCGAAGAGAATGCACTGCCAAAGATGCTATCGATTAGGCCATAGCCGGCAGCGTCTTTGCGGCCAACCGACCAGCCATTGGTCATATTCTTCTGGAGATCGGAAACTTTGTACTTGGAGGTTCCCCGCATGGGGTCTTCTACAATGGCATTGCCCGCAGAATCCATGCCAGTCAAAGTCACAATGTGACCAGCCTTGGTATAGGGAGTGGGGCCATAACCCTGGGATTTACCAGCCAAGATAACCGGATTTCCGTTTTTGAGGCTACTTACAATGTCAGCGGACGTTCCAACCTTGGAGGTTGTCATGCCCAGCTGAGAAGCTCCCTGATCGAAGAGTGCTTCAGAAGCGCCTCCCTGTGTAATATATCCATTGCCCGCTGCAAACTGTCCCACTGAAGCAGGAGAGAAGCCTAAGCCCATTGCCTGGGCAGCATTGGCCAGCGCGGTAGGACCGCATCCACCAGTGCCCATGGTACTCGTCTTACCATTGGGGAATTTGCCGATAGGCATATTTGCCCATCTCGGGTCATTTTGCATGCCAGCGCCATATCCGACGGCTCCTGTGCCATATCCAGCAGTATTGCCGGTCGTGGTGTCGCCAACGGAGACTTCATACTGGCTATAATCTGTCGTATCGCCCTTGCCAAACAGGTTCTTGAACCGGTTCCAAAGGCTACTCCGAGAGTTCTTGAGGTTATTATAAGCATCTACCGACAACGAAGTGCCGTTCGCTGCATTATAATTCTCGACCTCTTTGCTCATTGCACTGAGTGCAGTATCGAGCTTTGCATCATCGTCATCGTCGGCCAGAACCTTGTAAATGATGCATGCAATCGATTGGATGAAATCGATGCCCATCACTTCAGTGACGATTTCGGACAGAATCTGAATCACTGCGCCCCATCCAGTAAAGGCTGCAATACCTTGCCAAATGGCTGCGATGGTTCTCATCTTGCCATCGACATATTTCTTGTCGATCTTGAAGATCTTCTCAGGATACAGTAAGCCGTCGATAGCAGATGCTGCAGCAACGACTGCATTGATAACAGCCAACGGTGTCGCCAAGCTTGCTGTGGTAATGCCAGCGACGCCGCATGCAGCTGACAGCTTCTCAAGCATGCCCTGCACGAGATTATTGGCTTTGGTAGCGATGCCTTTACAAAGGTCATCAATAAACGTGCCAATCTTACCAATAACTTTTCCAGCTGTGGTTGTACCAAGCTTGGAACCAATCATGGTATTCAAGGCTCCTTTGATTGCCGTCAGCGCTTTGGTGATGATTGAAGTTTTGCCAGTAGCGGATGCTGCAACAGCAGCAGCTCCTTCAGCAGCAGCTGAAGCCACTTTGCCAGACTTGGTGGCGATAGCAGCAGCCTGCGCTGCATAGGACGCACTCGCCGAGAGTGCTTTCTTGGCCACTGTAGATGTTGATTTACGTGCAGCTACCAGTCCACCCTTCACAAGAGCGGATTTTAGATCAGTATTGGAGACCGTTTTGGTAGCATTACCTTCCTCATCGGTTTCAAGTGCTCTAGAGTTGTTAACACCGCCAGTGCCATCGTTGCCGAGGCATTCGGCAAGAACTCCGCCAATGGCGTCTTTTGCTAAAGTAAAGCCATCGCTGATCAACTGGCCAACCGCCGAACGAATCTCGTCATTCTGAAGGACCATGCCCAGCGCTGCAACTCCTGCGGTAACCACGCCAGCTGTTTTCAGGATGCTAGTGAAACTATCAGCGTCATCGACTTCATCTTCGGCATTCTCAATATCGGATTCCTTATCGGACTTATCGTCCTCCTTTTCATCCTCATCATGAGCGTTGCCTGAAGTATTACCGGTGACTTTCTTGTGTTCTTCTTTCTTCTCGTTGTCTTTGCCAATACGGGCATTGACCTCAGCTTGGGCTTCAGCGGCGGCTTTTGCGTTGCTTTCCTGCACCTTCTTAGCCTTCTCTGAGTCAATCTTGTCGGCTACATCGTCATTGGCACCGAGCTCATCGGTGTCAAAGACATCACCAGTCTGCGCATCAAGCTGAGCCTTATTCAAGCCCACCAAGTTTTGCAGATGTGCGACGGCTGTCTGGCAAAGATCTCGAATGCTAATGATTGCTTGTCCTTCAGCGGTCTTAGGAGCTTCAGCGCCCTCGGGATTCTCCCGACGGTTCTTCCACTCATCGTAATGATAGGTAAACTGCCGAAGATCTTCCTGGGTGTTGATGTCGATGCCATGCTTCTTCAGCTCTTTGGTACGAGCCTTGAATTCCTTATCGCTGAGGACCTTATCAGAGACGTTATTATCCGTCTTGGCCCATCTACGGCGCAGATTGCTGAGCTTACGCTCTTCTTTACCTGCAGCTCTAGCAGCCTTACGGTTTTTCTTGTAGTTTTTCTTGTCACGTCTGGCTCCAAGCCAGTCAATTGCATTGCGCTTGCCTTCCGTGGTTTCATTGTAAATATCAGCCATGTCGGCAGCCAAATCGCTGCTCTGGAAAAACTGACCAATGACAGGAAGAGATGCCAGATTATACTGGAAACGATCCAGAAGCTTATTGGTATCTTCACCAGCAGCTTCTTTCTTCTCCCAGTAGTCCTGCAAGTTGGCTTCCTTATTATCACGGAGGAAACTATTGAAGAGCTTTTGGCCCTTCTTACGAGTGGGCTTCAGCAGTGTTGCCAGCAGCTGGAGGGGAGCACCAACGATGGAAGCTCCTGCGAATAGGCCGCCTTTCAGCAATCCACCCGCTGCTTTTCCGAGAGGCCGCAAAATCCATTTCATGAAGACATTGCCAATTGGCTTGAGAATGCCCTCAATGGTATTCTGGACTTTTTCGCCCACCTTCTCGATAGCACCCTTAGCAGTATCTGCCATGGCGCCGCCGAGGTTTTGGAAAGCATCAATAACTGGACCAAATGCCAGTCTGAATGGAATTTCAATCTTCTCTTTGGCCCACCACATGAATTCTTCAGCAGTGGATTGGAACCAGATACTGGCAGGCTCGATAAAGTTCAGCTTCAACATGGTTCCAATTCTGGAGAAGAGACCATCTTTCGTTCGCTTGCCCTTATCGTCCTTCGTGCCATAGAGATAATCGTTGAACTTGTCAGAAGCACCAGCAATACCCACGGCTGCGCCAGCGATGGCAGCACCGATAGGTCCACCAAAGGAGAATGCCGAGCCAAGAAGGCCCATCTGAGACAGGCCAGCAGCGCCAATGGCGCCAAAAGCACTGCCCTTCAGAGTATTCAGAATCTTTCCTACGAAAGATCCTTTCTTCTTACCTCCGCCTTGAGCCTGGCCAGCTTTGATTTTACCAGTGAGCTTATTGTAAGCATTGCTGAGAAGCGTTCCAGTCCGAGAACCGTCATCGTTCTTCTTGCCAAAGAGGATATCCTGGACTTTCTCGTTGCGCAGTGCAAATGCACCAGCGGCACCAACGATGGCAGCACCAAGAACGCCTCCGGGAAGAACCATGCTAGGCAAGAAACCAATGGCCTTTGCCATGCCAGTCCCGCTGAATCCTGTGGCAGTACTCAGCGCTTTGAGCATGACGCCACCAGCAGCTCCAAGCCCCAACGTGGGAATCAACTTCTTGAAGCTATCTCGAGTGCTCTTAGAGATCAAACCGCCTTCACGCTCGCCGGCTTCATTCTTCTTGCCGAAGAGCATGCTTTGGAATCCTTCCGACTCGGTTAGAATGGAGACAGCCATGCCAGCGATGGCACCACCAACGGGGCCTCCAGGTAGGAACATGGAACCCAGCAGTCCAAGATGACCACCAGCAGCCATGCCAACGCCGGCGCCAATGACACCTCCAGTGAGGATCTTGGGTGCCTTCTTACGAAGGAAAGCATTGAGTTGCTGCAGGATATTCTTCTTGGTCTTTTCAGGGTCTTTCTGAGTATCCTTATCACCACCTAACGCCTCTGCGTTGGCAGTGAGTGTTTCAGACAGATTCTGGGTTGCATCGAAGAGAGACATTTGGCCATCAATTTCACCCTTGGTGGCTTTACCACTCTTGGGATCGATACCAAAGTACTCCATAACCTTAGAGCCCATTGACTGGAAATTGGTTTTCACGGAGTTATCGTCTCCAAAGAAGACGTCCTTAAACCAATCTCCAACTTTACCAGCTTTCTCTTTGACTCCCTGGCCAAACTTGGTCTTGGATATCCAGTCCAAAGCCTTCTTAATGACAGGAGAATTGAATACTTTTGCCATGAAACCAGTCTTGGGGTCCCAAGCTTGCTTCGTGGTTTCATTCATCTCCTGCACATTATCGGCGGTACGCTTCTCCGGGGTTTGATTCTTATTTAGGGCTCCCGAGAAGTCACCATTAACGATACCACCGTTACTGGGAGTTTCCGGTGTATTATCACCGCCGTCTCCATTGCCTCCGCCACCACTCGGTCCAGTAGTAGGACCTTGTGTAGTTTCCACATGGGGAGGAAGCGCTAAGACAGCAGGAGCAGCTCCAGGACGATCGATCATGGTATTCTCATAGATCGTCCCAAAGAACTTGTCAATGACACTGGAGACACCCTTGGAGTATCGGTTATTTCCGCCTTGATAGAAACGATATGCACGATTAGCAGCTCGATGAATATTGGCTTTGGCACCTTTAACGCGCTTATCGGGAGCATTATTCAGCCAATCGAAGACACCTCTAGCAAATCCTTCGGCGTTCTCCGTCTTCATCCGCTCTTCTTCGGTCTGCCGATCACGGCGTTTACCACTCTGGGTATAGGCGCCACCGTTGGACTCTCGTAAGTCAATGGCTTCCGACTCGATCAACTCCCGGAGCTTATCCAGGGTCATCTTACCGTACTCGTCGGCAAAGTCCATGCCGTATTGGGTGAACGCACTGTCCGTTGCTTGCATCTGCTCCAGCATGGAAGCAGAATTGGCACGGGCAATATTCACTGCTTTTTGCAGTTCCATCACCATGCGCTGGGTATCGACGGCCGTCTTCTTCGTCTCTCCGTCAATTCCACTCGTCTCATTGATGGTCGTGATGGCCTTGCGCATGACAGAATCGAGCTGCGTACGCATAGCCTTCGTCATGCCCTCTGTATTAAGAACGGCATTATTGACGATTTCATTGACTTTATCCTGGGTATCCTTATCGAGTTGAGCCCACAGTTTGGCATCCCGAACGTCATCGGGATTGGTGCTAAACTGCTTATTGAAGATATTGGCGAAGGGCTGCTCGATGGAATCCTGGAACCGGTTCTTCACACGGCGCTTGATCTCAGAGGCGTTCTGGAAGCGGCCTGTTCCTGCATCATAATAGCGAGCTTCCTGGTGGGTAATGGCAGCTTTGATCTCGGCCAACTCTTTGGGAATGACTGTGACCAATGCTTTTTGTGCATCACCGTTCCAAGACATCTCGCCATGTTTATATTGATTGAAGCGAAGCGTGCGATGAGTGTTGGGGTCGATACCCAAGATGCCACCAATCAGACCAAGGATGGTATCCTTGGTACTGCCGGAGTTCATCTTATATTGGTAACTACCCAGCTCCGTCAGAAGGGACTTGGTGATGGTGTTGATCTGAGAATCACCACGAGCGATAGACCGACGTCCACCTTTGGTGAGCGCTCTTTTCATCAACCATTCCAGAGCGAACTTCTGAGGCTGGATTTTGCCACCTCCGCCCAGTGCCATCTTGATCATGGTAGGATCCATCATACCTGTCAAGGCCATAATCTGGCCCAGAGCAGATGCATCGATGTTATCCTTGACCATCTCTTTATAAGAGCTCATATCAAACCAATCTTCACCCAAGAACTTGGCGTTCTTATTCTGGGTGGAAGATAGGGTCCGACGTTCTCTCCTGGCTTGGCGCTCTTCTTGCTTCTTCATCCAGCGCGTCATCTGGTCATAGAATTGGAGATGCGCCTGGTTGGTCGCCGACTGAGACTGTGACTGGAACTTCACCAATTCTACCAAATTGGAGTTGATGGCGCCCAGTTGATTCTCAATCTTGGCGAAGTGCTCGTTCTGATTGGCCATCTGCATAAAGATGGCGTTGGTGATTTGCGCTGTCTGGTACTCCGCAGTCTTGATCTGGGTTTTACCCAGAACAGAGCTCATCTGTTGGAGTCCAGCCAGCGTTCTATAGTCAGTAGAAGTAAAATTAACCGCACTGGCATTCAGTCCGGCAGCTCTATCGCTCTTCGGTTCATCACTAGGCTGCTGATCCGAATAAGAGATAGTGGATGATTCCGAAGAACCATCCAAGAACGCTTGCCAGTCGTCGTAGCTTTCTTCTGAGAGATCTCCCAAAGCTAAATTGCCCTGCTTAATGTCGTTCCAGGCATCCGTCAAGAAGGATTTGGCCTTCTTGGAGATGACAGTCCGATCATATTGGGTAGTGGTCGTCCGGATCTTCGTCTGATTAAGCCGGATGAAGTCTCTCATAGCGTCAACGCCTGAACGTGCGCCACGAACTAATTCTGCCGTATTGGGGGATAATGAGGTTGCCACTTCCAGGGAGGAATAAGCAACGCTCTTGCCCAAGTTGCGGAATACGTTACGGCTAGTAGCCAAGAGTATTACACCCCCAAACTTCGTGGGATTTAAAGGACTACGAGCTTATCGGGGTGTTCGGGCCGGCATTTCCCGACATAAAAGCACCATGAGAGAAAATTCTCTCATGGTGCTTAAGGCGACAATGGTAAGAAAGACAGGTCGATCCATACTCCATCGGCAGAGCAGCGATCACTCACTCCGTCTCTACTATCAAGAGAAACTGCCATTCGCAATAAAGGCAAGCTCCAGCATGGCACATTTCTTAAATCCGAAAATCAACGCTATTTTCGTCATAAAAGCCGTCAGTCACTGAGGTTTATCAACAGTGCTTCACGCGATTTTTCCGGAGAAATTTGAGGTCTAATAGAAAGCTCGTTCGACTCCAAACCTTGGAAGACCCATGAAGACGCCATCAACGCACGTCAATGGTAACCGTACGATCGCAACGTCCACAGTGTGACTTAGGATTCAAAATAGAGGTAGCCAATTAGGAAGAAAGGCCAATATCGACCCTGGTAGTTCTCTCCACAGTAAAGCTTTCATGTCATCAACCGCATACTTGCAGTGGAAAGATGTCCCTGACAAACTTGGTCCAATGTCAAAGAATTCAATTTAAATTATGATTGATTTGACCACGGTCCTCTGGTTCCAATACCAATACATCAAGTCGCATATTTCAGCAGTATCGGTTCAACGCTCCCAAACATCCAAGACAACGTCTTGGAGAAGATCTAATGACAGGGTACCACCCCATCGCGCGTCGGGTATTGGGAAGACATTCGGTGGCGGCTTGCTTTGCAATGACTTGGATCTTTCCCAAAGGAAACTTCCGATAAAGCAAGAAACTTCCAATGATCCATTTCCTTATCATGCAAACCTTGACCTATCTGGGCCGATTGTACCACGCACAGCCGTCTAGTGGATAGGCGCCTACTCTGCCTTGCGTTCTACTGGTAAGAAGACACAGCCGCACAAGACATTCATCATAGTTTGAAAGTTAAAGATTAGTTAGAATCATTGGAAGAATTTGAGAAAAGACATAGAAGAGCCTCCTACCGGGACGGGAAGATCCCAGTAGGAGGCTCCGCTCCATTTCGCTGCAGCGACCCGGTGACGTTATTCACGTGCATAGGTCAATGACCTGCAGCCTCCGCCCTGCCGACCACCCGCAGCCGCGGGCCGGACTCATAAGGCGGTTTGCCCAGTTGTGGGAACTGGTACTCGGCTATATGGCCGACTCTTGACCCGCACCAGTTCGCAGGAGACCGGACGAGGAGGGCCCAGCATTTGATATGGGCGGCCAAGAGCACGCGCCGAGGTGATAACGGCACGGCGGCGGCCCGGGATGCCGGATCGTCAAGTCCAAACTGATGCAAAGTCGACCAAAAGATGGCCGAATAAACCCCACAAGGGCACTTCGTAAGCGCACGACGGCGACATGCCAAGCGAACCGTCCCCGGAGGACTGCCGCTTATCCGGCAATGCGTCAATGTGGCCAACGCCACTTGCGCTTACATTATATGTAGTCTCTTTAGTAAAAAAAATATATCACACATTTCTCACCTAAGAGACCTGGCGCCGAGTAGAGGATTCGAACCTCTGCTTACCTTCCAGCAAGTCCGGTTTTCAAGACCGGTGCTATCGACCACTCAGCCAACTCGGCATAAAAAAGAATTAGCGCTTTGTAACGCTTAAAGGTTGCGGGAAGGCAGACCCTTTCGAGTCTGCCCTCTCGCATGAAGTCCTCAGACGAAGAACCTTACTTGGCGTCGACGGTCTCCTTCAGCCACACGGGGACACGGTTGCCGACCTTGACCTTTTCATGGGCCTTGGTGGTCACAACCTTGCCGGTCGGGGTAGTGCTGTATGTGCCATCGTCATTGCGCACGATCATGGTCGTGGCGCGCTTCTCCTCCTCGGCGGACTCGCAGCTGATGGACTGCACCGTCTCATTGGGGGAGGTCATCGGCAGGGTCAGCTTGCGGCCCATGCCATTTGCCGAAATATACTGCTTGATCATCAGCAGGGCGAAGTCAGCCTGGGCTTCGCCGGCGGCTCTGGGGAACTGGAAGCTGTCCATGCGGGCCATCTCGGCCTTATCCACACCGTAGGCCTTCAGAACGGGGCCAATCACGTTATTGCGGACAGCCTGAGAGGGATGGAAGACCTTCTCCTCATAGGTGTCGCCCTTCTTGACGAAGGTGCTGATGCTGCACTGAGGGTCATTCAGCATGGCGGTGGCCAGATCGACCAGATCGGACTTGCTGTAGTTCTTACCGCCAGAAGCGGCTTGGGCCTGCTTGATGAATTCACTATAGTTACTCATAGTGGTTTCTCCTTTCGAATCGGCATTTTAGAATTTTGCATTGAAGCATCACGCTCCAAAGAAGATTTTACATCTCCGTTGGCCGCGTTATATTTTTTAGCACGAAATGCCGATGATTAAGGGGATGAGGAGCTCTCACTCCTCATCCCCATGGGGTGATTTGTGAGAGCTCCTCTAATTAGGCCTCAGGGTCGGCAGCAACAGGACGGTCATCGGGTTGTGCAACCTCGACAGGCACTTCAGCAGCGCCACCATTCTGAAGCTTCTCGTTCAGGGCCATAAAGTCGTTGATGGTCCGAGGCGGATTCTCCTGCCCAGCAATGGGCACTTCCTCGTCCTCGTAGTCATCGGTCAAGCTGTCAGCCAGATCGGCCATCTGACCACTCAGTTGATTGAAGCCGCCCTTGATGGTATTCAGGATGGCCATGATGCTGGGATCAACACCACTGGGCTCGTCCTCTTCGCCATCGTCGTACTCTTCATCCTCGTCTTCGGTCTGCTGAAGAGCACCGAGCTTCTTCAGGATGCGATTGGCGACACGCTCCTCAAAGTCCTCGCCTTCATCGTCATCCAGGTCCTCGAAAATATCCCCGTCATCGTCTTCATCATCGAATCCACGATGGCTAAAGATATCCAGGGCACCTTCCCGAGCCGGCATGGCTTTCTTCCGCTTGCCCTTGCCCGCACGACGGACATATGCATCCATGGACTCGATAGCATCGGAATCGAAGCTATCATAGCCCAGGCCATAAAAGATGTCATCCTCGTCGTCGTGACGCTCCAGCCATTCGTCCAGAGAATCCAGAATGGAGTTGGTGCCGCCAACGTCCACCCGCTCGATGTCGAAGATGTTGCGGAAGGTCTTCACGACCTGCTTGTAGGTCTTCTTGGACGCCTTGATCGTCTTGGCCAGCTTCCGCATCTTACGGGTCGGGCGCTCAGCAGGCTCCACATTTTCCATCTTGCTGTAGCGCTTCTCGTCCTTGACGATCTGGTTGTCCAGCGCGACCAGCTCGCAGAGGAGCCGATAGTGCTCCTTGCTGCGGGTGATCTGCCAGAGGGTTTCGGTGTCCAGCTTCTTCATGAGCTGAATCATCAGGCCCTCGTTGTAACGGGCTTTCTCCAGGGTCTTGGTAAACTTCTTGACCCCGAAGATGTCCTTCATGACCTGGTCCATGTTCTTCGCATAGACCGGCTTTCCGGAAGAATTCCGGTACGCAGCTTCCAGCTGTTGGACGATATATTGGACTATCATCCGCTCATTGGCGCTCATGCGCACCAGCTGGTTGCCGGGGACTTTTCTCTTCTTACGCATTACTCGTCATCGTCCTCCCCTGTGTCGAACTCATATTCCTCATCGTCGTCCTCGAGGAGAGGATCATCGTCGATGGAAACGCCGGTCTCGACGTCGTCCAGGTTGGACGCAATGTCGTCGGTCTCCTCGGCGTCTTCTTCTTCCTCTTCCTCGAAGTCGGCTTCGGGCTCTCCGCCAATCAGATAGTGGCGGGCGGCAACCGCATCATCGGCGGGCAGGAACTCTGCCAGAGCCTCAGACACGGCTTCCTTGATGTGCAAGTCGCGATGCTCCTCATAGATCTCCAGAGCGCGCTTCGCGATCGCATCCTGGTTACCCTTGATCAGGTCCAGGGACTTGGCGGACACGTGTTCGACCGCGCTGTCCACGGCGTTCACAATGTCCTTCATATCGTAGTGGTTGATGGGATTGTATCCGAGGGTCTCCTCGAAAATGTCGCCCATCTCAGACCGGTCCTCTACCGGGTTAAAGAGACCGAGCAGCTTCTCGACATCTTCTTCGCTATCGGCCGTCGCAGTTGCGGTGAGATAAGCCATCAGCTTTTCTCTCTTGGTGGTGTTCTTCATCTGAATAGGTCCTCCTTGATTTTGATAAGGGTATTGCGCGTTATCGTTCCGGTTGAAGATACGATAAAGTTTACAACGTCCTCAAACTGTCAAATGACGTTGGCCCGTAACGGTGAGTCCCAACGCCATCCTCCACGAATTTCCACAAGAATAATATGCGCTCAAATTTCTTCTCAAACATCGGCATTTCCTGAGGTTTGAGGACCTTTAACATCCTGATAATCGCAAAGGACTATGAAATTCCTCAATAAGATACGAGGTGAACGCAAGCATGAATAACTTTAACATGTCTCCCAACTGGTCTTCAGCGATGGAGATGATGTTTGAGTCCATCAGGCCCAATCTGCTCTATAATAAAACGTATATTCCTCTGCCAAGAGCTGGCACAACGCCTGTTCCGGAGGATGAAGCAGAACTGACTGAAGAGGTCAAGAAGCAGCAGGGCAAGGGCTCTGCCATATTCTTTGTGTGCCCCAGTTCTGAAGATACCATCAAGGAGATCCAGGCGGATTATCTGCGGTGGTATATCGATATGTATCGCTGGTACACGACGGATACCTACTTCCGTCAGAAGATCGGCAAGAAGCATATCATGATCAACCTGAAACAGCAGACGAGAAGAGACTGGAATAACACCAAGTTCCCTCATCCGCTTAAATACATGCAGCCCGTTCAGCGCAAAGCGATGCTGCAACGCAAGCCCAATATCCTGGTTGACCTGGGTGAGTGGACCAAGTTGTATTTCCAGTACAGCTACAAGGTCACGATCCCTGTCATCGTCAAAAACTATGTGTCCTTCATGGCCTCCAAGCTGAATGATGCAGAATGGAACGGCTATCAGAAGGTCCTTTATATCCCTATCAACGTCTGGTTCACCGAAAAGCAGACGCCTCTTGGCTTCACCCGCAAGCAGCTGAATAACCCCCTGGCCATTCTGATGTTTGCGGCCTATAAGTTTGAAGATGTCTTGAAGCAGCTGCCGGAGATGACCATCATTCTGGGCGATAGCCACTATCACCAGTTCTTGATGTATCATACCTCCGACTTCACCAAGAAGAACTTCAATAAGATCAAGATGCGTCTGAAGCTCATGCGCGGCTTTAAGTGGGATGAATCATCCGAATCTCATCTGGAGGATACCTTCAGTGAAGAAGAGGAAGATGAAGACTCCGATCTGAATAATGGAGGCACCGTCTCCTATGAAGATCCCCGGTCTGTCATTCCTGAGGTGAAAGAAGACGCTACCGTCGAAGAGAAGGCCAAAGCCGAGCTCATGCAAGAGAATCGCGCTCGTCTAATCAACGACATGAAACGCAATCTGGTAGGGGGTACGGGTGTAGATACGGGGGTATCTCCCAAAATCGATAATTCGAAGAAAGTGGCCGCTCAGAAGCCGGCAACTGCCGAGGTTAAAACGGCCCCTTCTGCGAAAAATCCGCAAGTTGCCCCTAGTAAAAATCCTCCCGAAACTCCTACGAGGCCGAAGCCCGCTTCCAAGTCTAGTAATGATCCCAAGGTAAAGGAAGCAAAGAAGACGGTAGGCCAGCCTGTTCGTCCGACCCGCCCCGTCATCAATAAAATGGAAGATCTGACCGTTGATGATGAGATCTACGACGATGAAGATATTGAAGATGAGCAGGAAGACACTACGCCCATCCATCTGGAGGACGAGGAGCTGGACGAACTCATCGAAGATGGCGTAGATGACGCCATCGCCGAACTTCAGGAAGAAGATCCAGAAGTTCTTCTGAATAAGGAAGGCGATCTGGATGCTTCCGACGTCGTTGAGAAGGTTCGTAAGAAGGTCAAGATGACTTACATGCCTCCTCACAGTGAAGAGGAGATCGCTCATATCAAAGAGCTGGAGTCTGAGCATAATAAGGTCATTCCCAAGATGCCCACGGCCCAGCAGGTGAAATCCAAGGTCATTACAACCACGGACTACTCCAAAGCCATCAAGACCACCAATAAGGCTATCACACAGTCCAAGTACGCCAACTTCGATAAAGACTACAACGAGAAGAAGTTGCAGGGTGATATCGATCATGCGGTGGGTGCTATGGCAGATGCTTCAATCAGGGTCTTTGTGACCAGTAAGGAAGAGGAAGATACTTCTACTCAGCTGGACCTGAAGAAGACCGTGACCTATCATCTGGAAGATGAGTGGGGCAATAAACATACCGTGAAGTTGGATATTCCCGTCATCATTGACGATAAGTATATCTACATCAATGGCGCCAAGATGCTTCTGGGCCATCAGCAGATCATGATGCCCATCGTGAAGTCTGGTCCCAACGATGTGCAGATCGTCTCCTGGTATAACAAGCTGACGTTGCATCGGGAAGGCGTGAATGACACTCGTACCAGTGCAGTGAAGCGTTACATCGATACCGGTGGTAAAGACAAGTTCGGCCTGGTGCTGGGTAATGCCATGGCCAAGAACGCCGATGCTCACTATAAGTCCACCCTGGACATCGATATGTATGCCAAGCAGATCTCCCAGTTCAAGATTGGTCATACCCACTTCGTTCTGGATAGAGCTGCTCTTCTGGATAAGATCCAGAAGACCTATCCTACCATGGAGATCCTCAATGACGATGACCACATTCCTGTCGGCTATAATACCGATCGGAAAGAGATGATCTACGTCACACCGCAGAAGACCTTGACGGACATCATTCTGGATCTGATGCCTCCCGACGCCAAGTCCAAGATCGTTAAGAGCACCAAGGCACGGGAGCAGAAGATGCTCCGTACCAATGTGAAGATCATGAACCAGATGATTCCTCTGATTCTGCTGCTCTGCTTCTATGAGGGCTTCACGACCGTCATGAAGAAGGCGGACATCAACTGGTTCGCTCTGAAGAAGGACAAGGACGGTATTGCTCCTGAGCTGGTCAATATTGACCGGTCCAAGTATGACGTTCTGGAATGCCAGGACAACTTCATCGTGTGGGAACGAAATCCCATCTGGAATACCATGCTGATGAATGGCTTTGCCCGGACAGACCTGACCATCTTTACGTTGGAAGAGCTGGATGATCGGGAAACTTTCGCCAATCTTCTGACGGCTTACTATACCTCTCGTAATATCGTGACGAGTTTGATGCAGTATTATGACTTCATGATCGACCCTGTTACCAAGGAGATCCTGGAGGACTATGAACTGCCCACCGACCTGGTGGGTGTTGCTCTGGTTGGCAATAGGATGCTGGCTGATAACTCTTACACACCCATCAATAATGCAAAATCCTTCCGAATCAGATCCAACGAGATCATCGCCACAGCCGTTTATCGCTGCATTGTGGATGCCTATCGAGATTTCCGTGGAACCCAGAATCGTATGGGCCGAAATAGAAAGCCTGATCGCATCTCTGTGAAGCAGAACGCTGTCATTGATTATGTGACGAGAACTTCCTCTCTGACAAATGAGGCTTCTATCCTGAATCCCATTCTGGAATTGGAAAAAGCTCGTGCAGTGACTCCTCGTGGACCTCAGGGTGTCGGCAAAGAAAGAGCCATGACGTTGGCCAAGCGTGCTTATGATCCCTCTATGCTGGGCATCATTGGCATGACTACTTCTCCCGACTCCAAAGTTGGTGTCACGCGTCAGCTGACCCTTGAACCCAACATCACATCTACCAGAGGCTATGTTCAGACCACCGATGCTGATCACCTGGATGATCTGAATAGTGCCAACCTGTTGACTCCTGCCGAACTGCTGTCTCCTCCTGGTGCACTGCATGATGACGGCCCTCGTACCGCTATGAGCTATAAGCAGACGGAATACATGCTGCCTGTGGATGGCTCTACGCCGGTCTTCTTTGGTAATAAGACTGAAGAGGTCATCCCGTACCATATGTCTCGGGAGTTCGTAATCACCGCCAAAGATGATGGTCAGGTTGTAGACATCAAGAATGGCATGGTGATCGTGCAGTATAAGAACGGCAGTTACGATTCCATCGATACCAACCCCAAGATGAAGAAGAACTCTTCATCGGGCTTCTACATTCAAACCCATATGAAGAGTGATTTGACTGAGGTTGGTCAGAAGTTCAAGAAGAATGAGGTCATTGCCCAGGACGAACGTGCCTTCAGTAAGAACACCAACGACCTGTCGGCTTCGATGAACATCGGCGTCCCGGTGAAGGTGGCCATCATTCCCAACTACGATATCTATGAGGACGCTGGTCCCATTACCCAGAAGCTCTCCGATAAGTTCACGACCTACATGTCCATGCGAGAAGAAGCTGGTATTCCGGCGCAATCTTACGTGGAGAAGATTGTGGATGTTGGTCAGCGTGTGGAAGTGGGCGATCCTCTGATTATCTACGATCCTGCCCATGAAGATGCAGAGACCAATGCGTTCCTGAACGAGATCCGAAGCAAAATGGGAGACGAGATTGGAGATCTGATCGATCTGCGATCTATGCCCCAGGTGAGAACGGAGTATGCTGGTACCATCTCGGCCATTGAGGTATATACTTCAGTGCCCATGGAAGAGTTGTCTCCTTCCCTGCAGAAGATCGTGCAGAAGCATACGGCCCATTCCAAAGCCGTCTCTTCTACCCTTGACAAGTATAAGAATGAAGGCGATCTGAAGTACTACAAGTGCAACCAGATCATCTCCAGCACCGATGAAGTGGTCCAGCCGGACTACCAGCGGCGTGTGAAGGGTGTGAGAATTGGCGATGATGGAAGAGGTGTCGTCATTTTCTTCTATATCCAGTTCAAGGATATCGCCAAAACCGGTGATAAGGGCTCGGCATTTACCGCCCTGAAGTTCACCACATCTCACGTCATTAAGAAAGGCCTGGAAGCCTATTCGGAATATCGACCCGATGAGGAGATCTCGACCATCATTGCGCCGGGTGCCATCTTGGCTCGTAAGACACCCTCCATTCAGGTTACGATGTTTGCCAATAAGTGCATCATCGAGATGAAGCGACATGCCATGACCATCTTCTTTGACGATAAAGATCCCAATAAATGACACATTAAGAGGATAGACAGTAGAAACTGTCTATCCTCTTAACTTCATCAAATTCGATCGCCGTGGCCTGGCCTCCCAGACACATGCAAACAGACGGGTCAAGCCTGTCATATAGCGAAAAGGTCGCTTTCCTTGATGCATGGTAGCAACGTCACTGGAAGACCAGATCTCGCCACAGCGTATTTGATCGTTTACGCATTGCCAAATCGTCGACTGGAAGCACATACCTGGGAGAGGTGTGTAACGGAGACGAATGGTGGGACGTTTATCTCACTCGTTAAAGAGTATGAGCTAAACTTGGCAACACCTAAACGTTACTTTCTTGTATCCATTTTCTGTAAATTCATGAATTTCTATTATGAATTGTAATTTCTTCTGTCAGAGCATCCATATATCATTTAGGTAGCAACTGAACCCAGTCCATAATCTTTATAGTGAGGAGGGAAATATCCCTTGAAAGCAAGACCAAAATGGAACGTATATTTGGGGACGACCTATTTTTATGACGCTGATCACTTTCATTCGCCACAGTTGACGTGTCTATCTCCATCTTATGATGAAGTGTATAACTATCTGGCCAAGATCAGACGCATCCAGGTAGTCAATATCGATGATAGGTGTCCCAATCTCGGTGATGCACATGGTGTCTGTGCAGCAATCACCGCCGCTACCTTTGCCAATGAAGGCAATTATCAGGGCTTTGTGAATGACCCCAGCAGAACGCCATTCTTCCTGGTAGAATATGAAGTGCCCATTGACCGGCACATTGCAGGCATCTCCAAGAAGGACGCCAAGAATGCCATGATACCTCAGATCATCTTGGATATCATCAACGATGAGGCCGTTCATTTCCGCACTGAACTCAATCAAGCAAACTACACGCTGAAGGAGCTGCTCTATTATCTCAACGGGTTAGATGCCACCAAGATGAAGATACAAGCGGACTCCAGAGCATTGGTACACGTCTGCGACATGATTGAGGACTTTGTGCACAAAGATGGCTATGAAGTTACCAAGGGCATCTACAAGAGGCATCCAATCCTCTTTTGCGATGAGCATGAGTATCGAAGCTACGTCACCAATGAACTTCGTAGCAGAGAGCTGGACGAGATGTACCATAATCGAATTGATGACCCATATAGCTGATAACCCGTCAAAATGCGAGCGCAAGCCCCTAGTTTCGAATCTCTTCGAAACTAGGGGCTGAGGAACTCCGAGCACGATATAACACGAACCCGATACAGAACGACGAATTCTATTATCGGGTGAAATCGGTCGTGGCGCACTATGATGCCAAAAATGATATTGCTACACGTTGCGTTGCCCGGGTTAATTTCTTCCACCGAGACGTGCAGTACGTCGATTTGGCGCCGAAAGAAGTTAGAGAGGCTTCTTTGGCAGCCGACGCATCATGGTACACAATCCTTCACTGAATATATTTAAATGAAGTATCTATTTACGTGCATACTGATATGTACTCGGTAATTATTTTCCTAATCACTTACCAGGAGGCGTCTGATATCCTCTCTTATCTTTGAGCGCTGTGGGCTTCTTAGGCGTATATCTACTGTAGAGCTCGCTCAGTTCGTCGGTGAGCTTCTTAGTGTTCTCAATTCTCTTCCAGTAGAGTGCATCGTTGGGGTCGGTACTGAGTAATGCCATGTGCGTGATGTATTCATAGAACTTGGACTCATCAATGCGCAAAGCTTTATCCAGCATGTAAGAGAAGTAGCCGTCCATGTTTCCCTGTTCCACAGCCATGGTCCAACCTGCAATACTTCTCTCTGTGAAGATGAGAGGTGCATCCAAGATGACGATACTCTTAGGCGGCCTTCTCGGGTCTTTACTGACCAGCTTTCCCTTGCAGATCAGGATGAAGTCCTGGTTGGGATGGTCCGGATCCAACTTAGCACCCATGGTGTCGTTGGCATAGATGATTTTCAGACCAGGAAACTTCTGCTTGAATTTACGAATCATGTCATTGAAGTACTGATCTCTGTTGGCAGAGATGGTGAGCGCTCTGCGGATGAGCGCATCGGAGTTGAGTTTCAATCCAACTTCGTCTTTCATACTTATCAACCTCTGGACTTATTTGCAAAATCTTCAACCAAGAAAGGTGGTGAAATCTAGAAGATGGGTCATAAGAAACGCAAAACGTATCTTCTCAAGCGTAATCATGTCTTAGAGAAGATCAAAGGACCTCTATCTCAGTTGAATGATAAAACGCTGGCCTCCTATCGATGGGTGCTAATTCCCATCATGAAGACGAGCGCGACTTATATCGCTGTGGATGCTCAAATAATGTCAACCCTAAACTTTGACAGGGCAGACATTCGATTCCATATGAAGCTCAAGAACCTCTCCAGGGAAAATAACGCCAATAAAAACTTCATGGAGAATGTACTTTGGGATTACTACACAACCACCATCACAGCTACCAGCTACGAAGAACTATACACGGCTCTCTATAACATCATGGAGTTCCGCTATGTGAAAGAACTCTATGGATGCTCCGATTCCACAGACTTCTTCTGGTTCATTGATGTGGTGGATTTGGAAGTGACGTTCTATAAAGGCCGAAAGAAAACAGGGCATTTCTTTGTGGAAGGTGAAAAGACCGCCGATGAAGTTCCCTTTGACTATGAAGTGGCCGATGCCATGGCCAAAGAGATCATTGATTACTTCGGCTTAGGCATTGTGACAGAAGATGGGAAACACGCCATGCCCAATCTCTACTTCCGTAAAGTGGAAGACGGCATGCGTTGGTATGAGCGAAATGGACCTGTGGAGATCTTCTCCAATATCTCGATGGTCTGCGCGGCTGATTATATCACCAAAAGCTATGCCATCTGTAAGGCCGACGACTATGACCAGTTGGCGCGGATGAAGAACGCTTCGCTGTATCTCACACCCATTGACTTGAGCTATACCGATGAGTTTGACCCTGAACTTCTCTCCATAGCAGCCTTCTATAAGCTGCCCAAGTATAACATTGGAGAGTGGAATGGGAATGAAGACACCTATGCCGAACCTGGAACCCAAGTCTTTCATGATTTGGGCTCAGCTTGCATTGATGTGGTCAATATAGAGGCGCTGGACGTCAACGACATCATTCATATGATAGACAGTCTAGGGTTCATTCTCAAGGTTTTCCATGAAGGAACGGCAATGCATATCGTGACCAACTCTGAGACCACAGCCGAGAAGTATGACCATTTGGAAGATCAAGATCTTTTCATGCCTACCAAGAACTATACGAAGGATCCACATCTCATGTCTACGGTCTTGGCCAATCTCGTTGTGGAGTTGGATTGTGGTAGAGACAGTCCACAGGAAGATCATCAGCTCATCATTTACACGGACATCTTTGAAGATGAGATGCCCAAGTTGAAGGAAGTCGCTTATTTGCTACGACTTGACGATCAACCATTTTAATTCTCAGCCAGATATCATTAAGATAGTTACTAATACAAGGAGGAAATTACACCATGAAACTGAAAGACTTGGACGACCTGAAGGACTTGGAGACGCGATTCAATGACCCCGTCTCCATCCTCTTCGATGATGACGAGGATAAGCCCAAGAAGAAAAAGAAGAAAGACAAGGAAAAGAAGAAAGAGAAGAGCGAAAGCGGCTCTGACAGCTACAAGGAGAGCCTGAAAGAGCTCTCCAAGAAAGAGCTCCGCAAGAAGGCGGAAAAGATGGGCATTGACCTGTCCGACGTCGACACCGACAGCAAGAAGGCCATGCGGAAAGCCATTATGAAAGTCCGCAATAAGGCCGTCAAACCTGAGCAGGTCTGGGACGGCACCGATGAAGTCAAAGAATCTCTGAAGCCGGCCGGTAAACTCAAGCAGGTGGATCCTCGCCCTCCCTACTACTATGATGAGGACAGTGAGGACTTCGTGATTGCCAAGGCGTTGGAGACCGATGACATGGCTTGCTTCCAGGCCATGCGGTCTCTGGGCAAGATGCGCCAGGAGAAGCGGCCCGATGATGGGTTTGGTGAGCTCATGGAGCGCATCACCCAGAAGATCAACGAGGTTGACGTCAAGCAGTTGGAAGCCCCGGCCAAGAAGGAGTCCCACAAGGACGCCATTGACGTCGAGTATCGGGAAGTCAAAGATGAGAAGCCTCTGAAAGATACCCAGCGGAGCGCCGAAGCTGTTGAGCTGAGCCCTGAAGAAGTGGCCAAGTTCGCCGAGGACGTGGATAAGGCCCTCAGCGCCATCCAAGATAAGAAGAGCGATGGCCAGCCCCAGAAGAAGAGAAAGAAGAAGTAATCTGCGGGCTACTTAAAACCGTTTACCAAGCGGGCACTAATCGGAGCAATTTCCAAGTGGAGAGGGAAAGTGACGATACCGATTAGTGCCCGCTGGTAATTCATAAGGAGACAGATTAGACGTGATATTTTTATTCAAGGATCATACTTACAAGGTCTACAGCGTGATGATGGATGACCATAAATTGGCCAAGAAGTTCCATAAAGATCGCAAGAAGATCGAAGCAGTGTTGGTCGAATGCGCCACCGATTGCCACAGCGATGTGTATACTGTGGTGAAAGCGGAGCATTTCAAGACCAACTTCAGACCCTTTAGCATCAAGTACACCATTGGACTCTATGATGTGGAAAGCCCGCTCGATGAGCAGCAGTCCATCACTAGAACGCTCCACATTGACACCATCTTGGACTACTACAATGCGACAGCCCTCATATATCAGATGCTCTACACGGACAACGTTGGTGACATGCTGTCCATTGGGGACCGCAGAGTGACCATCGGCTCTCTGTCAATAGAGACGGGACGAGATAGCATCAAGTGGGATAGCGATGGTGAAAACCTGATAGACTTCCTTGCCCGTAATGAAATGGTCTGCGACACGGACAAGTTTCTGGACGCTTCCATTCCCAAGGACTTGGCAATAGAAGAGGGCGCATATGTAACCCGTTATGATAAGTCCACGGGCAAGCACCAGATGATGTACTATTACCATGATAAGAAGTATTTCCTTTGCATGTATAATGGCAAATGGGAATTGAGCTTAGATAGACCGACCCTAAGAGTGGTAGCAGAGGGTGCCATCAGTGTCTATGGTATCTGCATGAATAGCACCGGCTTGCTCTATTTGGCAAATGATCAGATTGCAGTATCCCTCTATAACTGTGACAGCATCAGCCTCATTGTGGAGCTTGGAGAGTGGTATAATGAAAACCACATCTGGCTCTGCGATAAAGAGAAAGTCGCATTGACCTATGAGGGCTGGAATATGGAGGACATTCTCTACATGGGCCTGTATCTCCCACAGATTTGGGACATCGATCGATATCTTAATGATATTTCACCGGTCTTTCTATCGGCTGAGTTTGTGCATAATAAGCACTACACCAAGAGAGGCGAGTACCATATCCCTCATAGAGCAGCCGATTTGGGATTGGAATTGGATTTACTTGCGATTTTCTCGATGATCTTGACTTCCCAGTCGGAGGATATCTCCTTTGATGATTAGACGATCGACATCTTGGTAATTGTCAAGACTACACAGAAAGCGGTGAATTCATGAAAGACAAGAAGGACCAGAGTGTCGTCCGATCGATCATCAACCCCGAATTCATGGGAATGAGTCCGGCGGAGATGAACGAGTTTGACGGCATGATCGACAAGCTGGAGAAGGAGTCTCTCAGAAAACTGGAGAAAGCTGACGTACGAAAGAACGATGCTTATCTGAAAGATGACATCGTGGAGACCGAGAAGGGCGGTGAGTCCACATGAGGACCAGCCGCCCTGACGGCATTTCACAAGAGAATAGAAGTCATTCTTTTTTCATCATTCTGCGTAATGTAGCGGAAGATCAGAAGAAGGTTTCGGCCAACAGCATGAAACTGCTGGTCAAAGATTGCATCTTGGAGACCATCATCCCCATCGTTCTTTTTTGGGTCATCAATCCCCTGAGCTGGTTCACCTACGTCATGATGTTTTTCTATCTCATGTATATGGTCTTCCACTTCATGCAGCGTTATGGCGAACTGAAGGATATTGTGGCAGTTTGCTGCTTCAATGAAGTGGATCACATCATCTATTCCAATGATTATCAGTATCAAGAACTCAGCGTCATGGAACTCACCAACATGATGAATGACGCTTTCAGAGTGATTGGAAGGCTGGATGACTTTGACGTGGTGGTAGAGAAAGACCGAGGTATGATCTCATGCCTGGCGCTCTTCTTTGCCGTCGCCATTGTGTTACTCCGGTTCTTCGCATAAGGAGAGAAAGCTATGTATAATGGAATCAAGAATCAAACCGACCTGGAGAAAGGGAGAGCTGCTGGAGGTATGTCCACGCCCCGTGGATTCAAGCCGGCGCATCTGCCAGGTGAAGGCCAGGTCATTCCCCACAGCGATAAACCCGTGAAGGTTTACAAGCCATTTCATGGGCAGGGCATGGGGCCCATCTACAACCTGCCACAGACGACTCGCTTCTACGATCTGCTGGTCAATCCTGATTTGGAAGGCCTGCGTTATGAGTCCTTTGAAGATTGGACATTCCCCATTCTGACTGAGCAGGATAACCAGTGGCGGGCCAATCCTGTTCGCAATATTCACAGAGGAAGTATGCGGGTTTCCGACGCTCCCTCTCAGATCACCGAGAATACACTGACACAGTATCTCTACGTCGTCCTGAACCCCAGTAGACATCTGGTGCAGAGCTTTGGAGAGTTTCCCGGCTCTGTCATGCGGGCATCTGACTACCTGGTGTGCGTAGAGGTTGGCAATCCCGTCTCAGGAAGACTGGATGCGGCTTTCATTCAATATGCATTGCCGCTCAATAAGCCGGTACGGGACTGCATCCAGCTTGCTACCGTCGTTCCCACTGGCGGGAGCTACACCTATCTCTATAAGATCGTGGGTGATGGCGAACTGGAGAAGGACATCTTTGATCGCTGGTTTAATTCCGGTGATTACTACTTCAACTCTGTCATCTATCCCAAGGTCAGAGGATTTGGCGACAGGTAAGTACCATGACAGGGAAGACCTTTTAGAAAGGCCTTCCCTGGATTTTTCATCATGTATGCGTCGGGATTTCATGGGCTAAAACAAGGCCTTAATCATGATAATCCACGGAGATTGACTCGAGAAGTGAGGTGAATTTGAAGTGGATCTACCTGGTATTGTGTATGAAGGCGGTATTGAGAAGACCATCTCCTCGGATGATACGTCGGAGATCATCATGATGTATAAGCCGAGAGAGTTTTTCAGCGATGCCAATGCATACACCAAGTTCGTGAAGAGTGTGGAACGTGTCGTTCGACATTCTGACGACTATAAGGCCTTTGTGAACTGGATAAAGAACGTGCTTGGGATGAACTTCTGTCAAGTTTCTTCCAAGATCGTGGAAGGTGATGCTACCATTGAGATGCATCATGGTCCAATCTTTACCCTGTTTGACTACTGTGCCATTGTCCTGAATGATGCGATCATGAGAGGCGAGAAGATTTCCACTTTTCGCATCGCCGAAAGAGTCATACAGGAGCACTTTGAACTGAGAGTTCAGGTTGTCATGCTTGCCAAGACCAATCACGAGGCGATCACCAACAGAGATCTCTTCCTGAATGTGCGGCAGGGCGTGGGTAACGTGGACGCCTTTATCAAGAAATATGCGCATGCTCTGGACGATGAGCAGAAGTACAAGATCTGGAGCTACATCAACTTCTCCAAGGTGAATGAAACATTTGACACCGGCATCTTGGACGCACCCAGTATCACCAAGATGATCAAGCAAGCAGAGAAGAACTCTGCTTCTTATTCTTCTCTCGACAGAGATGACTTCGACTAAAATTTATAAATGACCCTTTCCCTGCCAATTTGTCAGGGGGGGGAGGTATTTATGGACAGAATTGCTGAAATGAGCAACATGATTGCTATGGAGGGCTTGCTGGACAAGTTCCGCAAACCCAAGACCCTGGAGCAGATTCATAGCGAACTGGAAAAGTTGGCTCGTGACATGCAAGGTGATTTGCGTGCAATCTTCAAGAATTACGACTTCTTTAAGAAAGACGATGGCACCATCGTCCATTTCTTTCAAGGCGAAGAAGGCTTCAAACGGACTTGCGATGGTGACTACTGCACCGTCGAATTCCGCTGGGAGCTTCTCTTCGATGATGGATATACGTCCGATGACGTCGATAAGATCCTGAAGGATGTTGAGCCTAAGCTGGATAAAGTTGGCGCTAAGTACGATAAACGCGCGAAAGCCATTTATCCCAAGTGCTGGATCGACTGCCTGAAGGACGACTTTACCGCACAATTCATCAATTTCCGAGATAAGTGGCTCGACGAAGACCAATAATTTATTCGCCCTCTCCGATTTCATCGGGGGGGGGAGGTATTTATGGACAATTTTGCTGAAATGAGCAACTTTATTGCCATGGAGGGGCTCTTGCAGAGTATCAAAGAGCGCATCCATGGCAAGAAAGCCGCCAAATCGGAGCAACCTAAGGTTGACCCTCAGATTGAGCAGCTTTATCAAACTCAGTATAAGCCCAAGATTGAAGCATTGGGCAAGACCTTGGCCAACGCTGTCAAATCAATGATGGGCAATTGGGATCATCTTGAGATCGCCGTCCGCGACTCAGATCCCGATCTTGGTATCATGGACGATGGTTCTTATATCGTCGCCGTATACCTGTGGCAGTCATACTATGGCCCCGATGGCGACATCCCGCAGTTTTCTGAAAGGGAGCAAGCCAGGCGCAACGATGATGACAACGGTAAAATCTGCGCGATGGACCTTTGTGAGTCCAACTTCAATAGACTCAAGAGCACATTCGATGCTCGAGTAAAGGAGATCCATCCCAAAGCGTCCATCGTCGTCGGTACCGATGATATCGACTATCTTGCTATTAACTTTAATAAAGAATGGCTTAAGGACGCCACTAAATAAACGCAGAGATTTAGTAGTCCTCACAATATCTTAATCGAGAAAATACGTTAAGTGATCTGCACATCTATCTCACAATCTAGCAGATCATTGTATTCCTTAGAAAGTGAGGTCATTTACAATGGCTAATAGATTCCTCGATAGCCTGTGTGCTGCTCTGGAAAATGAGGAGCCCACGGACGATATCCTGAAGGATGTTGGTCAGGCCGGCTCTCCCGATCTGCCCACCCAGAAGGAAGCAAATGACCCTGACGGCAATCCGGACTCCCCGGGCGATAACGACGGCAACCCCGTTGGCAAAGATGACCCCGATCGCAGTCCTGAAGGTGCCGATCTGCCGGCCGAGAAGGATGCCAATGATCCCAGCGGCAATCCTGATTCTCCCGGCGATGAAAATGGAAATCCTGCTCCCGCTTCGGAGTCTGCCATCGATGGCGCTGCCATGGAGCTCTTTGGTAAAGCCAATATTGAACGTACCAAGGACATGAACGTCGATGATGTGGTGAAGAAGTTCGTGGAGATGACCAAGGACCAGAATCATTACGATTCTTCTCCCGATGCCACCAATCGGCTGAAGGAGTCCATGAACCAGTATAACGAGCAGTACGGCGAGAAGACGGCTATGACCTTGCGTTTCAAGACATATGCCGGCGTTCCCTGCCTGCTGAGCGTTGAGACCAGCAATAACAACGTTGTCGATGTCCAGTTCGCCATTCCCAATGCGCATAAGTATCGTGCTTTCAGCATGAATGCCATCCGCAAGGCAGTTGGCAAGGACATCAAGAAGAATACCGCCGCCAATCCCGCGCCTGCCTCCGAGATGGAAGGATTCTCAGAGGATACCCTGACTGGTCTGAAGGGTGAAGTGGAGCTGCATAAGAGCCACAACCTGATCGAGACAAAGCAGGCAAAGGATGCGAAGGATCCTTCTGGCAACACCGGCGACCCCGCGGCCAACGGTCAGCGGACGAGTACGCCCACCGGTATCAAAGACGCCACTCTGGACAAGTTTGTCAACGACAGCTATGACAAGAGCGGCAATACTGGTGATCCCTCAAGCGTCAACGGCACTCCCGTGTCGAAGAGCGGCGATTCCAAGGAACTCGGCAAGAATTCTTGGGAGAAAGCCGCCGATGATAAAGATGGAAATCCCGACAGCCCTGGCGTGAACGGCGACCCGGCTCCCTCCTTTGATTCTTTCATCGCTGCGTGTGAGCAGTTGGTGATCGGAGACCAGCTCGGCACCGTGATTGTACCCGAATCCATGTCCCTTGAGAGCTATGCCATGGAGCTCGGTATGGGTGAGATTGCTTCCAGAGCTATGGAAGCCCGCCTGACTGCAGCGGAGAAAAACGCTCTCAAAGACTCCGACTTCGGCCTTCCCAGCGAGCGCAAGTGGCCCCTGCATGACGAAAGCCATGTCCGGTCTGCCATTCAGAACTTCCATTGGTGCCCCAAGGAGAAACAGCGTGAACTGGCCAAGAACATCCTGAAAGCCATGCGCAAGTTTGGCATGAAGGATCTCGAGGTCAGCCAAGGCAATCCCTTTGCGGCCTACTATCCGGAAGCGAAGATCGTGCCTCGTAAGAAACCTGAAAAGAAGGCTCAGTGATTCGTCACTGCGGCTCCATTTCGTAAGGTTTTAAGGGAAGGTAACCAACGGTTAATTTTGACCGTCCAAGGGAATCATACACCTGAAAATCTTCGAAACGGAGAAGGAGGCAATTTCGCATGGACTTCGAACGCCGTCTTATTACGAAGAACGTCATTTTTGACGCTCCTCAAAAGATTACGCCGAAGGGAATCATCATTTACTCATCCGGGTTCCCCATTTACCGCCAAGCTTTGTATAAGCTTTACAACCGTCCAGATTACAGAGCCTCAGTGCACGCTCTTATTGATGATGACGGTATCACCCAGACGCTGCCTCTCCACTGGAAAGGCTGGCACTCTGGCACTGGTATCGGCAACTTCGGATATCTGGGTGTGGTGGTTTGTGAACCCAATCCAACACGCAAGAATTATCTCGCACTGAGAGATTCTACGCGCAATAATCTGGTGCAATATTTAGTGTTTCTATGCAGGTATTGGGCTGTAGAGCCCGTGAACGTATGCAACGTTATCCAGTTTGCAGGGACTGCCTCTCGAAACCACATCGTTGCATCAGAGATGCTGAAGTCATGCCAGAATCACCAAAGCTATTTCGGTAGAGTTCCTGGTGATGCTGAATCAGACGATGAAGCATATTGTAACGAGAATTCCATAATTACAGAGGTGAAACAGACTCTGGAACAGCTTGCCATTCTGTATGGAGATGTAAGGCACGCCACCGAAACGCCGTTGACGCAGATAGGGGTTGGTGACATTGTCCTCTTTACAGGTGGCGACCTGTTTACTACACGTGGCAGCTCCACAAGAGAAACCTACGATAAGCGCATGCAGCATGGTATCGTCATCGAGACGGCACCTGCATCCAGGCATGCCTATCAGGTCGCGTTTCCGAGTGGTTCCACCGCTTGGGTGAATAAGAGCGCCTTGGTGCGATCGACCCTCGGGCACGTAAGTTTTTGATTAGTCGGGGAAACTCGACAGTCGTTCCTCATTGGATGAAGTAGATTGAGCTGCGGTCTACTTCATCCGATGCTTAATTCGTTTCCTGTCTGCCCACGCCAATAAAATACAAAAAAGAGGCAAGAAAGAAGCCAGCGCCCTTTCGGGCGCCAGCCACCCAGCCGGACTCGAACCGACGACCTTCAGTTTATTAGACTGACGCTCTACCAACTGAGCTATGGTCTTTTTCTTTCTCATAAAAATGATATATGCGTTAAAGTATAGAAAATACGGGAAGTTTTAAAGTGCTGATTTATGGACCCATGACCAATATCATAAAAGGTCAGGATCTATAAATCAGCATTTTATCTCAAGGAGGAATATCCGATCATGCTTGGTAAAAGATTACTCGTAATTGATAAGCTGGTTCTCGCTGTGCCCGACAGTATCCCTAGCAAAGATGGGCGCGAAGAACTGACCATTGATGACATGCTGGAATGGCTGCTGCGGTATCGCAAGACGGCCGACGCTGTCACCCAGAATAACCGCTATGGAAACTTCCGCTACTTCAGCGCCGATATCCCCAAGGGCGCCAATCCCAACGATGAATCCACCTATAACATGCAGACCATCCTGGACTATCTCTCCGAGTCTCCTGAGAAGCATGTCGGCGGCATGATGACCGCTCTCGTCTATGACGACGAGCTGAAGTCTTATCGCAATGCCTACACGCTGGACGAGGACGAAGAGTTCCAGGAGAGAAAGGCCCAGCTGCTGGAGCAGCGCGCTCGTGAAGCACAAGCTACCGCCGAAGCTGGCTTTGATTACGACAGGGCTTCTGAAGATCCCGATGCCGGCACTGCATGTGAAGGATGTGAAGAGCTCTGCGGGGAAACTTGCCCCGACGAAGGTCGAGAGGAGGACGATGGCAATGAAGCTGCATCTGATGCAGAATGATAACATCATTCACACCTATGACATTCCCATCTTTGGCGAAGAGAGCGACAGTGAGAAGACTCTGAAGAAGTTGCGCAATATCTGGCGCGACGCCTGCAACTTCCGGGATAATGTGGACGGCGTTGTCCGTCTCAATTTCCGTGGAGAAGTGGATGCCGCCGGCAAGGAAGCCATTGCTGTGGGCATGAATATTGGCCAGTTTGCCAAGATTCTGAGCTACTACGTCAATGCTTACCTCCCCAAGACCGAAGGAGCAGCCGCTGTGAAGAGCATCTTTGCAGAGGAGCCTGGTCTGAGCCTGGATACGACGCTGGACTGGATCCAGCATACTGGCGAAGTGAAGAACTTCGCCATGGGCAAATATGGCGTCTTCAACTTCCATTTCTATCCGCCGATGGAGTGGGCCAAGTACAGCATGACCACCATCGCCGGCGCGGCCAGCTTCATGCCGTTCGAGATCCAGGATTACAGTGTCATCTGCAATGCCATCACCAAATGTCCCAAGGGAGCTCGTCCGATGGTGTGGCTTAATCCCACCATCATCCAGGCTTTCTGCGAAACGGCAGAGTGTGACATTGATTACGCCAAGATGCAGGCTTACGTCTCTTCTTTTGTGATCATTGCAGCTCTGGAGAATGATGGGACCATTGATGATGCGATGGTTACCCAGCTCTGGGAATCTCTGCGGAACTTCTGTGAAGATGACTGCAGCATTGAGATGTTGCAAGGTCTTTATGACAGCGCAGAGACGCTTCTTCACACAGTTCTCAAATAAAATAAGAAATTATGGACGATTGCTTAACGTATTTAGCAGTCGTCCATTCTTTCACCCAGGGCGACAGATTTAGGAGGGTCTAGATGGAATTCACCTGCATTTGGTATAACATGGACCAAGAAGTCAAGAGGGACATCATTGAAGCCAAAGATTCCGAAGAGGCCAGCGCCAAAGTCTACAGCTTATATGGCGGAAACCCGCCCGCGCCTGCATTGAGCATCATGGCCAGCAGCGGCCGATGCGATATTGGTGGGTATTTCAACTCACGTTGGTAAGGAGAATATTCTCATGACATTTCTCAACGTATTGGGAGCATCCTTTGCCATTGGCATTGTGATTCTCCTTGTATTGATGGCATATCGCACTTTTGATAATTGGGCCAATAGAAAGACCCGGCAGAAGGAGATGCTTCTGCAAAATCACATGTCCATTGAAGAACTTCTGGTATCACTGGAATTCATTCTCAAGACCGAGATGGATCTCTATGAGAAGATGATGGCCAACACAAGCGACGTGGATTTGACCAATCTCCAGAATTCAGAGTTCAATAGCATCTACCAGAGCTTATCCATGCAATGTCTCAAAGCAGTCTCACCACAATTCTGGGAACTGATCGAGATTTACATGGACAGAGAAGCCGTTCAGACCTACATCACACAGCGGGTCTATAACTATCTGGCTGATAAGGTCAGAGAATGAGAGATATGACAGATGACATGAATTTCGTGTCATCTGTCATATCTCAAACTTCCATGTAACTCACTTAAGGAGGACCAAGATGGCCAATTTACTGGGAGCCATGTATCAAGCGGCTCTTTCTAAGGTGAATGCAATCCGGATAAGCTGTCAAAGATTTACCCTCAGCGCTGATGCTGTCGATCATCTCTCCATTGACTATACGACGATCCCGATGAAGAAGGAATGTAATCAGGCCGTCGTCTATTACTCTGGGGAGACCATTGCAGCTTATCGTAAACTTCTCAATCTCTATGATAAGATCACCAATGACCAGTATGTCGGTATGACAGAGGTGGGAGACCTCGTGACGACCTACATCAGCGGCTGGTCATCTCTGAAAATCATTACAGATCAGAATATTGCGCAGCTGGATGCCATGATTGAAAGACGTCGTACCAAACTTACGCAGTACCATACGCTCTTTGATCAGGGCATGAGTGCTTTCAACGTCAAGAATGAAGCCATCGTGGAAATGGTTGACCATATCAACGTTCCACTGTATCATTACACCACAGAGTTTCCCTATCGTAAAGCATATGCGCATTTCTATAAGAGGCAAAGGGTCAATGAAAAACTGGTGCAAACGCATATTAACAATGACATTGATCTTCTGGATCAGCTTGCGGATCTTCTGGGCCTACTTTATGCAGGTTGGGAGAAAAGTGGCAAAGGCGAAGATTATGAACGCTATCGGGATCTGCAAAGACGTCTTATTGTCACGACGCAGAACCTCGCTGACGTACTGGAGCTCGATATTACACTCTACGAAAAATTCACAAGACTGAATGAAACTGTCATCAACTTCAAGATCTATCCCAAATGACATCAAAAAACGAAGACTGCCAAAATGGCAGTCTTCGTTTTTACATCTGGCCGATATCTCCGCACTGCGGGCGCTTGTAGTTATCTCGGACCACCTGATAGTAGACCTTGTATGCAGCGGTGGAACCGCAAGATGCGGGATCCGCATACTGAAGGGTGAACACGTGGTCCACGGTCCTGAAATAGAAACTCACCGCGGAAGCGCATGGCAGATGCTTGGATTTATCCTCGAGCTCGGCTTGGAGCTGATCGAAGTCGTGCTTCTGGATGTCAAGCGCATCGTCAAAGCGGGCCTCAATGTACTCACGTACGACAGCATCGACGCCGTCATTGGACGCCTCGGCTACGGTCATGGCCAGTCTCGTTGCAAAGGGAATGATCTTCCGGCTAAATTCGGTCAGAATGTCAGTCGTTGTCATAAGAATCTCTCCTTTATCGAATTACAGCGTTGCTTGCAAAAAAAGAAGCTGCCATTTGGCAGCTCCTCTTTAAAGGCTAATCAGCCCCAATGCAGGTCTGGGATATATGCGAGTTCTGTGCTCGTCATCATCGGGCATTGACGGTAGTTTGGTAGCATCTTTGATGGCCCACTCAAATTCCCTAGCAATCGATTTGCGAGCTCTACGGTCCTTTATGGCGACCATATATTCGCCCAATCGTGCGCTAAGGCTATTGTATAGTTTGATATCTTCGCTGCTAAGCGTCGAGGGCTTGCTAAAATAGCTCCGAGCGCACATCCCATGCAGCGCATAGTTTGTAAGATCCAGACTCAGTTCAATACCTTGTGAAATAGTCCATTTGGCGTCCATCACTTCCTGCTTCTCAATCAGCATTATGAAGCCATTGACGAGCTCATTCCACTCGGCATCAAGTTTCTTTGCGGATTCGGTCATCGAATGATTGATCACGACAGACAAACTCTCCTCTCAATTTATGTGGCACACGCCACTTCATTTCATCTATGATACCCTTGCCGGCCCTACGGATACCATCATTCTCAAAGATTGAAAGCAGATCGCTTATACGCTTTCCAAGAGCCCGAATTGTCTCAGCGCATTCAGGCTCAATGTTCTGCAAATAGTACTCAGGCTCGTGGTCATACCTCATAATACTCTTGTATGGCTTAATGAGCGCATTGAAATACCCACTGATATTTGATGGTGCACAAGTCAGCGGTGATTTTACCAGATCTTCATACGCACTGAGAATACTTTCGCGCTCATCGAGAACAGGCTTCCATAGACTAGCCATCACGTTTTCATTTTCCTTTGGATTCACCTAATCGCCTCCATTATAGAATTTATCAAATCTTCAATTCGCCATTATGTGAGAAAATACTTCGTCAGAACTCAGCAAATTACGGCAAATAAAAGACCTCATTTTCGCTAGAATCGATTTTGAGAGGAGGGTCCGTGTGTAGACACGGACCCTCTATTTTTATGCCTCGCTGACGATGCTGATGACGTAAAAGTGCTTCGGTGTTACGCCAAACAGGTAGGCGGTATCTTCGGGAATGCAGCCATATGCACTGGGATTGAACTGGCCATATCCGGCCATCGTAATGCCCATGGTCTTCTCGACAATGTCATCTCCAATGGTGACGGGCAGCTTTTGCCAACTGAAAGCACCATTGAGCGCATAGAGGCTGCCAGGCTGGCAGGCCGGAATTTCCTGCTCCAATGCAATGAGTGCACGAGCGCCGCAGACAGTAGCACTCGGCATCCCATTCCTCATGCTGGCAATGCGGAAACCGTCAAACACGTTCAGCATCGTTCTCTCATAGTCCGGCACGGTAAACATGCACGTCCAAAATCCTTTCTTTTTCATAAACTCCTCCTCAGACGATGATTTGTAATAGTGGAATGATGATATTGCGATAATTGAATGTGATGTCGACGTCGTCGATCATATCGTCTGGCACTATGTCCATCATGGTCGGCCCGTCGAATCCATTCACACGGAAGAGCGCCTCTCTTGTGAATTCTCTATAGTATTCCACATCGAGCTCTCTTTCCTTGTAGTATTTGGCGAACTCTTTGATCCACGCATAAACCTTGCGCAGATCCATATTGCTGCCCTCTGCCACATCGACGAACTCCTGGAGAAAAGACAGCATGCCGGGTTTCAGTTTCACCAGAGCATGGCCAAAGTCTTTATCTTCCTGCACGAAGTTCTTGATGTCAATCTGGCCATTTCTCTTGAAGTAGAACTCCAGGCGAGGGCCAATCTGCAAGGCAGCGTGATATTCATTCTTGGGTCTAAACTTCAGGTGTTCTCCAAACTGAGTTTGCCGGATCGGTCTATTGACCACAAAGACGGCATCCCTTCTAATGGCCAGAATATCCACGTCCCTGTCTAAGTCATTGGCGTCGATGAAACGATTCACGGCGTCATTGAAGGACGCTTCCAGCGCTTTGGAGAACTCTTTATTTTCACGCATGAGTAAGCCCACTCGGATGAGGCGCTGGTCTTTCTCCAACGCCTCCAGCTCCCGAATGGTCTCCTCTGGCATGAGGTGATAGGTATGCATAATGGATGTATTGCCGCTCTTGATGTCATACTCCGTAATCTGGGAATTGATCAAGAGCGGCAGACCGTCGTTGGTCCAGGTCATGGGTTATCCTCTCCTTACAATGGGACTGGTATGCGCATGTGCAATGAACGACACTGCGGACGGATAGATGAATAGCACATGAGGATCCATCAGGAGGCTGTCATCGACGAGGATCTTCTCATCATGCTCCTGGTAAGACGCCGGATTGACTCCAATCATGTAGATACTGAAGTCATTTTTCACGGTCGTGAAAGGCTTCAGTTCATACATGAAATCCACAGCGCCTTGGACGTCGACAGCCATGAAAGACTTGGGCTCGTCATGAATGACAAAGTTGCCCAGGCGCGGGCGGAATCCTTGATGTCCACGGAAAGCGACGCTTCTCGCAAAGATCCGGTAGGTCGCTTCTGAGAGAGGAATTGCCACACCAGCGTGGGCAGGATATCTCATCTTGCTGAAACTCTCGCTAACGGAATTGCCAATGGTCTTCAGGTTCGGCTCCTGATCATCCAAGCAGATCTCGCAGTGGATCTGCTTAGACTCGAAGTTGGAGCAGAACGCAATGCGGGAAGAGTAGGAATTGGTGATATCTTCCCGATGCGCGTCATACATGGAACCCAACTGGTCCACATACTGCCGAGGGGTCAAAGGGATAGGCCGCTGCTCGCTGATGCGAGCGCCATGGACAGTCCCCATGCAATTATGGGTGGCTGCGCTCAAAATAATGCTAGTCATATTCTATACGTTCCTTTCTTGTAAAGCTCCAATGCAGATTCTAGAGAATGAAATGGACGACTTCTCAGTCGAAGTCGTCCATTCCCTGCATCTTCATTACTTCTTCGGGCTCCAGGTCTAAGTGTTTGCCCATGAATTTGATGTGTTTCTTCAAGGTCTTGTAATACTCCCGGTCATGTTTCCGGCTTAAGACCTCTTTAATGGTGCTCTTGTCGAGCTTGTGGTTGATGCCAACGGCCAATTCTACGCCATAGTCGTCGTTGATCTTCTTGGCCAGCGGCTCCCAGAGCTTGAAATAGAGTGGTGTTCTCATCACCAGGAAGATATTCAGGTCTTCACCGGCAGTCTTCCATTGACGATAGATGCAGGATGCCATATAGTGGATCCGTACATTGACACTCTCATCATCCAGCCAAGCTTCCAGATAGCGCTTATAGTGCTTGATCTTGATCTTGGATTCCTGGCTGTCAGGCTCCAGAATGATCTTTTGCAACGTTGGTGTTGGCGCCAATTCATCGCACTCAGCGCGGCCGCCGAGCTGCTTCATGGCCTCATCATAATGCTGCGTGGAGTCCAGAATCAGGAAATCCTTATGCCGGACCCACTTATCGATCTTCTTCTTGAAGGACTTTTCGGGACAAATGATGATCATGCAATTTCACTTCCTCTCTTAATCTTGGGATCGATCACAAAGGTGCAGAGCAACTTATGGTCAGCAGCCAGTTGCTTGGTCTTTCCAACCACTACCTTGATCTCTGCCGCAGTATTGATGGCTGACGCCAAATTTCCCAGAATCTGATTCATGCGATTGCTATTGCTGGAGATAATCAGCGTCACGTCATTGTCAAACTGATTCTTGAAATCGGTCTCAAAGATATAGTACGCGGTTTCCGTGTCGTAGTAAATGGTGCTTCCCAGAGCATCTTTGGCCAACCAGTCCATCTGGATGTTGATGTTGGACGGCTTATTGCTCTTGCGGCGGTACATCATCCACGGAGTATCGCTTTGCAGCTCCTTCTCAATGTCGTAGAATGGCATGCTGGTCATGGAACTCGGATAGAGTTTGGTCCAGTCGCTGAAGATGATGGCCCCATGTGTGATGATGGCGTCGTAGAGCACTTCAGCGATACTGGTCTCGTTTCGATTCTCCAGCTTGAAGTAGTCTTGCAGAGCTCCGCAGATGGCACTGGGCTCCATGCGCAGTCTCATATAGCGGTCCAAGATGTTGGCATTGGCCAATTCATCAATGGTCCTATTGTAGACATAGCGATAGAGCGCTTCAATGTCACCATAGTACATGCGTGCATTCTGCTGGTTCTGATGCTCCTGGAGTTGGAGATAGAATCCAGTCTCCAGGATGGTGGTGTTAAATACCTGATGATGGCCCGGTTCCATGATGATCGGACTCTCGCAGGATCTCGGCGATGTCTTCATATCGGATGCAATCCGCTCCGACATCTTCTCCAAGGCTAAAGCCGGTTGCAGGTCTTGCTTTACCGAGTTCATGATCAATATGCCCTCCCTTCATCAAATTATTCCGGTACATCGTGCTATTGAGCTGACTGAAGTCTGGTAACTCAAAGCCAGTGACGTCCTTATAGAGCGTATCTTCCACCTTATTGGTCAATCGACGATAAACGTCAATGAATCCAAAGTTCACGGCACAATGCTCACATGTAAAGGCTGTGAAATTGGTGGTATATCGCAGGTCTCTACCGCAGATGGGACAGGTCATGGCTTCTTCATTGCCCAGTCTGGGAATCAGATAACCGATATCCAGAACGACGAGCTCGCCATTCCTTCGAATGCCCCAATTGCAGAAATTCTTCTCAGCGTAGCCAATATCGGTGAAGATGTAGGCATGACTGAGCTGTTCACAAATGGACAGAATGCCGGCCTTATTGGCACGAAACTCCTCTTTGGAGAGAAGCTCGACGTTCTCTGCAATCAGAATGGGCCCATTACACTCATAAACGTGCGGAGAAACCCATTCCAGCTCGGGAGAACGCTTGAATTCTGTCACATTATCCACAATGCCCCGTCGATCGAGGGCAATCTTGTGGCAATATCCGTCAGGCCCCAGCAATCCCACTCGATTGGTGCCAGGTCCCAACTCCGAAAACTCATCGCCCACAATCTCCTTCACGACATCGACCTTTTCATTATTGCTTTCACAGTCGATCAGGAGCGCGTGCGCATAGAGCTTCTTGATGATGTCAGGCGGATAGAGTCTCAGAATGTGGCTTTTGGGCCTTTCATCATACTCTTCCTCATCGACATCTACTGCGGGTCTCCCCATCGGACGTCCACTCCCACTCAGGAGCACGTCCATCGGATCGAAATCCTCAATACTCATCGTCTTCTCTCCTCTTTACCCGCTTCATGTCTTCAAAGCGGACCGTTCCGCCATTGACGCAGATCTTGTTATTGAGCAGGACCTCTGCCAACCGCTGATCTGCTCGAAGCGCCTTATTGGCATGCTTGTCGAGCTTCTTCTGCTTCTTGCGAAGCTTCTTCTGATCCTTCTCAGACAAGCCCGGGTCATAGCCCAAACTGGCCATGCCAGTTCTGATGGCTTTCACACGGCTCTTAGCGACACCTTTGCTGGTCATCGTACCGAGAATATCGACTCCCAGATACGTGACCATCTGCTGATAAAGCTCGAGCTCGGCGGCCTTGGACTTATCTCTCAGGCAAGTGCCATCATAGAAGATCTTTCCGCCTTTGGCTTCATCTTCTTCAGCGGCAATCTGGCCTTCATGACGGAATTTTCGTGTCTCCATACGAGCCATCTGTGCCACCAGAGAATCGCCAATCTTATCATGATCGGTGAACTCGGTGTCATAGACGCCTCTGGACACGTTGGCATAGTAGTTGTCAATGAAATTCATGTTACTACCAATGCCCGAAACGGATCCGCCATTGAGCAGAATTTCACGCCGGTGCATTCTCCGATACTTATCGGTCGTGCGCTGGAGCAATTCTCGCTCTTTCTTGCTCATCTTGTGATTCAGAGCCCAATCGATATCAGGCTCTTCATCATGAGCGGGCTCTTCTTCCATGTCACAAAGCTTCTTCACATATTCCATGCAATCTGCTTCGCTAATGCCATAGGGCGCAAAGGACGGCACAATGCCCTGCTTGAGCATTCTCCGTGCCTTGGCTCTTCTTAAGATGGGACGATGGTTGAAACTTGGCAGAGGATCCTTCAAAGCACCTGCTTCTTCCAGTTCCACCGCCATGTCATAAGACCCATATTTACCCACCAGATAATCCATATAGTCATCATAGAGAGCCACCCACTCAAGATACTTGTCTACGCGCTTGGTGGATCCTCTCATCCGAGCGATATTTCGTCTGGTGAATCTAGGGTCTGCTTGGACTGCCTCCTGCCCATAGTCTTCGATGTCGATCCTGAAATAGAGATCTCCAAAATCGTTCATCAAAGGCTCAAAGAGCATTTGAGGGAAGGCATCATCCATTGCGTGTGCTGCTTGCTCTAGTTTGGCTGCATAGGTCGCATCCACAATTCTAACCCTTCTTTCCTTTGGAATTCCATCTTGGCTATCGATGGTGATGTGCCATACGTCCGTAGCCTGAAACTACAGCCTCCTTCATCTAAAAATTTGACGTACCAGATAGTTTGACACATAATGATGATATATTTTTGAAGATGCTGTCAAATTTGGAAGCTGCGTAAAATTTTACAAAATGGCATTTTAGGCCAAAAATGTACTGTATTAAAAATCTACATCCACATATCATACTATAGGGTGTTAGATTAGAATGGAAGCGCGTTGAACTTGTCATTTTCAACCGCACTTTTCTTTTTTATAGAGAAATTTTGAGGTCATTTTTAGACCTCAAAATTTTCTCAGAATTTCCAATTTAGATAAAAAATCGCGTAAATTTCTATTTTATAGAAATTTACGCGGTAATTTTACCGTATTAAAATTTTATATCCACATATTATACTATGGGGTGTTAGAATAGAATGTACGCGTGACCTTCTTTTTTGGTCACGCACGTAGAATTTAAAAATAATGAAAAATGGTTTCTTTTTGGGTTCTTTAAGAGATATAAATTTAATACAAAAATCCAGAGAAAATCCATAAAAGAAATTATAAAATCTAGAGAAATTTAGAAGAAATTTAACCTGACTAAAGAGAGAAGATCCGAAGGATCTTCTCCCTTTAAGTACATATTATTTCCATGAAGGAGGTACACAAATTGTATATCCCAAGAATTTTATTGGGAACGGTAATATCCAAACTCTATTTTCAATAAAGAAAGGAAGTAATAATCAGTGGAAGCAAGTATGTGGCCCTATACCAGAGGAGCTGTAGTAGTATACAATGCACCTTTTAAGAAAGAGGTATGCGAGAGATATGGTATTTTGGCTTCTCATCCGGTATTGATTGTCAATGCAGTTACTCCAGGACCTAGAAAGAACTATCAGTGTATGATGTGTACTTCCAAAGTTGACAAGTATCCAGGATATCGGTTCTTTATGAATGCAGCCAATCCCAAGAATAGAATGTACGATGTGATTAGATGCAATCAGATTTTTACGATTGAGACTGCCCAGTTAGGGCAGATTATTGGATACCTTCCTCCAGCATTAGTCGAGAAATGCGTAAAGGCGTATGGTTTCGAGATTGGCTTAAATAATGAGATTCCCGAGTATTATGCCAACGATGAAACGGCTATGGGATGGCTCAATGCAGGAGAAGTCAATGTACCCAAACAGCCTGATGCCTATAAGGTTCCTGGACAGCCTGTGGGATCGCATAAGAAGATCACAGTAGCTACGGCTTATTCTCCCAGAACGACATCTGATACTCCCTTTAGTGTTGGAGGTATTACAACCACTCAGCCTATCACTGTCGATGATGCAAGGGAGTTTATTCCAGGAGATGAAGAGACTTCTTCCAGTATGGGTGGACCCACTACAACGGTATTCTCTCAGAAATCTGTATCGGAAGAAGTTGCTGAAGAGGAAGCTGCTAGTAAGATGCCAGAAAAGGCTCAAGAAACTCCTATGGTAACAGCTCCTGAGATCAAGCAGGATGAGGTTCATATCAATGAGCCCAATGCCAAGGCTGAAGTTCATGCGTTGGCAGTGAAGGATCTGGAAGATGAACCGACTTTGGAGTTCATTTCTCATCGGCCTGAAACCCAGCCCAATGACACGCTACTTACTCCTGAGGATAAGCAGATGATTGAGGAAACCAGACAGTATCCTTACATCAAGAAGACCGATATCATCACCAAAGGTCTGCCTATGCTGACCATGGACGACAAGTACGATATCTGGATGGGCAGACTTTCCGGCTATGCTCTCATCAAGAGAGGCATTGCAAACTCCTCATATGCGGCCAAGCAGCTGATGATGTATGTCAACTTTAATACCAAGACCCAAAAGGATCGTCTGGTAGATGGCGTCTATCATCACAATATCGATTTGCAGTATCTGGGCGAAGCTTATATGCTGGCATTCAGAGTGATGACCGTCAGTGATGTGCGGGATATCAAGATGGGTTTAACGGCCTACGAGACCTACGCCAAGAAGTTTGGAATGGATATTGAGAAAACCTATATTGGGGAACTTCGCAAAGCCAATCTGATCATCTAAGGCGAAATTAAGGAAGCTTACTACCTCGTGTAGTAAGCTTCTTTTTTGATGTTAATGAGCGGTGGTCTTCATTTTCTTGAGATAATCGGTCATAAAAGTGCCGTTGTAGAAAGGCAGCATTGAGAAACTCTCAGCCACCCAAGGGCAGAGCTTATCAATGCGACCCAACTCTACCAGAGCATCATAGTCCACTACATGGACAGAATGCTTCTGAGGCTCTGCTGTGGTAATGCAGTCCAGCAGATTGGCCGACGGTGTATTCTCCAAATCGACGTCCAAGAGGAATCCCAGATGAGAACTCATGGTTCCAGGGATCTCCTCAAAGATGGGAGTAATGCTGGCATAATTCGCGATCCGATCTTGGAGATCAGTGCTCAGTTGCCGCAGCATAACGGGATCTTCAATAGTGATTTCTTCCAAAGCTTCGCGCAAACCTTCCTTACGAACGCAGTCGTAGATGAAAGGCAGATTGACCCGAGTCTGCGGAGAAGACACGGTATTGGCAATGACGCTGTACTGACAATGGCCCTGTGGATAGGTGTAAGTGCCTTTCAGGTAGTTGGTGGTCGGACAGTCTTTGGCCAGCTCCAGCATAATGACCTGGGCATTGGTATGAATGCAGAGCGTTGCAACCAGCTGAACGTAGACACCGTAATATTCGATTTCCCCACGCTCTTTGCCATAGAGAGTTGCCAGAATGCTGTTAGGTGTGACACCCTTTCTGACAGACAGGATCCGCGGAATGTCGGATCTGTGGATGCAGACCACCTTCTCATGGTTCAGATTGTAGCAGTAGTCTCTGATTGCGTAAGGAGCAGTCTCTATCTGGCAACTTTTCTTGAATAAAGAGAAAAGCTGCGCTTCATGATCCAGATTAGCCATCGTCTTCCTCCAATTCGTAAGCGTCGTAGACATAGAGAGAATAGAACTTCTCGAAGCTGGGAATCACTTCACCATAGTTCTTCATCAGATAGGTGGTGAACTTATCCAGCATATCGAGAATCTTATCGCCGGACCCTATGGTCTCTTCCGAGATGCCCACCACGATGTAGTCCTTGGACTTCACGTTGATCTCTCCGCCATCGCCACAGACAATGATGATGAGACCAGAAATGGGCTTCAATAGGTCAGTCTTGCACATGACAGCCACAGCCATCTGGCCATTGGCGATCGCATTGCGTGCCGCCGTATTCTTGGGAAACGTTCTGTTGATGTTTCGTAAGACGTCAGCAATGCTCAGCATCGTGACATCCATATCGATCGTTGCGAAATTGATTTGTTTGACCTTCTCAGGGAAGATCTCTTTGAGCATCTGATATTTGGGATTGCTCGAATCCAGAGGCTGACCCATTGATAAGGTCCTCCTTTCAATAAACTTGATAATTCGTTTCTCAGATTATTAAGTCGTATGTTAATGGGTGATTTTCAGGCATACCGGAGATTTCCACATTTTGATAATCGGCAAAATACTTGAAAGGAGGCCATTTCTTATGGTCAATTTGACACAGCATGACATGGTGAATGGTGCATATTGCACTTGTAGAGATTGCGAAATGACGCATCTCAAGTTCGCGCTGTTGAAGCTTTTGGAATACCTGGTCATCTTCCTGATCGGTGGCACAGTCTATGTGGGAATTGAGATCCTTTACAGGGGATACAGCCACTGGTCCATGTTTATTGTGGGCGGCATCTGCCTCATTGTCATTGGACTACTCAATGAAGGGCTCATTCCATCAAGCTGGGGCATTATCAAGCAGATGCTTCTAGGAGCTGTTATCATCACCTGCATTGAGTTCATCACAGGATGTATTGTGAACCTGGGACTTGGACTGAATGTTTGGGACTACAGCAATCTGCCGTTGAATATCGCTGGGCAGATTTGCTTGCCTTTCTCCATCATCTGGTTCTTCCTGAGTTATGTAGCAATCAGAGTTGATGATGAGATCCGTTATCGCTTCTTTGGAGAGGCCAAACCCAAATACGTTCTCTGGAGCACCAAATGAGATCAAAAAAAAGAGACTACTACCATGATTGGTAGTAGTCTCTTTCACGGGCCCGCTCAACGGCGTTCTGCCCGAAGTTTATAGACCCGGTCCTGGCCGGCCCGCTTCATGGATGCGCACCACATGAAGTCGAGGCCGCCGATGGTGCAGCCTTCCTCAAAATCATAATTATCCCGTCTGGTATCGCGGGCGAATCGATCATAGCATTCCAAGGCATAATCCTTGTCTTCACCGGTAATGCCAGCCACTTCGAGAGCTGCGGTGGTTGCTTTCTTCAGCTCGTCAAGTGAGGTGGTCTTTGCTTTCTTTATCAATTTTGAGCTCATTGATAATTCACTCCTTACTAATATAAAGTAAAGTATAGATGTGTCAGTTCCAGTGTTAAAATTTAATACAGATTTAGCTCTCAATGTAGGCGACTGTCAGACGATAGTATCGAGGGAAAGTTGGCGGCAAGTCTATACTGGCGGTAAACATGAAGCCATAGCCGCCTGCAAAGCTTGCCCATTTCTCAGTATCATCTTCAGAGTATCTTGCGCGGAAAAGGAAATAGCGATAATCGAGATATACATGAAGTTTCTGAATGAAATTGAGCTTGGACTTTCGGAGACACTGATGAAATAACGTCTTGAACTTCCTACGAGACAGATTATCTTTCCTTACCATGACAGTGGGTTTCATAATACACTCCTTTCTTGATGAAAATGAAGCTACTACCTTTGATGGTAGTAGCTTCGCCTTAGGTTAAGTAGAGATCGGAAAGGGACTTGATGCGCTCAATGGCTTGGGCCGGTGTATGGCCGTCAAACTCGGGCGCTCTTTCCAACTCCTTGCACTGAAACATATCCCAATATGGATCCACATCGTAATGATATGTGGCCTGGCCCTGTGGGGTCTCGATACCCACGATGAACATGCCGTCATACATGGGTTCATTTGGATCATTGTGTTGCTTGGACTTCCAGGCCAGTTCTCTGAAAATGGGGTTATTCACCAACGTTGCAAAGAGAATGGCCCGGTGATGATAGAGCTCATTGAAAGTATGATAGCCGTCAGAGACTTCTCCCACTTCATAACCAGCATCTTTAGCTCTACTGATGATCTTGCTGATCGATTCCGCAGTGTAAGGGTTGGGAGCAGCCATCTTTTGGCTGAAATCATCGAAACTCATGTCAGATTGGTCCTTTCTGTAGTGATGTTAACTAGCAATGCCCGTGGATAGAGTCTCCTGGGGAGGTAATGGCGCCGGCTCTTCACCGGCTTCAATCTCCCGCTGACGGGCCAAAGCATCTTTCCATTCCTCCGGAACTTCAGGATAGTTAAATCCATCCACTTCCACATAGGTTACCAGAGGGTTATCCAAGATGTCCGATTGTATCTTATTGCACTTCCGTGAAAGGTCCACCTTGAGCTGGATAATCTCTTTCACGTAGTCACTAATCCAGGGTTCATACTCGTTGGCAAACAGATCGTATCTTTGATAGATATACTGCAGAGGCAGTGCAATCCGATCAGAGTGTACCAGTTCATGAGCAGTCACCGACAGAGGAATGAGTCCAACCCAGCCCTTGTAGTGCAGGTCCATGATCTCGTCCGCAATCAGATAGGGGCTCAGAGATTCATCCAAGTCCTGCCGCTTACTAATCACCGTATCGGTAATCCAAGAGAGCTGGAACGGCTCATGATGGATCTCGATGGAGTATTTCTTCCCGTTTCCATTGACGATGCCCGGAAACACTTCGCAGTGGGACATGTCAAAGTGCTCTTTGAGATACTTAATGTAATCTCTATATTCGTCAGAGGATCGCACGATACGTTCCACCTTGGTGACGAACTTGCGACGTTCTCTGGCGCTTCTATCCATGAAGCGAGGACGCTCTGGTCCCTCTTCAATCTGGATGTTAAGGGTCTGCCTTTCCCGCTCTACACGGGGCTTTGTGGCTTTGCTATTTCGATAGAGTACCATCACACTCACCTCACATTAAAAACGGCTTCTACGAAAAATAGCTTACGTAGATGTCGTGAGTTACTGATGTCTGACGGAGCACTTTTTGAAATTTGAGGCACTTTTCATTTTCGTGAAACATCTAAGAAATGTTTGTAGTCTTGCCCGCCCGCTCCTTAATCCTCTATATAAGGTTGAATGCGCCGCAGGCGAGCGCGCCGCCTGCGGCGGCTTAAGCGCCTTCATGGCCAACGGAATTTTAGTGCCATTTAACGGCAGTACTAATGGTGATGTGCAAAGTATCACCACGTCATATAGCGTATCTGCTACGGTTACGGGAGTTACATCTCTGAGTACTGGCAATAAAGGATCGACACGAGTCAGCATCAAGTCATTTGATAGTGTCGATGCAGATATTGCTATAATTACAATGCCGCAATTATCGGTTGCTGGTACAACATATTTCAGGTCCGATAATACGCAGTCTACAGTATGCTTATATTGGGAAATTACAAATTACAGTAGTTCATATACAAGTAGCAAGAGCAATATCGTTACGTATACGACAAATGGAGCATCTGCAACATTAACAGTTCCATCGTTTCGACTGATGATTACGCATACAACTAGCCCAATCGCAATCTATATCGTTGTGTATTGGACAAGCACGGCTTCGGGAGATCGGTATGGCGGTGGATTTACTGCAAAGACATCGTCCAATATCACATTTAATTGCCGGCTGATCACTTTTGCATGAACTAAAGGAGACTAGAACCTTCTAGGTTCTAGTCTCTTTAAGTCGCCTTAGAGCATCGCTCTCGTGGGAATGCAAAAGCCAGTATTGGCAGCTTCGGCGTACTCTTCGGTACAGCCGTAGTTATTGGGCACGATCCGCCCAGTCCACTGGCTATTCAGCGCTCCACATTCTCTGCCAGTCAATCCACCATAGAAGGTGCAATTGTATGGCATGTGAATCTGGTCATAGTGATCGGTGGAGGTCATCAACTTGGTGAGCTTTTCGGCGTCCATGTACATGCAGAAGACGATATAGGAATCATCTCGGCAGACATAGATGTCATAGAAGCGATGATTTTCATCCCTACTGGAGCTCAACTTGAACTCAATGGTGGTTCCTCCAATATCACTTGCCAGATAGTTATTGGTCATCTGTGCCATCTCAAAGAGGACGTTGGCAGGTGTGGTCGCGATGTGCTCTGGATAGTACCACTTCACAGACTTCTTGATCTTCATGAGATCGGTCACCAGCCGGAAAACATCAGAGATGAAAAGTACGTCCATGGACGGCACTATCAGCTTAATACGCTGGAAGCTCATGTGGGAAGCCAGAGCGAAGGCCTCCTTATAGCAGCCAGGCGTTAACAGGATCAGAATCAGCTCTTGCTGGTTCTCATCCGTGATTGCATAAATGCTGTCCCCATAACACCTCAGGTCCGAGTAGGGCTCTCGATAAATACCGATATACCCTGCTGTGCATAATGTAGACATGAGAAATGTCACATCCTTTCACTAAGCAGATAAACTACCTCGTGCGTTACAGGGGTGTTTTAGTGGAGCCGTTATAGGAGGACTCTCCCTTCATGTAGGGCGCTACCATGATGCGCAGTTTATCGCCCAGCTTCACCGTGCCAACCAGGCCGTTCTCATAGACGACCTCAATGCGCTCTTCGCAGGTCTCCACATCTCTGATGATGCCCACGGACTTGACGGCATTGACCATCATATCAATGTCGGCCCAATCTGCCGTCAGAGGCTGATCTGTCACGCCATTGATATCCATGAAGAAGTTCACGGTGGGATTGACCGGCCGGTCATCAATCAGCACGATGGTATTTTCGCATCCACGATACTGGTTGGTGGTGCCAATTCTGGTAGAGTTCAGGATAATTTCATGATTCATAATACTTACCTCCCTTAAAAGTTGGAATACCATGTTGTCATCACGGATCTACCTAAAGAGTATGTCTCTTAAAGTGCGGAGAAATACGTCCAAAAAACACCCTCATAACGTCACAACGTTCAGAAAGGGTGACTCTAATCTTATGGCAAATCCGGATATTTCCGCGAAGTCATTTCTGAATGAGTTGATGGACATCTCCCTTCATCTGATTTGGAAAGATCCGTATTATGTGGTGGCCAATGAGTCGGCAGAGACCAAGATGGAAGCCGAAGCCTATGTGGCTGCTCGTAATGGCGATCTCTATTTTAACTCGGTTTACCAGTTTCATGAAGAAGTTCTTCAGGGATTCTTTCCCGATCCGGATGAATTGGCCATTGTGCTTCTCAATAAGAGAATGATTCCCGATGAGCTGCGAGATGCCATCGTTCAAGCTGAAGCAGAATATCTGATCGACTATTGGGAGAATAGAGATGGTGAGACCAACGCCTACTATAGAATGCTGTTTGGTCTGCCTCCCATAGACACCGATGAGTCTGATTATGTCTATAATACCCGTTACGCTGATATCGATATGACCACGCCCATCCATAAGCTGCCCTACACAGAGCGGCTGAAGTTGGAGAATCGTGGCTATCTGGACGAGCTGATGGCCGAAGAGGCCAACGCTGATAAACTCTATCTCAAATACCTCGGCAAATATCGCATCTATCCCTATGTGGCACGGCAAGCTGAAAACTTCCAGCTGCTCTATGTGCAACCTTCCAACTACGACTACCTGCGCAATGACTTCATCGATACTTATGAAGAAGCACGGAGAATGGTGATTCGTGTCTATTACAATGACGCCTATCGCAATAACTCCCACCTCTATGAGGGCTTCTTGGGCATGTGCATTCTCTTCATTACCCAGCAGCGAATGTATGCCAAGTATCTGGAAGCCGATGTGGACCGGAACTTCTATGACCTTCAGTCCTTGAAGCTGGTCTACGATGCGTATGGGATGCCCTTCTACTCATCCATTCCTTTGAAGTATCATGAGAAGATCGTGAAGCACATGAATGAGCTCATCTCTTATAAGGGCTCTACGCAAGTCTTCTACGACCTTTTCGATCTATTTGACTTCGGTAAAATGGACGTCTTTGAATACTTCTTGGTGAAGGAACGTAAAACAGATAGCGACGGCAATCCTGTCTTCCGGGACAAGGACGGCAATGCACTGTCTGAAGAGGATAAATGGAACCTGCGCTTCGCCAAAGTGGGATGGAAAGATAACAAGTTCGTCGAGGTCACTGACCCTGACAATGTCGTGGAGTATGACAAGTTGACGACCGTCGATCCTTACTGGGTTGAAGATAGCAACTTGAAGAAGAAGCTCTATGAGAGCGACTGGAACTATTTCCATTCCAAGTACATGGGCGTTCAGCTGATGTTTGAGCTGTCCAAACTTCTCTTTGAGATGTGCTACTTCCTGCATTTGCTGGAAGATAATCGCTCTACGCTCAGCAAGTTGACTACCTACTACTCCATGATTGCCGAAGATGTACCCATCTTTGATATGGTGATCTACACCATCGCCGTGATGTGCAAGAATGCTGGCTATACTGGAGAAATTCCGTCCGACCCAGCGTCCGTTGCTGCCATATACGGCTTCAACTTCAAGGAATATAACTCCTTGATGAAGATGGGCACTGAAGACATGTCTGATTTTGTGGTCAACTTCAAGAAAGAATGCACCGACTTTGCCAAAGCCAATGCTGCTCTGGCTGCCGATGATACACTTCTCTGGTTGATTGATCACATTACAGGAGGCGCATTCAACTACCTGGGAGATGATTTCCCCTATAACGAATGGGGATATGCTCCCAGTCCTGTCTTTTTGAAGGATTACTGGCCGACCCGCAATAGTGTGGAAGCCGTTCGATCCTACCTCAAGGGAACCATTGACGTCCTGAAAAGTGACGCCACTCTGTCTGAGTTTGAAATCATTCAGCTCTATCAGAGGCTGGTTACCAAAGACAACTATGAATTCAAAGTCCTGACGGATCCTTCCTTGGGAGACCAGGGATATGAGACATTCTTGCTCAAGAATAGGGACTTTGATGAAGAGGACGTGCAAACTCTGCGCAATGCAGTGATTGCATCCTATGAGCACATGCTTGCCTGGATGATCAAGTTGCTTGATACCCGGAGAGCGCTCACCTATGATCCTCATATTATGGAGCTCATCAATAACATGAACGTGGATAGCGTCGATGACGTTGATCGGCTCTATAAGAATATGGAAGAGCTGGACGAGTACCTGTCCTATAGAATTAGAAAGGCCCAGCATAAGGACGAATATGAAGCCTTTGCCAATCTGCGAAAGATCTTGATGACCACCCATCTGGTGACTGAGACCTTCACCAAGCGGAATGGAGAAGTGGCTTCCACCTATGAAGACCTTCTGCAGGATATCAACTCCACGCTCTATAATAGACTCAATAACGATGACCTGGATATGGAGACGGAAGAGCAATATGCCATCCAGACGCTAATGAAGCTCTGTGATGATCTGGAACTGATGGAAAGTATGAATACAGATAACATCAGAAGGATCGTCGAGCATCTCTTCAAGATTCTGGCCTTCATCAAGTCTGCCAAAGTAGACCTGACAGAGTTCCAGATCATCTACCTCATCACTGATAGAGGCATGAACTATATCAAACTCATTGGTGAGCTCTGGGAGCAAGATGTTACACATCTGCCCTGGAAGGTCGATCCCGATAAGTTCTATCTGTTGGATAATGGAATGCCCTGGGCTATCTTTATCGTCCAGTATTTCTTAGACAGAGTTTATTTGGTAGACCAAAAACATGCCATGAAAGTCCAGTACTTGCTGACTTCCAGCTTCGAAGATTTGACAGATTTGCTCCTTCAAAATGTGGAGCAGTATGGCTACTCTTCCCTGGAATATCTCTTTGACTGGTTGCATGACGAAGTCCTGCATATCAAGGTACTGGAAGATGCGCGGTTCTTTGAACTCATCAAGACCGACACAGAAGGCATGACACCCACCAGTGACTTTGATTGGAGTACGACCCTGAAGCAGATTGGTGATATGATCGTGAAGATCGCTGACGGGATCATGCTGCAAATCAAGAATAATCACTTTGAGTTGACAGACGCCCAAGTGGAACATCTCGATCTCATGACCGATGAGTTCCATTTGGCAGTCATCAATGAAGAGCCTATCAACGACGCCATTATGATGCAAGATACCCTCATTAAGGTGGAGGATTCGTCAGAGGACGTAACTTGATGGCTCCCAAACATCCTGATAATCGTTTGAAATAATAAATTCCTTGTATGAGGAGGCTTTCCCTTATGGAAAATATCCGTATGCTGAAGGATGCCATGATTCCCCTGGACAAGATGATGCCCAAGCATAATCAAAATTCCAAGGTGGCCAAGGGCATTCTTTACCGTGACGACGGCGTGGACGGTTTTGGACGCCGGATCTTCACCAAGGTTGCTGAGAATACAGTGACGCTGGGCGGCGCCATCGCTGCGCTGGAGCGTCTGACCAATGTGGAGTCCTCTTTCAGGCCCAATACCCTGAACCACATCATGAGCCTGAATGACGGCTACACCTACAACCTGAACTCCACGCCCATCGCTCTATTTGGATGCGGCATTGGCGGCGCTGGCATGACCTTCGGCGATGTTTATGATCCCGACGTCAAGCAGAATAACATCGCCCAGCTGATCCCCATGATGGTGTCTGCCAATGAGCTGACCGGCACTGAGGCCGACAAGTACATGATGCGGACTACTGTCAAGACGACCGATGGTACCAAGCTGAACTGCTGGTATCTGAAGGAGTTTGATACTGTCGCTCGTATCACTTCCCTGTGGAAGGATGCGCCGGCGGAGAACGAAGATGGCTCCGAAATTGTGGAAGACATCTCCGACAGCGAGTCTGAGAACGGCGTGGAATCTTTCGCGCAGTTCAAGTTGGCTCTCAACGATGATGACTGCCGGAGCTACTTCGAGGCAATGGGCATGCTGCCCCAGGCCCGCTTCAACAGCATCGGCCTGTACGTCGGTGAAAAGGTGATCCTGGACGACGGCAGCACCGATTACGTGAACGTGAGCCTCTTCTCTGTGGTCAATATCAATAACGAGGCATTGGCCGAGAGAAAGAGCCTGGTTTACTACTACAGAGTCTACGCCATGATTTAACGGCAAAAAAGAAGACTACCATTTCTGGTAGTCTTCTTTTCAGCCCTCCAGGATGCGAGTATGCACCCAGTAGTTCTTCATTTTGTAGGAGCGATCTTCCGTTACATCGGCGATAAGGCCGTCGAACGGATACTGGTAAGCGAGCGCTTCTTCCTCACTATCGAATTCCACTTCAGCGTAGTAGAACTCCGAAGCCGAGCCGGCATCCACACGAGCCACCACAACTTCATGCCCGTTATCATTGTAGACCCGAATTTCTTTCTGAATCGGATCCGCGCCGAACTCCGCAAACATCTGCTGCGTGAACTCCAACCCGACCTCTGTCTCAATCTCGGTGCGAGTCAGCGTACCCGCACTTTTATAGGTGAGATGGCACCTGGTCTCACCATTGCGAGACAGAGCACGGAGCCGAATCTCCGGCTTCACGGTGATGTAGATCGCCGAACTTTGGGACGTACTGACAACCTCAGCATTGGGGAAACCGGATACGAGGAACTTCTTCTCGATCTCAACTGGCAATTTGTTATTCATGGTATGACTTCCTTCCTTTTAGTATTTCATATAAATGATATTTGCTCAGGTTCTGGGCAAATACTGGAAGTCAAGTCTGGTTCCAGAGACTGATGAGAGCATAGCCTCCGTGATTTGTCACGTCAAGACCATCACCAAAGACGCGCTTCATTTCTGCGTTGGTTGTGCTGGAGTCGCCTTCAGCGATGATCCACTTCTGGGTCGGATCCCAAAACTCGCTGCCTTCATGGTCAATGGCATCCACCGTGAAGATGAGCCCTTTATACTTCAGCTTATAGCGAGAGATATGCATGGGCACGAGCTTGTACGTGCCAACCAGTTCATTGATGAAAGCGCTGCCGGCTTCTGTCGTGACAAATGTTGTGTAGAAGCCATGTCGAGGCCCGATGGTGACGCGACAGGGTCCATCAGCATGCAGGACGCTGGGCGCCGTGAGCCTCCGAGGCTCCGTCAAGATGGGACGGAACTTCTCCACTTGAAGATAGCGGTCAATCATATCTAGGAATACGACAGCACCCTCTTCATGCTCGTAATATTCGAGCTCGGGCACTTCCTCTGCACGCAATAGCCAACGCTTCGGTGCAGTATGCGGTTCATATTTAAGAATCACTTTTATGGTCCTCCTTCCATTTGATATCCTTAGGTTCGTAGGTCACTTCAAGTATACGGTCTCTCCGTAGGATTGCTTCAGTGATTTTAAGAGCATTCACAGGGATATCGTATTTCCGATCTTCCAGATGCATTTTCAGCATTTTATTACTGGTGCGGATGGCAACTTTATCATGCTCTTGCAACCACTTTGCCGTAGACTGGAACGTGCCGCCATCTGTAATGGCCAATCGTACATGAGCCCAATCAAAGTACTGACCAGGAACGGCAGTTCGGACATCTTTCTCAAGTACTACATCTTTGGGCGTAATGGAGTGGAAGACGCCATTCTTGATCAGAGAGTAATCAATGCAGTTGCGATCGATCCATGCGATGAGCTCTTTAATGGGCTTTCCATCAAACTCTTCAAGAGCTTGCCAATGTGTACGCAACCAGGGCCTGATGCCGCTATTGTGGCCAACGTCGCTGCAGATCTGCTGGAAAGTCTCTTCGTCGCAGTCCTCAAAGCATCCAGGAAACAGCGTATGAACCATACGAGCTTTAAAATCTGCGTCTCTGTGGTTAATTGCCCTTGTGCAGGCAATACAATTATGATCATTCAGACACCCGTGGCACCCGAAACGACGTTTCCATTTCTTTGGATAATTTTCATTCATTGCCTGATGTTCCGTGGACATGAAAAATCGCACATTGCCGTGAGAGGATACGTAGCAGACTTTGTATAGCTTCAGTTGGCTATCATATATCTGGATCACTGGATTTTTAATATCGACTTTTTCGGTGTAGAGTTTATAAGGCATTTGAGTGTGCCTCCTTTCATGTATTTCTCTTGGGAATGATATATGGCCAGTGATTTAGGCGTTTTAACATCCCCATAATCCAAAATACCCAATGAAAGTTGGTGTGTAAGCATGGCTGTGGCAAGCGCTGCCATCAAAAAAGAGCTACTGAGCAAGACTCGCCAAGAACTGACGGTGTCTTTTCTCATCTCCAAAATTGCCAAAACCACTAAAATTGAAACAGATGAAAATGGCCGACGCCTTTTCAATGTGAAACTGCCGGAGTGGGATCTCCAGGCCAAAGTCCACCTCAATCCTCATGAGTACATCAATGAAGAAGCGGTCGATACCACCATTGGTTCCATCATCGTCAATAAGTTGATGATTGAGGGCTACGTGGAGTCCGTGGTGGATAATCACTACTACAATGAGGTCATCACCAAGAAAAGCTTTCAGAAGCTGCTGGATCGAATCACCAATGCGTTGATGGATGATAAAATTCCCCTGAATCCCAACGTGGTGAAGTTCCTGCAGGCTTTTGAGTTCTATGGCTTGATGCTGGCCTCTGCGGTATCGCCTTCGTTGACTAAGGGTGTTATGTCAGTACAGGATGAAGTCCGTGAGAAGAGAGATGAACTCTTCGCCAAGTACGATGACCACCCGACCATCAATGAAGCGGTTAAGATTGAGGACCAGCTCACCAAAGAGGCCGCCAAGCTTTTGAAAGATGATCCCGGCATGACCCTGTTTGACTCTGGTTCTCGTGGATCCTTTGATGACAACTACAAGATGATGTCTGTCATGGTTGGTCCTGTGGCCGTCCCTGGCAGTACTAAGTATGATGTCGTCAAGAATAACTACATCGATGGTGTTGAGAAGTCCGACCTTCCTGCCATTGGTAACACCATGGTCGCTGCTGCCTACTCTCGTGCTGTGGCTACCGCTGATGGTGGCTATCTCACGAAGCAGTTTTATGCAGTTTATCAGAGCATTGCCATTGACGAGCCCGGTACTGATTGTGGTTCCAAAGGCTTCCTGCCGGTGTTTCTGACACCCAAGAATTACGCAGATTACACTTGGCAGTATATCTATGATAATGGCAAGCTGGTTCTGCTGGATGATAGCACCAAAGACAAGTATATGAATAAGACGGTCAAGTTCCGTTCCCCCATTGGATGCCTCAATCCCAAGCTCTGCAATAAGTGTATGGGAGAGCGCTTCTATAAGTTGAACATCAAGAACGCTGGCTTGACTACGGGCCGTATGCCCAACTCTATCATGAACGCCAGCTTGAAGAACTTCCACAATACCAAGGTGAAACTGACCACAGTGGATCCCGACAAGCTCCTCATCTGACAGAAAAGCACCATAGGCTTGATGGCCTATGGTGCTTTTAACTTTTTCCATATATCATTTTGGTGAAATCTAATGTAAAGGAGCTTATCAAAATGGCTAAAACAGTTTTACACCAGCACAGTTGTGATGCATGTCATGAGGTCGATACTCATCTCATGTATCAATACACCGAAAATGGAGAGATGCATGACCGACATGTTTGCACAGATTGCCTTATTGATGATATCCGGAAAGCTTTCCTCGGATACGTTGGCCGGAAGATCAACTACTTTGGGAGAATGACGGATACGCATCTGCGCGCTATCAGCCTCTTGGATATCCTGGAGTTGAATGAAGCCATGTCCATCAATCTGGAGTTTGCCGACGTCAAAATTCAGCGCATTGAGCCGTTTTGCACGCTGCAGATTGAGGTTTCTCCATCCGCTACGGCCATGGTCGTCATTGTGCGCTCGACCCTCAATAACCAGTACCATGCCTATCCCTTCTACGCTAATAACCTGGCACATATGCTGGACATCGTAACAGATGTCTTCAAGAAAGAATTTGAGGGGAATACCTACGGGAAAGACATGATACCCTTTTAAGGAGAAGTACCCTATGCATCATATCCTGAAGCAGTGCATCGTCAAACCAATCTTTAATTACTTTAAAGAAGGGCGGTTGTGGCGCATGACCTTCGCCGAATATTTCAAGCAGATGAGTCCCTCTAGCATTCAGAAGGCCATCGATGCTGATCAGGCTAAAACACTCACGCCTGCCAAGTACGCAGAGCGTGTCCATTTCATTCTGAAGATTGCCGCAAAGGATCCCATTCTCCCCGGCATTGATGGGATCGATACCACCTTACTCAATCAGATTCTGGTCTATTCCATGTATAAGATGGACCGGGTCAATTTCCTGCTGGTTTCTGGCAAGAAAAATATCAATTTGCACTCTGATGAAGTGCTGAGCATCGCCCTGAGTGACGACGCGATGATGCGGTATTTCCCGTCCTTGGATATTCGCAGGGAGTATGCCACCACGGTGCTGATCACCACCATTCTATATTTGGTGGCCATGCACAAGAAAGTGGAGGCCAATACCCTGCTCAATATGTCGGCGGACCTGAATGCCAAGTCACTCAATGCGGCTGTCGACGTTGCACGGGATATGCTGCAGGATTGCAAGCGCTTTGGCAAAGGCGCCTATGACCGTTACGTGTTGCGTTTCCTCAATGAGACACGGCAGAGTGTTGGGACGGTCAAGACCCATCAGCGTGCATTCTAACTGCCTGGTAAACACCACGCTAATGCCGTGTTTGCCATATTCACGGCGTCTCCTTTAGCCAATTCTTTCATCATAAAGAATTCGCCAGAAAGTGCCGCCTACTCAAATCTGGGTAGGCGGCCTTTTCAACCATAAAATACTAGGGAGGGATTATGTTTTGGAGTACGTAATCCGGCCCTCTGCGTTGACCTCCATCTCGCAGAGCGCTAACTTTTTTGATGCCCTCTCGGCATGTGAACAGATGGAAGCATCTCCCGCCACCGAACTCTTTGGGTTTGGCGATCATGGAAGTCCTGCTTTCATGCCCAAAGGCGTCGATCTGCGCAATATCAGCACCGGCTCTGGTAAACTGGTAATGAGCGCCATCGATAACCTGGATCATGCCATCTCTGATTGGGAGCATCAATTGTCCAAGGAGCTGAATAACGCCATTGGCGGGCTCTTTGGTGCCAATAAAGACAGAATTAAGCTGCTCAGCGCTGACCTGAAGAAATATCAATCCTTGGCCGCCGACGCCAATAAAAGATTGAAAACTCCCGGTTTGACTGAGCAGGTAAGAGCGGATTTGATGCAGCAAGAGCAGACTGCCCTGGACCACATGGAGCAGACAAGAGCTCGCATCAATGACCTCAATGCCAATATTCTCATTCCCAATGAGATCATGCAGGCCGTCAATGAGAGCACTGCTCTAGCCAAAGAAGGTCTCAATCTGGTTGTGACAGAGTATGCCAGTTATGAGCGTACCATTGAGTCGAAGACCAAGGTCGCCGATTTGCGGTTTGGGATCATCAAGGATGATGCTTACATCAATGAGATGAATAGGCATCGCATGAACTTGACTGATCCCTATTCCGATATCTTGCAGCGACTCAATACGATCACCAAGCAGGCTTCTCAAATCAACGATACCCGCATCACTGGTGCCAAAGTGACTACACCTGTGGAAAATGCGGTCAAGTTTGATCTGGTAAGAGTCAGGGCTCTGACGACCATCTATGAGAAGTATAAGAAAATCACCAGCGATATTCATCAGCGTCTCAACGTCCTGCGTGCCGAGATGCGCTTGATCATGTCTGGGAAACCTACCAAATACAAGCTGACTTCGGTCATGATTGCCCAAGAAGTTGTCTTCCTGACGACCTTCTGTCTCAAGTTCAGCGATATGCTGCTGCTCTATATGAGTCCCATCATGGGTGTGATTGAGTCGGCTGGTAACGTGGCTTATTAAAGGCAGTGAACACCCCAGTACCTTGACGGTACTGGGGTGCTTTAAATACCCGGTCATAGGGAGTTGGGCTTCTCAGAGGGAGACGGGGCCAGGGACAGGCCTCGTGGATGTAAGTGCTGGAGGTACCTACATTGTGAGTCGACCCAGGGTTAGAGGTCATTGGAAAGAAGCCGTGACCAGGTAAGTGAGGTGCGCCGGCCTACGCGTATGTGGAGACGGACATCCCCTTTGAACACGCACACGATCCGGTTAGCTGATAGTTTACCGCTTATCAAAAAATAATACAGATCTGAAATTAAGAGAAAGGAGGAATGCCGTTGATGCACGACATTCCTCCGTTTTGCTGGCCGGTGTTTAACCATATATCATTTAGCTGAGTATAAAGCATTATGCTGCTATGCTCATCATCTTATAACCTCATATCCAATAGAAAGGAGGCGACAGGTGATGACTATCAAGTATTCGATAATCGTGATCGAAACACTGGAAATTTCCAGTACACTTCAAGATAACCGATTTGCCGAAGCACGCGAACTCAGAGCTCGCACCAATCGAGCTTGGCATGAAGCGCGCCATGGCAATCTGCTTGAGGCTGCAAAGATCGCACATCAATACATAGGCGCAATTTGCTAATACTCACATGGAGAGAGCTGGTTCATCAGTTCTCTCCTTTTTTGGCTCAACACTGGCGTGAACCGCATAGGCCTAATAGATTAGAGTAGCGTTCTGACGAATGTTAAAACCTTAATGACGACATGCTATTTACAATTCGCGCCACCGTTATACGAGTTAATACCAAATGATAATTATCAAAAGAGACATTGCGTGACCTACGCAATGTCTCTTTAAGGATAGCTTTAGATGTTATTCAACGCCCAGAATGCAGCGATCTCGTCTTTAATCGGCATCATCTTCATTTCAACTCGGCCATTCATACGAGAAATGTACATATTGCGATCTGGCGCCAAATTACGAGCAAATCTTTTACCTAAATCGAGGCCATAAATACGGAACACGTTCGTTTGATCACCATCGAAATCCGCGTTCATCAGCTGGATTATTGCCGTTGGGATAGTAAGGCTCTTATCCTCAAAGTTATGCTTCACGCGTTTTACAGTTACCATCATGAAACTGCCGTAGTTAATGGAAGGATTCTCGTTGGTCACGTTAGTTCGCTACGCCAACGCAGTTCTCTAGTGAACTTCTACATGTTACCATGCAGGACAGATCATATCACCAACTCGTAGATGCATGAACGTACCTACGAGTCGCTTCGCATTTCCCTTTGAAGGAATTACGACAGGCTAATGTCACCTATCAACCTACCCCAATAGCTTGGGCGGTACTCTACTCGGTTATTCACGGACTAATTACTCATTCCGCTATCCTTTCGATGATCGTTGAACCTTTACCCACAGTACTGTGAGCACTTGGCTGCTGATTTTCCTTTGATAAAGATGGAATATCTAAACGGAATGCATTGTAGATTACCAAAGGATGTCCCAGCAGTTAACGAAGTTTTCCTTACACCTCGCGATGCAAGGCCGCGATATTCACGGTTAATGAGAAGCCAGATATACTGGCGGTCATTTTTGATAAGCTTTTCCATGAGGGTGTAAAACGTGGGATTGTAATGGACCTTAGCGCGCTTCCACTCGTTATTGGCCTGCGCCGCCGTCACGTTCATCTCCTTGCAATACATATTACAGAGCTCATAGCGAAAGAGCTCAAGCGCTGCAATATAGGGAAGCTCAATCTCATTGGAGCGAAGTTCGCCAGAGTTGGGTGTGATGATGTTACGGCAGCACCAGTCGTAGCGACCGCCAATGACCTTAGACTGGATAACGCCTTTCTTGCCGTCCATGATCTTGAAGATAGCGAGGAAGAGTTCCTCAATCTCTTTCTGGCAAGATGCCAGGAGCTTATCAATCTCAATCTGGACGTTTTCGTTAGCGCTGTCTTCCAGGTCAAAGGTATTCACCTTATTGGTGGTCTGAATGATAGACTGGAAGTAGGTATTCACTTTCTGCTTGAAGAGCTTTTCATCTTTAGCTCCAGGCAATTCAATGCGCAGAATAGAGCTAAAGACAGGAATGCAGGAAGTAAATACCTTATCACGGTCAGCACGGAGCTCATGGAAGATGGCGGCTTTGGCGGGCTTCTTCTTCTCATAGTAGTCCAGTACTTCCGTGAAATGCTCATAGAACCACTTCATGCCCTTTCCCACAAAGGGATGAAGCTTCATTTCGGCAATCTCGCGTTCTCTCAGTTCGTACGTATCATCCTCAGAGCCATCTCTTTTCCGATAGGGAGATCTTAAGAGACGATCCAGAACGGGAGTTCCATCCACCTTGCCAAGAGCGTCGGAAAGCTTCATGGCGTAGATGGGAGAGATCACCTTTCTATTATAGTCGAGCATGATCCAGCCGGTCTTTGTGACATCGGCTTCCACATACTCGACAGGGGTACCGCACTGCTCGCAAGTCATGCCGGCATACATTTTGCCAATATATTTCCGGCACTTGCAGGAGTAGCGCTCCTGGAAGGCATTTTCATCACCAAAGTCGGTTCCCCAGAACTCAGACTGGAGGCCGTTCGGTATTTTTCTTTTCTTGGAGTCGTACGCTTCAGCGCTGGAAATGCGAATGCCTTTTCCTGTTACCAGGTCAGCATAGCACTCGAAGTCCAGGTCTAACGTTTCGACGCTGACTCGCTCAATACGAGTATCGTACATAAACCTCTCACTACCTTTCTTGATTACCTTTCAGATTTTGGATTTTGCGTGTGTATAGGGTATCCAATTACTTCCTAATGTACAGAAAACATTAAATTCTCACCTCATCTTTCAGAGAGATGATATAGCAACGTTTAACTTTAAGCGGAACTGCTCTCTAACACCGCAATAATTTACGAAGAATTGGAGGCAATGTACCATGGCATCGACAAATACGACTACGGTCACTACAGAAGACCTCGAGAAGATCTATAAGGTCTGCTATCTGGTGCTCTCCAAGTTGAAGGGCAAAACGGACCTAAGTAAGAAGAGCTGGCCCACTATTCTCTTCTCTGTGATCTGCGTCTTGGGTATGATTGGAACCTTGGTGTTCTACATCATCACGTCCAAGATTGCGCCGCTGATGATCTATATGGCATGCGCCATTCCTGTGTTGGCTTTCGGATTGGCACAGTTCAGCAAGAACCTGGAGACGCTCAATAAAGAGTATAGTGAATACTCTGCGGCCATGTCCAAGTTGCTGCTTGCACTGACCAACAGCTCCACCGAAAATGTGGACGAACTGACCAGGGGATTGGCTGCCTTGATCTGCGCTGCCACCACCGTGGTAGATTCCAAGGTAGACAAGGTCACCTTTGGAGATCTGACCCAGATGGACCAGTATAAAGAGGCGCATGTTCTTGCGGAGAATCTGGCCACTGTCAAAGAGACCATTGCTGGTCTCAAGAAGGAAGGTCTCGATGTCGAAACTTTATTGGCATCGCTGGACGAAACTTCCTCTACGGAGATTGAGCAAACGTACAGCGAGCTTACCAATATGCTCGATAATATGACGGGTCAGGGTGTAGATACGGGCACCTCTTCCAAAACCGATAATTCGACCAAAGATGTGTCTCAGACGTCGGAATCTGCTGATGTCTCAGAGAGCGTTTCTGAATCTGAGTCACATATCATTGAAGTAGAAGATGACGATTCTCGCGAAGATTTGAGTATCGTCGTTTAATCATTTACATGCAGAAAGGACGAATCTAAAATGGCAGACATCGTAAACGGAAAGAAGATCGATCGTAAGAAAGATCTCTACAACCACGTGGCGTTCAGCGACCTGTACGCCTACAATGACCCCATCTCTAGCATCTTAGACCTTTCCAAGACCATCATTAGTAGATACATTGAGAAAGGAATCAACGCACTCAACGTGAAAGGGCCGGCCGTCTTTACCCGTGATAAGCTGGTGAAGATCCCCGTAGATCAACTCCGCGATGAAGAGGCCGACCCTGAGAATCCGATGGAGATCTATTTCTCCGTCATGCAGATCATCGAACCCTATGATATTGGGATGAGCGATGAAACCCGTTCCAAGATCTTTGAGCGGCTAATGAAGTTCATTACCATCGGCCTGTATCCTCTGGTGTCCGCGCCCATGAGTGAGGACAGCATCTACGACACCTTCGAGAAATATGACGGCCTGACTCCCGAACGGGAGATCATCGGCACCATCGTGGATGCCAACATGATTGGCAAATCCATCTATGCAACCATTATGTGGAGCATCGACTACGCCAACGATCTCAATGAGGAGACGCTCTATAATAAGGCCGGCGAACTGCGCCTGCGTGACATGACTGCGACGCCTGTGGTCTGGAAAGAGCGGGATAGCGCTGAAGTTACCAACTTTGGAATTCCCATCTACGAGTTCAGTCCCATGCGGATGACTTTGGCTGTTATCAATCACACCGAAGGCTTCAGCGATTACATCAATGAGGCCGTAGTGACCGGCAATCTGCGTCTGGACTTTGTGGACCACATGCTGCAACAGTGCAACCAGACTATGTCTGAGATCACTAAGCGCATGATTGAACAGCCTGACCCTGAGCCAGCCGAAGTTCCCGACGTTCCGGTCATTGATGCAAGGGTGACCAACGAGTTTGGACATCGGATGCGTCTTTATGATGACCCGGACGACTTCACTGGCGTCTATGATGACGAACCTATTATCTGAGCAACCAATGAAAGGACTCAACCTACCTTGGGTTGAGTCCTTTCCTAGTAAATTCACCTGGAGGAAATCCTATGGATATAGATACCATTTACACATTCATACTCGTTTTTGTGGGCATGATAATCTTTGCAGGGTGCTTCATTGAAGAGTTCAAGCAAGGCCGTGATGTTGCAGCTATCTGCTATGCCATCGTCTCTATTGCACTGGCAGTTATGGCCATTGGCGTTACAGTTTTCGCGATTTGGAATGGAGCTATCTGAGATGTACATAGAAGTGATCATAGGCTTTATCGTGATAGTGGTCCTATCCTTTATAGTGGGAGTGATTGCCTATCTCTATAATAGGGTCAGATTCCATCGGGACTTTTATAACTCGCTCTTCTGGGGTGTTATCCTGGGAGTGGGACTTTTCACGCTCATTATGCTGGCCATGCTGATCTTAGCTTACTTTAAACCCGTCTAGTCGTGGATTTCATCCGCATATCATTTTAGTGTAATAGATGAACCTAATAAGACGGGGATGAATCCTAGCGGGAGTTAGGGGCCGGTGATATCAGTAGTCATTACAAAGAAACTGCTGTCCTTCGCAGAATCTTGATCGGGTAAACGGATGTTGCCTCACTATGCAGAGTGAGCTGAGCAAGGTGAAATGATATATCCTGCTCCTTCCGCAATCTACCCACGAATTTCCATCCTGATCAAGATGACGCCGAGGCCGCCTTGGGCTTAACCCTTGGACTTCAGCAGTTTCTTTTTTTTTTGGCCTTATGAAGCTCTCAACCAGAATTTAAAGATTCCGTGGATTGACTTATTCAAATCCTTTGCAGAAAGGAGAATCTCACAAGAAATGGACGAGAAGAAACTGAGTTTGGAAGACGTTAAGAGAGCACTGGAAGATCCTTCCGTCAAAGGAAGTTCTGCTAGCAATCTCATTCAGAATATCTCTAATATCTTGGGTATTCAAGATCTGGAAGCTGTCGACCAGAGTGAAACCGACAGAGTTCGCCACATCTATTTCCAGGCCATTCGCCTGGAAGCAGATGACTGGACAGACATGCCGGGTACTGGTCCTCAGAAGGGCATTACGACGTACGTCCAGTTGGCTCCCTTCAAGTTGAAGTGGATCCCCGATGGCACATCATTGGTAGCAGACGTGTTGATCGATAAGACGGACTTTGAAGCAGAATGCTTCGATAAATACATTCAGGGCATGGCCGTGAGAGGCAAGAATATCATCTTCTATGCGACTGCTGCCATTCCGGTGGATATCGTGATTGGGCTGAAATGCGTGGATGCAAATGGCAATGCTGTATTTGTGCCCGATGAATGCTACCGCAAGAAAAATACGAAAGGGTGATTGCGCAGGCAATCACCCATTTTAACACCACCTTAACGTGTAAATCTCAATGGAAAGCGGTGAATTCTTCACTATGGAAAGTATTTATACATTGGGAACCAGCAGTGCATCTCATACCTACGGCAACGTAGCGTCTTGGATCAAAGAATACCTGCTGGACTATTTTCCGCAGAACTTTTTCACCTATACTTACATCGATTCTAAGGTGGCATGGAAGAATATTGCGGAGGTTCTGGGCAATGGCGAAGATGAGATCAAGAAACGGCATTATCCCTTCATGATCATTACGCCCCGCTTCAATCAAAATCCCTCCGATAACTTTATGGCCAATACGCCTCTGACCATCAACATGGACAACACGGTATCGGGCTTGAGACGGAATACGCTCTTTCCGCTCATTGAAGACCGGAAACGGCAGATCGAATTGGCCTATAAGCTCAACGTAGACCGCATCGAGTTTGAAGTGGAGCTGAGACTGCTCAGTTTGGCACAGCAGCTGGATGTCTATAAGAATCTCCAGAATCAGATCATCTGGGATAGACCGTACTTGATCAACGTTGCCCTGGAATCCATGATTCCCAAAGCTATGATTGAGTATATTGGCAAGATTGCAGGCATCGATATCACACAATCGACGCCTGAGAGCAATCAAGTGCCCCTGATCATGCACTATCTCAACGGCCATTCTCGGCTGCCTGTCACCTACAAGGTGAGAAACTCGACCTCGGTTGATGAGTTCTTCATGTATTACCGAACCAGAATGCTCTTGGATTTCTCTGAGCTGAATCTGGGCGATGGCATGAAGAAGAACTCCATCAGTGAATACTATACTCTGACCTTCAGAGTTACCACAGAATTCAAACTGCCTGGACTTTATGCGCTCATTGGTGACCATTATCGGAAATACAATGGGCTGAAGTTCGATTCGGTGGTTTCCACACCCAGCATCGGTGGCTTGGACATGATCCCACTCTATACTTACACCAATCTATATGATAGAGATGACATGAATTCCGCCGATGGCTTCCAATTCTATACTTCAACCATCGTCCAGACTGACAAGGACAAGGCTGGGCAAGATGAGATTATCAAGTTGAATGAGATTGTGCCCACTGACCATATGGCGGTGCTGAATAAGCTCATTCATGACAATGTAACTCCTGAGACCATCTTCCGCTTCCGATTGATCAAGAACTCCCATGAGCTGTTGGTCAACTGCGGAAATGAAGAATACGTCACTCCCTGTGAATGGGAGATTGATTGGCATAGAAAACGCATCGTCATTCACAATACAGATCCAACGGCAACTTATCGGATTCTGACATATGCCAACTTGGTTCAGATCAACCAGAAGTATGGCGAGATGCAGGATCATATCAAGAGAGACGTTGGCAAAATCTAAAATAAGCCCCCATTTCATGGACTGAAATAGTTCGTGAAATGGGGCTTTTAGGCGTATATTATTTACTTGACAATGCCAAAGAAAGGAGTATTAAAATATGGCAGTAAAAGATCTATATGTACCCTATGAGGACTTCAAAGAGTTAGTCCATCAAACAGAAAGCGGCCTGATGCGTGAGATGATCAGACGCTTCACCACGCAGTTGGAGCAGAGATGTCGCATTGGCGACGATGACCTGCATCGCCTCGATGACATCACCAGCTGTTATCTCATGTACTATCCCTTCACATCTCCCTTTGACCCGGAAAGATGCTGGTCTACCAGTTCTCGCTATGTGAAAGAGCGCGAGTGGTTGGAGGACCACAAAGGCGCACTTGACACCTACACCGAGCTGCCCATCTTTGTAGAAGGCAATCGATTTGCCAATTACTACGAGAGAAGGCTCAAGTACTTCATCTCCAGCGCTATGAATCAGGAAGAGCTGGCGGCCGTTGAGGATTATCCAGTACTGCTGAATCAGGGCAGAAACTGCGCACTTGTCCTCAAGAATACCGAGCATCTCATTGAGGATCTGCAAGTCTCCAAGTATGGATATCTCTACTTCAGAGACCGTCATGAAAGCGTTATCCAGACAATCAACGGCTCTTATCTGCGGCCCAATAGCGCCGAAGATCTGTCCGATTGTCCTGTATATTTCCTGAGCTGGATGCAGCTAGCCGAACCTAAGATCCCCAATCCCGACCGCTATATGACGGCAGTTCACTTCAAGGGCGAGATTGAGCAGCGCCTGGAAGACCAGCTCAGAATGGGATGTACGACGCTCTATCCTTATCAGTGGCTGGAGTATTAAGCAAATATCATTTCAGTAGAAAATCCTGAAAGGAGTTCATTCAATGAAAAGACACGAAAGCATGCTGGAGTTCCAGAAGAGACTGATTCGCGTAGCGCTCCGGTCTCCCAGAAAGGAGGCAATGAACCTGCTCGGAATCGTCTGGAGCAATCTGGAGGAATTCATCAGAGTACGGATTCCACTGGACGACCACAAAGAAGATCTGATTCCCAAGTTCTTCGAAACGCTTGAGCTGTTTGATTCCGCCATTCAGCGCAAGTTTCCCAATCTCTACATGAGCAACGACCTTGACAAGGCGGACGATGCTCGAGAGATCATCTATGGATGCGCTCCCGATGCGAGTCCAGCGGAGCGTCATGAAGCCGCCAAAGCCGTCAGGGACGAGCTTTGCAATGCTGATAATCCGATCGGCCTCTTTAGAAATGGGATGTTCTATCACGTCAACTTTGTAGATAGACTCCTGTCAGAAGACGGCGAAGGGCTCTGCGTGGGCTGGTATCTGATCGAGGGAGACTCTGCCAAAATTGGGCCTCCTGAGAACACAGAGGACGAGCTGGAGTCCTTCATGCAAATCAGCAACTGGACCAGATCCAGAATGAGCGCGTTCCCCGATGTCAAGTTCTCGTTCGTGCCGACGGAATTTGATGACTGCCCGCAATTCGAGTATGAGAAAGGCGACCCTGATATCATGCCGTCCGGCATTCTGCGCTATACCATCAGCTACAGGAATCCGCTCTTCCTGTGCTTTGATCAGGTTGCAAAGAAGATCCTGACAAGCGGAGAGCAGATCATTGACGATGGTATGGACTATGAGGCCGATCCGAGTGATCTCGAGAGTCTCCGGAGCTGCATCGTCGACTGCAAACGGGGCGTGAATACCAAGTTCGAGATGATCAGAACCGGATTCCGTGATGAAAACCTGTTCATCAAGCACCTGTATGCGAAGCTGTTTGGCATCGATTATGAGTCCAATAAGCTTACGGAAACCCACGAAGTTGTCAAACTTGCTCAGAAGATCCACCGGGGCAAGAAGAGCAGCGTTCTGAATGAGGCCTGGATGACCATTTACAGAACTGGCGAAGACTTCACTGATGCCAATTATGCGTTCATCATGTTGATTGCGGCGTTGCTGGGCCCCGATGCGCATTTCCTCATCGAGTGCAGAGCCAGAGGCGATGAGAAGAATAATCTGCTGCTGATGGACGCGCTGAAGTACTTCGATGCTGATGTGCATCTGATGGCCAACGGTTATGGCGGCTATAAAGTCCATGCGAAGATCTGGACGTTTGCCATGACCAAAAATCATACGGGTAAGGATGCTGAGCGTAAAGACCGCGTTTATCTGACGGCGTATTCGACCGGCAACTACGTGGAAAGTGCGCAGCATGGATTCTCCGACACGATTCTGATCGAGGAGTTTACCGCAAGATATCCCGCAGACCAGCCCGATTCTATGAAGTTCTGGAACGAGGTAGGCTTCCCCAAGAAGACGGTTATCGATCCAAATCCAGATCCGGATAAACCGACGTTGGACTGGAAGCCTGGTACGATCAGAAAGCGGCTTCTGGAACAGATCAAAGCCTCTACAGCTATGGCCAATCTCATCACGTTGAGCGGCGAGTCTCGTGATCGGGATTATCCGTTCATCTTCATCAAGGTCAATCATCTGACCGATAAGAAGATCATCAAAGCACTGAAGGAAGCCGCTAAAGCTGGCGTTCTGGTCAACATCATTGTGCGGACGACCTGCACGATCAATACCCAGGCAATACCCAATATTCACGTCAGAAGTGTCATGGGCAAATATCTGGAGCATGACCGGATGTTCCTGTTTGGCACTGGAAAGGTAGATGAATGCGTGAGAGTCAGACATGCCTACATCAGCACTGCTGATCTGATGCCGCGCAATCTGGATAACCGGATTGAGTTCATGAAGCGTGTTGATGGAACGGCTGCAGGTTTCCTGCTTCACGTGTTCCTGACAATGTTTGAGACCAGCAGCATTCCCGAGGCTGGTTTCTTCAATTTCCCCGTCTAATAAGAAAGAGAAGAGTGACTGCAAAGTCACTCTTCTTTTTTTTGCTATCTTGATGTGTTACCGGAACTTCCGATTAACCGCGTTGTAAAATCACACGGTTTACATTTCCATAATCGAAGGAGGAAGATAGCCATGGCACTCGGTCAATATCAAAGAATCGAAGTAGGATTCGATCTGGATGATTTCCATAAGCCGATATGCTACTCTGGCGTTGACGCTTGGGTGCACCAGATTCTCCAATTAGCATTGATTGAACCTGGTACCATCCCTTCGAATCCCACGATCGGCATCGGCATGAAGCACTATGACTTCTTGATGATGGACGATCGTCGGAAGTTGGCGTCTGAAATCAATCGCCAGACTCCCATTTTCTTTCCCGACATGCCTTTTGAAAGCTGCACCGTGGATGTCCCGTCCGATGCTACGGCAGATCAGGACATCATCTATCTGTATATGACCTTCATAGTCAATTCTTCTCTAGAGACTGTGGTGGTTGCAGTTAAGAAGGGCTACCAATACATTGATTTCGCAATTGCTATGTGAGATTGATTCCGAAATGAGGATTGTCTTATGTCTGAAATGATGAATAATGACCTGGAGCAGAAAGCTGCTGCCGCGCTGGCACGTGTGAAAACTGCTCAGGTGGAGTCTCCCAACATTGCTCCGCAACCTGACGACACCATTGCCCCGCCTCCCTCTGAAGAGGAGATGTCGAAGCTTGGTGCCGCAACTTCTACTGAAATCGATAAATCAGTCGCTGCTGATCCCGATGAAGAGACCATCTTTGCGGGTTCGTCAGCGGTCACTGCTCCCATCACCGAAGATGACGAAAGCGTGATCCTGACCTCTACGGCCAAAGCGCAGTTGGGCGATATGCCCGCTGCTGACCAAGACGCGTTCCTCTCTAGTCTAATGCCCGAGATTGCTCAATATAAGAAGCAGCTCATTCTGGAGCAGGGTATGACCCCTGCCGAGGCAAACATCGCCGCTCAGAATCGGGCCAAGAATAAGGCAGCAGACGCCAAGAAGACCTGGGATGAAGAGCATCCCGAAGGCGTCGTCGTGACCATCGACAAGTCTCAAGAAGATAAAGTCGAGTTCACCGACGAAGAACGCCAGAAGATGGTCGTTTCCAAAGCGCTCAAACTGGTTGTCATTGAGAGCCAGGAGCTGGAGACGATCAAGGTCAAGCCCAGCTCTGATACCATCGCCATGACAGAGCTGCGGGACATCTGCGGCTCTCTGAGCCAGTATTCTGTCCCTCTGCTGGAATATGGCGAATATGCCACCTTCGCTGGTGCTCAGACTGGTGCACTGGCCAACGCCATCACCAATGAAGATGACGACATGCTCGATATTATCGAGAAGAAGGCGTCTCTGCTCTATAAGTACTTCGTACGCGGTACTGTGAATTCCCGTACCGTTGTGGAAGGCAGCAAAACTCGGGATATGACCTACGAGGAGTTCTGCAACTGGTACAAGTACGACGACATGGATATGGGAGTCTATGCCATCGTGACGGCCTCTGCTATGGAGGTGTCTGAGAGCACCTACAAGTGCCGCAATGAAGAGTGCCAGAAGATGTTTAACGTCACCTACAATAACAAGTCCCTGCTGGATCTCTCCGGGATTCCTGACGAGTTCAAGCATCGACTGGAAGATGTGGATGCCGCTCGGTCTTCTGCTGATAAGATGCGGACGCTCCATGAGCGCTATTCTCATGGCACCCGTGTGAAGTCTCCCGTCTCCAAGAATATCTATGACATCTCTTCCTGCAGTATTGCGGATGCCCGCAATCGGGTCGAGAAGTGCATGGATCAGCTGGACGGCACCAATCTGATCGACTTGCTGCTGCTCCTGTACATCGAATGCATCTATGTCTATGACCCGGCCACCGATGACTACGTTCCCAAGAGCGTCCGTGAGCATCCCAGTGAGGCCTTCGATGTGATCTGCCACATTCACCAGGTGGATCTGGAGCTGCTCTACAAGTTTATCAGTGAGCACAAGTATACACCTTCGTTCAAGATCAAGGTGAAGTGCCCGCATTGCGGCCGCGAATCCGTCGATCCTATGAACGTGGATGATATGATTTTTCTCCATGCCCGCGCTTCATTGACGGAGATTCAGTAATGAAGCGATTCATGGAGTTCGTAGACGACGTACTCGATGAATTTGACGGGCAATTACGATATGACGATATTCTCCATATGACCTACAAGGAGATTGGCTACATGAGAGAGCATCGCAAGAAGCATCATCCCAAAGAAGCCAATCAACTTGCCAAAGCGCTGATGAATGCACCTTCAGCGTAACGCACGATCCATGGCGCTTCTTCCTGGCGGGAGAGTATTCGCATAAATAAGGAAGGAGCTAATCCAATTATGCAATCAGCAAATACTGCCGCTCATTTTCTGAATTTATGCGATCGGCTTGTGATCGTTTCAGAATTGGTGAGCGATGAAAATCATAACCTGATGGGAGAGGTCTTTGACTCCCTGATGGATAGAGGCTATCCCTGTCTGGCACAGTTCTGCTCAGACGCTTGGGATATCAAGGACGCTGTTCATCTGTCAGTGGACGTCGGTGAAGAAGACTGCACTTTTGCCGTTACTCACGCAGATGATACGGCCACCTTGCACACTTACGCCAATCTCGATTTGGCGGTCTGAAAAAAGAGTCTACTAGGAAATTCTCCTAGTAGACTCTTTAAATCTCAGGTGATGCTGTAAAGATACCACACGAAGGGCAGAATGATGAGCTGAACCGCATGCAGCGTCTGATCGATAATCAGATTGATGGCATGCTTATTGGCTTTGGCGTCGTCGATCTTATAATGTGTCAGCGCATAGACCAAAACGCAGCAGAGCATCCAAGCTCCATCGATGAATGCCGGTATTCCCTTCATATAGATCACGTAGACAAGGTAGGGCAGATTGATGGCAATACTCCACTGGAGAGTATGTGCCAGAAGTGCCGCCTTGTAATCATTCTCGTACATCTCGTTGTAATTGGGCTGGTTCTTCCACCATTCTTGCTGCTTCATAGAAGCCATGATGCCCTGGTGACCGAAATCGTCACGAATGTGCATGTATACCGAGAGGATAAATAAGACGAACCACATAAGAGTTCCTCCTTTCACGTAATTAACGACTTTGCTATTCACATATTATTTAGGTGAGTCAAGTTAAATAAAGGAGGTTTACTTTTATGGCTCTATCTATCAAGCGCGGTGCTAACTTAGAGTATACCGCAGGTATCACCCACGATACCAGATTCCACAGCGACGACGTCTTTGCGACGGCACTGTTGACTATGGTGGCACGCTACCAGAACGGAATTGATGTTTTTGCGGACAACGACGCATCCTACAAGAACGACCAGCCGGAGTTCACCGTAGCCCGTCTGCCCATGAAGATCGCCGAGGCCATTAGCAGCGCCTATGATTCCGAGTACATCCCCGGCGAGTACCAGCGCCGACATCTCGTGTTTGATGTTGGCAATGGCGAGTTCGACCACCACACATCTCCTCGTTTGACCCGGGAAAATGGGATTCCTTACTGCGCATTCGGCAAGCTCTGGATGGCTTTTGGGCCATACTTTGGGCTGCGCCCTGAGTACGTCAACGCTTTCGATGTGGATTTTGTGCAGTACATCTGCGCAAATGATAACGAAGGTGTACCCAATCCCATCAGCTCTACCATCAGCCTGATGAATACGGATGACCCAAAAGACGATGAGGCGCAGCGCGCGGCATTCGACGGCGCCGTAGAGTACGCATACAAGACTCTGTGGTTTCAGATCAAGAACCTGCTGAAGCGTCAGGAGCAGTACAGCGAAATCACTTCCGGTGGTAGGAGCGTCAAGTGTAAGATGGGTGGGAGCGTCGTCGTGTATGACAAGTACTACACCGCCTATTCGGTCGAGGAATTGCGGCCCAATGATGTCGCCATGATTTATCCGCACAATAGAGGCGGCTGGGCGCTGCAGTCTCTGTGTGACCGGAAAGGCCCTGGCCAGCGTATCAATCGCTGGAAAGCTCCTGATGACCTCTGGGGCAAGCCCGAATGGGAACTGCGCCAGAGAATCCAGGGGCTGCGGTTCTGTCATGCGTCTGGGTTCATGTGTACCTTTGACGACTACGAGGAAGCGCTCGCATTCGCGATGGACTACGTGTAATGCTGAAAGAAAGAGCTCAAACGAGCTCTTTCTTTTTTGTGATTTGTATGAAATAAATTTCCATAATTTTCCAATTTAATAGTACATATAAGTAACAGTGATTGGCTGGGTGATCGGCGACGGAGTCGCCGCTGGTTATCGAGTCCTCGCTCCGCCCAGCCTGGTAAACCCGCTTAAAAATTTACGCAGCTGCGTGCGCTTGGATCATTGTGCTCTGAAGCAGTCCTTACCTTGAGAGCGAAAAAGTCCTTTGGGAGAAATCCCAAAGGACTTTTTCAACGCTTATGAGAAGCTAGTAACGATAAATGCTGTAATAGATGTGTCTTTTCCATAATGCTGCATTTTATCGCTTGACATTAAATATACAGCGTTCGATCCATTAGCATATACTATACAACCGACTGCCAACGGCACGCCGCTGAGCTGCAAACCTGTTTGATCGCAATACCATACTATAGCTAAAACTCCATTTGGGGATAATGCAATTGCTGTTGAATTTGAACTGCAATTAGATGAAAGCCAATAGCCTGTCCAATTCGATATATTTGATGTTACGTTTAGTGCATTACATGAAATGACTTCTGCCATGAGTTCAACGGCGCCGGGAGGCGCCGCGCGTCATCGACCTACATGGTGGTTCGGCCTAGAGCGCAGTTTAAAATTTATTCCGGCCAAATCCGCTTAGATCGTTGCATTCTGAAACAGTCCTTACAGGACTGGGATTTTATCTCTTAATCGTCAGAATGTCAGCAAATACCGACGGAAAACAAGGCCATAACGTCTTAGAGTATAATAACGAACCTTTTGAAAGGGCGTGAAATAAGTATGGCAATTACCGAAGAGCAAGTTGGCAATGCCGTTGACACTGTCAAATTTGCAACTTTGGTCAAGCAGACATATGGCCGTTCTAGCTTGACGCGCAATGCCAAGGACACCATCGCGCAGTTCCCGGTGATTATCTCAGCGGGTATTCCCACTGATGATGCTGTCATCATTGCCAAAGCCATTGAAGCGCAGTATGCAGCTTTGATGGTTTCTGTCATCTCGGCCAACTCTGACTATGACCGCGGCAAATACAATAACCCCGCTGACTATCTGCGCACTTTCCACAATAACGGCAATATCCCCACACTGTTCCGGACCATGGACTCCCAGCTCCCTGAGGATGTTCATGCAATCGAATGCGAACTCGCCAGTGCTCGTACGATGTACGCCCTGGAGAGTCTGGTCGACAAGGATCTGGTGATGGAGTGCTGGGATAGCGTCGATGATCGTTTCAATACCAGCTCTCTGAATCATAGCTACAGACCTGAGAAGCACACACAGGATGCGATGGAAAGCGTCGTGAAGAATCTGCGTGCGCTTCATCGTCCTGCCATGGAAGCCGCTGCTGACGATGTCCTGGCTGCTGCAGGTGTGGCTGGCAATCGTGCTGGTAAAGATGATATGGGTGCTCCTACCAAAGCTGATAAGGTGCAAACCACACAGCGTATGGTGGCTCGCATGGATCCCGTTACCAATACTCCCGTTCGGAACGCCAAGAAGGAGATCATCTACGATAAGGTGACCACCAAAGATGAAGTCGTTCGTGCTCCCTCTGCAACTGGTCGTCAGGAAATCGTGCGCAATGATAAGCTGACTACCCTGGAGCCCACGCTCATCAATCTGCAGCTGAACTCCCATCATGGCAATGCTCCTGTCATCACCCACAACGTGGTGATGGGTGTCAAGGCCATGATTCGTCAGATTCCGCAGCAGTATATCGTCTCCAACCTGATTGAGGGTGTGAATAACTCTCGGGCCATCTTTGGGTACGTGAAGTTCACTGAGCACCCTGTCCAGACCTTGATTGATCTGGTGACTGGCTGGAGCACTGCACGGGAGACCGCTGTCTCCGACAGAGATATGCGGAAGTGGATCCAGGCACTGAAACGCCGCAAGACCAGCGATCTGATCGGTAAGATGGCTTCTGGTGAAGGTATGCCTCCTCTGACCACTATCGTGATCACTACCTATGAGGCAGAGCAGATCGCCGAAGCGACCAATATCGATCTAAACGATCCCTATGCGGCAGCCAAGCTCATCTCCAAGTATTATCTGCTTGGCTTTATTATCTATGATTCTGCCACGGGCAAGGTGAAGTCCATCTTTGATGGTGACTCCAACTTCTCCGTGACTACCTTAAATGGCCTGAAGAGCAAGCAGCAAAAGGATCAGGAACTGACTCAGTTTGCTTCCTTCCTGCGAGCTTCTGGCAGAATGTGAGGTGGAGAAAGATGAATCGATTCGATACGTCCATGAAGTCGTACCATATTGCCTTGGAGTCTTTCTCCTCCATGGCATTGGACCAGCCAACCAGCGATCGTCTCACCTATAAGAGCGCTGCTATGGAGGCCGTCACTGGTGCCGACTCCGGAATGGTGCTGGATAAGCTCTATCGCAATATGACAGCCCGTTCCACCATCAACTTCGGCAAGATCCCTGAATCACAGGGCGATCTGACCAAGTTCGTGCATTACAGAACCATCAAGAGTACGCTGTCCCTGCTCAATAGACAGCTTGCTGAATACAAGATCGTCGAGCTGGAGCAATCTCAGCTGCTGCATGATAACATCATTCGGCTGCATGAGGACTTTGCCTATGGTTTCAAGGTGGACTCTCAGTTCCTGAAGACTACCTACAACACCATGGTCTACTCTCTGGTGGAGATGCTCAATCTCTGCAATGTTGTCTATGTGGACATGCTGAAAGCCCAGGCTGAAGGTCGCCAGTTTGACTATAAGCCTTACAGCGATCTGCTGCTGACCCAGAATGTGGCCCGCTTCAATGAGATGGTCAAGTCTGGGGAATGGTCTACCATGATGCTTTCCATCCGTAAGGATGCTAAGAATCTGATCAGCGTCGTATATGACGGCTCTTACAATGACAAGGGCAGCTTGCTGCATACTCTGGCCGGTATTACCGGTACCGTGGGCATTCCCGGTCTGGCTTTACATGGTCTGGCCAACTCCAAGGTTGCCAAGGCATCCATGGCCGCCAGAGGCGATACCAACGTCAACATCTCTGATCTGACGGCTGCTGCTAAAGCTGGTTGGACCAAGGTCACCAGCACAACTGGTGGCAAGATTGGCATTGCCATTGTGATCATCATTGCCGTTCTCTTTATCATCAGACAGATCACATTTGCGATCTTTCGTGGTGCTTACAAGCTGGATGACATGATCGATGACCAGAATAAGATCCTGAAAGCCCACATTGACAACTACTACGATGCAAACGATGCGTCCAAAGCTCCCGAGAAGCAGCGTGCCATGTATGAGCGTCTTGCTGGTATTCAGGAAGGCATCCGTACCAAGATCCTCAAGGGTGATGCAGAAGGCCGTAAGGCCATGAAGGAATCCAACGCTAAGGATTTCTCTGCGTCTGCCATGCGGAATGACCCTGTTTCCACCGAGGACGCATCTGACGAGGTTTCCCTCGGGTAATTCATTAAGGAGGCACTTTCTATGCCCATTGAAACGTCTGGAGCATTGCAGCAGAGCAGCGCTTATCTCAGCGGCCTCAAAGCCGTTATTGAGGAGGCCAGCTCGGCGACTTGTGCCGCCTATGATGCAATTGCTAACGTAAAAGACTACGGCAGCTTCGACACCGCCAAACCCGCAGCCATCGCTGCTGTGGATACGGCGTTGGCGAGCTTAACCGATGAAGTCGCTACCAATTTCAGGCTCTGCGGAGAGACACTGAATGGTGCTGCCCACGCCATCTTTGAAGGCGTTGCACCTGAAGAAGATCCCATCACCGAAGACGGCCTGAGCAAGGTGGATGAGTACCTTCCCACCAACTCTCTGCACCAGCCTGCCTATCTGGAAATCCATGATCTGGCACAGGCCATTCATGAGGCCATGCAGAATGGACAGAATCCTGCCGATGTGGAGCCCAATGACTTTATGTATCGGGATCCTAACCAGATGCATGGCCGTACCATTCTGACTCGTACCGTCATCTTCATGAAGAGACTTCGTGAAGCTGAAGAGTCTGATTGGGTATATTCCATCTTCAACATGCTGGAAGGCATCTCTACGCAGATCGAGCAGACGATCCGTCCGACCCTCTTTGAGATCAAGGATGCTCTGGAGTCCGATCAGTTGAGAGCTGCAGCCATTGAGCTGCTGAACGACCCCACCAATGAGCAGGCCTATCTGAACACGATCGACCTGATGCTCAAAGGTGTTGGCGTAGCTTGTGGTTATCTGGCTGAAGTCAAGAAGGCCGTTGAGTTTTATGAGAAGCTCATTGGCTGCTTGACCGAGACCGACGATACCATTGCCAAGGCCTACGTCCTCTACAAAGAGGCCAACGAGACCACTTTCTGAGTTAAAATCTCCTAGTACCGAATTGGTACTAGGAGATTTTCATGTCTTATAAGGTATCGTCCAGCATACTCATGACGTATTGCTTGAATCCGGGAGACTGCTGGAAGAGCTTGTCCATGAAGGACTGCTCGTTCGTGTCGTCAAAGGCAAACAGATTGGAATCACGATGCTGTCTGATGATAGAGTACATGGTATTGGGCTTGGGCGCTTTGATCCACTGATTGGTCACCGAGAAGAGATCCTCCGTAGGAATACGAAGGCCATCTTCAAAGATCATATCATGCGCGCTGATGCCCATAACGCCGCTATATGCCAAGTTGATGAATCCATTCTCATCACTCAGCACATCAAAGCGATCGGTGGGGAAGGGTAGATAGACTGCTTCGCCCACAGAGTGCTCGGTATAGCTTCCATTAAAGGTGACCTTGAAGTCTCCATTGACTTTCTCAGGGATTTGACCGTCAACTTCATCGCGGGTACGCAGAATGCCATTCACAAATACGATGATTCGAGTGGGATCATCTGCGCCGCAGAAAGACGGAATCACTGCTTCGGTAGACTGGGAGAGATCGGGAGCCACCGCACGACGCCAAACATTGGCATTTCGCACTTCCACGATGTCTCCGCTATCATATCCTTCAATCTTGAGAGCCAGATCACGAGATCTTACTCTCTTGGAGAACTTCTGGGTGCTGGAAGTATCCATCAGGTCGTAGCCTTCGCTGGATACAAACACGTTACCAGCACGAACTGTCATTTCAATGCCGTCCTTGGTGGCAATGACAACGTCATCATCAGTTTTCAGCTTGGTGCTGAAAGCGGTCGTGGGCTGAATGAGACGGAATACCACGGACCGAAATTCACCTTCAGGATGGGTATATCCAACTCGATTAGAGATTCGAGGGTCGAAGATATTGATGCCCAAAGCGTCCCAGTCCACAAACTTCTCAGGAATCTGCACCAAGTATTCATCGGCGTAAATACCGTAAGTAATGTCTTTGGGACTGATACGGGTTCCTTCTTCATTGGACACTACCAGATCGTTGGCTGAGATGTACTTGAGCGGATAATTATCGCCCAGCATAGATCTCATAAAGTCGCCAGTGATGGTAACTTTGCCACAGACCTGAGCCACATGCTCATAGAGGTCCACAATGATGGTGGAATCTTTTTTGAGCTGCGCAGATGGGATGGTAATATACTGGTCGAAGTCTCGCCAGTACGTTCTGGTGTTGGAGGCATGTACGCCGTCAATATACAGGTCATAGGGCCGGAGATTGTCAGCGGAACGTGCCACGCAAAGCTCTCCATAGGAAGCTGCCGTCAGTTTATCATAGAGCTCGGTAAACTCCTCGTTGAGCCTGAAGGTCAGCGTTGTCTTTTCAGAGTTGGCAGCATCGATGGGAGTATTGATCTCATCATAGTGCATGCCGGTCTCTTTGAGCAGCTGCTGCATGATGTCGATCCGATACTCATGAGAAGAGTACATCAGGATCTGCTTCACGAAGTCATTGGCCGAGAACTCATAATGCTTGGGCTCGAAGTTGGTAATGACATCAGGCAACTGGCCTTCAGCAAACTTCTCAGAGAAGGTCGAGCCGATGTAAGATCGATACATCTCTGTGAAGTCATCGTAGTTGCTCCCAATACTCTCATCGTCACGGAACCACTCGATGTAGAGCAGATAGCAGTCAGACTGCATTGTGTAATAGTAGAAGTTGGGGAACTTAGCCTCCATATCAGTGCAGACTAGACGCCCCAGCGTATCAGTATCCCGGTCATATTCCCAAACTCTGAAGTTGCCGGGGTAGAGCGGAGCCGTTCCGTCCTTGGTGGGGATAGAGATCCAGCACCGATCTTTGAAGAATCCGACGGAAACCAACTGCTCTTTTTCATCGAAGTTCTTATCAACACCATCCAGTACGGCATATCCGCCGTCAGCATTCATGGCCACGACCTTGAGACGCTCTTCATTGATAGTATCGACGTATTCATCGAAGTTATCTTTCAGATACTGGGTCGGGCCGATATAGTTGGGAGACAGCGTAAAGCCTGCTTTATGTGCCTCATTATAGATGAAGCACTTAACATTGAAGGTTGCGCTGTAAATGTGATCCTGGAACGCCTGAGAGACTTCGATGTAGGGACGTCCATCATCTGTAAACATCAAGACGCCAGGCGTTGCCCGAAGCAGATTCAAGTCTGCGGACATCTCTGAGACACAAACTTTCCAATCGTTGATGTCTTCAGCCTTGTAAAACTGCTGACTGGTCTCAAAGTCGTCCAGATAGATGCGGCAGCTCTGCAGCAGATTGAGCATGTTGGTCTCTTTATAGGCGTAGGATACCTTGGGACGGATCTCCAGAGCCCATCTGCTGGGCGTATAGGGGTTATCATAGTCATTCATCATGAGATCCATCTGTTTCTGAGAGATGCCATCAGTGGTTCCAATGGGAATGACCAGCCAGGTGCCGTTCTGAACGACTCTGCACTGCAGATTCATGAAGGTATAATCTGCAATGTGGAAGATGAACTGCTTGGTGAAACGATTATTCTGCAGCATCTCTCGGATGGTAAGCAGTTCCTTACCACGAATGAAATGCTCCAGAATGTACTTTTGATTTCCCGAAAGAAGTCTCCTCTTGATGAAGTGGGTATAGCTTCCCGCAGGGAAACCCATCTTCGTATTCAGAGCTTCATCACATACAAAGTCAGTCAAAGGACCGCCCATGATCTCAGTCTGGCAGGTTGCCTTCTGAGCTTCAATGCAATGGTCCCAGGTAGTCTCCAGCACTTGATTGTAAACTCGATCAATAATTTCAGGGTGGTACTGGTTGTCAAACAGGAAGATGCCTTGATCCATTCTTACTTCACCCTTTCGGCGATGTATTTTACGGGAGTGTTTTTGAGGGCCTTGTATCGCTGTACTTTCTTTCCGTATTTTAGCTCACCTGGGCCAAATATCATTTTAGTAAGAAATACATAAAATGAAAGGAAGTACCTACTTATGGCTACCAACATAAAAATCGACATCTATAGCATTCAGAAGACCCAGCTCGAGCAGAAGGCAAAGACCGTAATCCAGGCGAAGAAGGACTACGCAGAGGCCGAAGCGAAACTCGCCGAGGATACCAAGTTCGTGGAGAGCCAGGCTATCATCGCGAGAGGCCTCATGTCTACGGATCCCGAGCATGCGATGCAATTGTACGACACAATTGCAAACCAGCACAAGATCCTGGCTAAGATCCGTCAGCATCAGGATAACATTCGCATCACCATTTCCATGATGGAAGAAAGCTTGGCCATGGGGTTCGAGGCTCTGGAAGCTGCCGGCCCTGAAGGATTGCTGTATGAATGCGATCCTGAGGATTGAGAAAGAGAAAGCTGCGTTTGCAGCTTTCTTTTTTTGAGTCCACATATCATACCCATGCAATCTATAAGGAAAGGAATTCCCTGCAATGATCTACTTAACCAAAGAAGCAATCCTCAACACTGTCCTGCCTATGATGGAGGACGCCCTTGACACCTACAAAGACGCCTACCGGAAGTCTGCTCTGCATGCCAACTATGCGGGCCGGATGCTGGCAAGTGATACCGAGCGAGAGCAGTGCATCTCCTCCATGGTCTCTGCGTCCAAGATGCGGGCTCATATCGCTCAAGTCAGTACTGCCATCGATGAGATCAAGGAGAAGCTGGTCGATGAAGCTATCGAAGGCCTGCATATCGATCCTACCAAGATCTTCGGTGAAGCTGAAGCTCAGATCCTCGTGGTCTGAGATAAAGATAAAAGAAAGTCGCGTTTGCGGCTTTCTTTTTTATTGGGAGGGGAGGTACAAAAGTCAGATTTGCAGCTTATTTTTTCACATTAACATACCATACTTATAGCAAACACCTTAAGTGGGAAATCACCAGTTTCCAAACACAAATCTATCACAAATTGTAAAGGAGAGCCCAAATTATGGCAGACTACAATCAGAACTCCATGGGTGGCAGAGCGGCCATTACCGAGGTCAACACCAATTCGATCGCGCTCTTTGCACCCGACAGCACCATGCTTCGCATTGCCTTCAAAGGCGATGCTATGTTCTTTACAATCATTCCCAGAGTCGCTGACCCCAACGGCGGCCGTCCCCGCTGGCCCAAAGAGATGGGCCGTACCGCATCTTTCCGTGCTCAGCAGGCAAGCGCCCTCTATCAGGGCTTCATGAAGAAGCTTCTGCCCGACATTGAGCAGAAGATCGATCATCCCGGCTACTGTGTCATTCCTCTGAACCGTGACGCATCCAACCTGTGTGGCTTCTCTTATGCTGGCGGCCAGGCTTGCTTCACCATCTTCAACGGCGTATCTGCAGATCGTACCTGCTCTGACAGCTACAGCTTCGTATGTGATACCACGCCGGCCATCGACAAGTACAATCCCAACACCGGCACCTATGAAGTGGTGGAAATCCAGTCTCAGCTGTATGTGATCATCGAAGCTCTGCACTGCTTCTCTCTGCATGCTGCCAATCCCGTAGGCCACAACGTGAAGAATGCGGCGGCCTGGAGCAATGACATGATGCAGAGCTATCTGCGTGCCATCGCTACTCGTCTGGGCGCCACACCTGGTCAGTATGGCCAGTATCGTGGAGCCGATGGATACAATGGTGGCTACAATGGTGGTGCCAGCTACGGCGGATTTGGCGGAGGAAGCAGCAATCCTCCCTTTGTGCCGGCTGCCTCTGATGCCTATGCGGGTCAGCCCGCTCTGAACGTGCCCACCGGTGGCAATGAGAACGTGACCTGGTCCACTGGCTTTGCTGAGCAGGCCAACGTTGGTGCCAATGCGGTGCCTCAGCAGATTGAGCAGGTCTCTTCGCTGGACAGCCTGATGGGCTAAGGCGCTGAAGCGGGTATGAGTTCATCTCATACTCGCTTCTTTTTTTTTGGTAATATAGAGAGGTGATCTCTTGAATTACGATATGGCAGACTTTCTCCGGCCAATCGCCGGAGGCAATCGCGATGAATACATTCTGGTGGAGTTTCATCGCACCTTAAAGAATACCAACATGGCTCTGCTGAATAATCTCTTTGCCAGGGCCAAAGACGATCCTGAGCTGATGCAGATCTTTCCTAAGTTGATCGAGTATGCAAAGATGACCTCCGACACTCGTTATGATGCATCGGTGGTTTTCAATAAGCCGCGGGATCTTATCTTCAATCTCTCTGGGGAGAAGCTCAGCGAAGAGTTGTGCCAGCAGTACGCTGATGCCTTCAAAGAGCCTTACAAGTTTCCCAACCTTCATACCACCAGGATGGAGGTCGTCTTGCATCATCTCTGTGAGCAGGACTTCGTGAAGAAACTATATATCTTTGCAGACAAGTTTTCAAACGAGATGAAGGCCTACGTTGCCCAAACTTTTGGGGACGTGGGTGTAGGTACACGGGTGGTCGCGTTAGAGGGTAATTTGGAAGATTGCCTCCTCTCAATGCCGGAGATTACCACGGTTTTCATGAGCAATTTTTCAGATTTGGAGCCAATTTACAAAAGTCATATGGAAGTGATCAAAGGCAAATACATCATTATTTCCCATGGCTATGGTAACATGGTGCCATCTCAAGACCATAAGCGCCTGGAATATGCCGGCATGAGAACATTTGCCAAATGGCATAAGAAAAAGATCGCCGACGTTGCCTATGGCTATCCCTATGCCATCTATCGTGCCATCTAATCTCGACAGAAAGGATGATCTAATCAATGGCCTATAACTTCGATAACCTTGAGAAAGAAATCCGAATGGGAATGAACCTGATTGACCGTGATGAATACACGGCTTCCATTAAGGCCATTTCCCACATTGCTGCGCAGACGGTCTGCAAGACGCTTGGGCCCTATGCGCATACCACCATCATTGATGATGGCAACTTTACCTATCCCACCAAGGACGGCTGGTCCATCCTGCAGCGCATTCGCTTCCAGGATCCGACTCACAACTCCATCTTCAATATGCTGAAGAATATCAGCTTCCGCATCGTGGATAAGGTGGGTGACGGTACGACCACCGCCATGGTCACCGCAGACCATTTCCTGGACTGCATGGATGAAGCTCTGAAGAAAGATCAGGTTTGGAGCAGCTATCGTCAGGCCGACATTGTGAGCGCTCTGAACGATGTGCGTGATATGGTTATCAAAGACCTGGAAGAGCATGCTGTTCAGATTGCTCCGGACCCCTCTGAGGAGAGCCCCGATTATCAGAGCATCCATGATGTGGCATACATCTCTTCCAACGGGAACGAGAAGCTGGCCAGCATCATGCAGACCATTTACCAGAAGACCGGCAATCCCAACGTCATTGTGGATATGGACGGCGGCAAAGAGATCTCTTATGAGATCCAAACTGGATATCGCTTGGACTGCTCTTTCCTGATGAGTGAGCGGTACAGCAATACCAGCGAGCACTATTACAACACCAACGGCCGGGAGCATATGCTGGTCATTTTTGATCATAATGTGACGTATCAGCGTCATGCTGAGATGATCAACTTCCTGTTGGGCATCGCACAGCGGACCCAGCGGCCCATCATTCTAATGGCTCCCTACTTTGACGATGTGATTTCGTCTCAGTTCTCCATCATGGTTCAGCAGTCTCTGAAGGAGAATCCCAACTCCATTCCGGGCCTGATGATCGTGCAGATTCCTGACGTGACTCGGAAGGCCCAGAAGGACGCTTTCATGGACTTTGCAGCTTTGGCCAGCGTTTCTCCTGTGACGGCTACGACGGTGAAAATCTTCACCGAGATGCGGCACAACGATACGGCCAAAGAGGAGACCGACAAGATCCATGACAAGATCATGGAAATGCCGGAGTATTCTCAGTTCACTACTGCTCAGCAATTGCTGGACAGCTGCTACGGTACTGTGAAGGATGCCACCATTGGCAAGAACTTCTTCACGCTTACCAACATTAACTACGACTCGGTGCTCTACAAGGAGCGTCTGGCTCTGGTTCAGAAAGAGTATGACGATGCCAAGAAGGCAGCCGCCGAATCTCCCACCAATCTCAATAAGGCATTCCTGGAAGCATCTCAGCGACTCAATAAGCTGTCTGGTGCTCTGGGCGTCATTCATGTGGGTGGCGTGACCGATTTGGAGCGCCAGTGCAATCGGGACATCGTGGATGATACGTTCCTGGCGTGTCGATCTGCCTATGAAAACGGTGTCGTGGCGGGGTTGAACCTTGGTGTTCTGGCCTCTATGCACCGAGTCGATCAGCAGAAGTTGAGCACGCTGCAGAACTTTGCGCTGAAGGTGCTCCATGATTCCTATGAGAGAACCGCCATGGACATTCTCAGCAATAAGTACCATGACGTGGATGCCAAGTGCTGGGACTTCTTTGGTAATCATCTGACGGCATCTGAACTGATCGATACGATGGAAGATGCCATCGTACGCGGCGAACTGACCTGCTACGACATCGAGGCCGAGGCTGCTTACGACAGTGCCATTCCGAGCGTCTGCAATTCTGTCTCTACGGACATCGAGATCCTGTACGGCATCACCAGTATTCTGGGCATGGTACTGACCAGCGATCAGTACATGTCAGTGAATCGGATGTATGATAAGCAGGCTGCCATCCGTCAGCAGGAAGCTCTGAATGAGCGTACCATGACGGCCAATGTGGAGACCGTGATGAAAGCCATCGATGGCTACTTCTACACGCACCCCACCAGTATGATTGGCGCCATTGCCAAACGGCTGGAAAACACTGTCGAAACTCCTGTGTATCAAACTCCGACCACTGTAATGGGTGGCACCAACAACGGTCAGGACGTAATGATGGAATACGACCGGCGTAAATACGACTAAAGACGAGTGAAAGCTTCCTAACCTACTAGGTTAGGAAGCTTTTATGTCAACTTTAGGCGCTCCGCACGACCAACAGTTGCAGCGTGAAAGCTGTGGTGGGAGCCGTGCTGTACGCATAAAGGGTGATGGAATTGGCAGCTGTCGTGATGCGATTTACGTTTGCAAAGGCTTTGCCCTGCAACGTAGCAGCACTCACATCGTCCGACATAACGATACCCACAACGGGGACATCGGTTGCAAGAATTCCAGATACGGTGACGGTTTTATAGTAACCGCCAGAGGAGTTGGTAGTCCATGAGGTGTTGATGGACGCTGAATACAACGCCATCTTGGCGCCGCCCAGCGCTGACAGCGCAGCGGCAGCCGTGGTGGAGCCGGTACCGCCTTTGGCGATCGACAGAGTACCTGTGCAATCGGTCAAGGCGTGAGAATGGCTCGATGCTGCAGCACCCAGATTGGCAAGCGTGATGCCCAGATTGCTTCGGGCCGTGGCAGCATCGGTAGCGCCAGTGCCGCCCTTAGCAACCGTCAGGGTGCCAGTGCAGTCAGTCAATGCATGACTGTGAGAAGAAGCAGCTGCGCCCAGATTATCCAGGGTAATACCTAAGTTGGTCCGAGCTGTTGCTGCGTCGGTTGCGCCCGTGCCTCCCTTGGCAACTGTCAAGGTGCCAGTGCAATCGGTTAATGCATGAGAATGGGAAGAAGCAGCTGCACCAAGGTTATCCAGAGTAATCCCCAGATTAGTGCGTGCCGTAGCTGCGTCAGTGGCACCAGTACCGCCTTTGGAGACGGGGTTGGCACCAGTGAAGCCGGTCCAGGACGTGATGCCCTTCCCTTTATTGACGAGATTCCAGTTGGTCCCGTCATATTCAAAGATACAGACTTCGGACGCGACCCATGCATTGGTTACATCAGAGGAGCCAAGCCAATAAATGGACTTGGCCCCTGTGCTGTTGACATTCAGGGTCGCGGTTCCTGCCGTATTGGCATAAGTGAATTTCACAGCTACGCGCACGCCGGTCTCCAATGACTTGAAGTTCGTGCATTCCACGACCTTTGCATTGGTCTCGGCGGCGGTTGCGCATGTGCCGTGCAACTTTGCCTCAGTGGACGCTGTCTGTGCAGCGCTTAATGCACTTTCGGCAGTCCCCTTGACAGCATCCACTAGGCTTTTGGTTTTGGTTACAAGCTCTTGCAATGCCGCAACAGCGACGTACTTGATTGCCATATGCGTGAAACCCGCCTTCCTAGTGGACGTCACTCAATGAGTAATTGGCCTCAGCTTAATGGGGTCCAGAAGCTAGAGACCTATTGAGTGCATGAGACTGAAGCAAAGAGAATTACGCAAACAGCGCGTCGACCTCGCTGACCGTGATCTCGGTCAGATCGCTGGACTTGACATAGTCAGCCAGAGCGGTGGAGATGGCGGAGTCAGCCTCGGTCTTGGTGTAGTAGTTGGTCATATCGACGAAGGTGTCGCCGATGGCCTCCCACGCGCCGTTCAGGTACATGTACTCGGTGTAGGCGTTCTTGGCATCACTGTCGGCAGTCGCCTTGGCCACCATGTAGATGGTGGTGGTGGAGATATCGGCAGTGGGCAGAGCGGACACGATCTCATACTTCAGGTGGGCAGCGTTGGACACCGCAGAAGCGATGGCAGTATCGGCCTCGGTCTTGGTGTAGTAGCTACCCAGAGCGGTGGAGATGGCGGTGCCAACCTGGGTGGCGTTCTGGAACTCGGAATCGTTGGTCAGATCACTGGTCTTGGTGGCCGTAGTGATGGCAGCGATCCGGGTATCGGAATTCACGGTGACGGCGGTGCCGTTCACGGTCAGACCGATGATCACGTTCTTCTCTGCGTCGGAGGGAGCGTGGGCAGCCTGGCTGTGGGTATAGGCGGCGTCGTAGTTGTTCTTCAGAGCGTCGGTCAGGTCGTTGGTGGACAGACCCTTGCCGGTCTCGGTATCAACCTTGCCGGCCAGCAGGCCCTTAACTTTGACAACCAGTTCTTGCAGAGCAGCAGAACTTGCATACTTAATAGTAGCCATAAATTTATCTCACCTTTCAAAAACTTTATGAGAAGGATTGAAATCTGATATATCACACATAAATGGCAATTCTCTGTCATAGAGGCAGAAAATCGCCCTTTATGATATGATCCGCACGAGTAGTAGGTTAGAAAGCTACGGATTTGGTGGTAACGCTTGTAGTTGTGGTGGCTTTCGTAGCTGCGCGACTAGAGGCCGAAACCAGCGTATAGGCGATCTCGGATTCATCGGAATCTGCGCCGAAAATCTCGGCAAAGATCGCATCGACTTCTTCCGAAGTGATCTCCGTAGCGCTGCTGAGCCCGTCAGCCGTTTCCCAGATCTCCCAAGTCATACCACGGTCAGTCGAGATCCGCGTGTACGTCGCAGTGCCAGCGTACAAGCTCTGAATCAACTGAGGTTGACCATTGCTGTCCACTGACGATACGTAGATGTACACTGGAGACACGGCCGCAGCTGCACTAGGCGCAGTCACGTCATACACAAATGCTGCTTTGTATAATCCAGGACTGCGCAAGAAATCCAGGTTGTAGGGGGTGGCGCTAGTCGACTCGAGCTCGATGATGCCGCCACTCAAGCTAGTGATATCCAGATTCTGAATTTTCTCGATGGCTTCATCGACTTCAGGACCTGTATATCCCAGAGTGTAGATCTTAGAACTCATTGAATCGCGACCTCCCTCGTGTGTAGGATATCGTTAACAAGCTGTTTCATCATACCAGTGAGGGCTTTTAGAGAGACTATGGCAGAAAATGCCATAGTCTCTCGAGGGTCTTTACCAATACATGATGTGCTCATAATCGAGCGCACAGCTCTCATCTAACTCGTCCAGCAGCTCTTTCTTCTTACTAGCAGCATCAGACCAGTCATCGATCTTGAGCTCAATGGAACCAACGCCCAAATCCAAGTTCTGGACACGGCGCAGCTTCATGTAGAGATACTCTTCCAAATCGTACAGACACAGCTGTACAAAGGTGGAGAAAGATGACGGATTGAGCGTCGATAGAGAAGGATCATGGTCCATCGCCAGCTCGATCTCATAAGTACCGCCAGACCATCCATTATACAAGATGAGAATGTCAGGTGCTCTGAAGTCCCAGGTCAGTGAATGGGTCATCTGACGAGCCATTGCACCAACAGCCTGGATAGATGCCAAGCCCACCATAATGGAAGCGGGATCTCCAATCATTCCCTGCGGGACATACAGGTCATTGTAGCCGTTGGGCTTCTGGATCTGTACATCGGGAACACCGAAGATGGTGTGCTCCTGATAATAGTGCTTGGGAATCTGATACACCGCCTGATAGGAGTTGGTGTGGTTCATCGGCACTCCCACATAAGGTTTGCACATCCGGTTGTCATTGCCAATCAGGAAGCGCGCCAGATAGGGAGAGCGCTGTGAGAACTCCTTCAGGGCCGAATGCTGTAATCTCCAAAGCATGTCATTATCGGTAACAGGTTTGGGAAGATCTCTCAAGCCCATATTCTGCTTACAAATCGTCAAAATTTCAGATAAGCTCTGATACATAAAATCACCCAACTTTCAGATTAGGCCTTCTAGATTAAGGGGTTGTCTGAAAGTTGGGTGAATGCCGGCCTTAGAGGACTGAAGAAAGCGACTAGATGTGATGCCTAATCGTTTTCTTCAGTGTTGGGAAACTGCTGATCGAGTGCGTCCAAGTTGGTGACCATCGTGGCGTAGAAATCGCGCAGATTCACTGCCATGTCACGCATTGGGACGACATAGGGTGTCAATGTATTGATATCGCCGCTATCCAATACTCTCTGTAAGTCAGCATAGATCTTCTGGAACGTCTCGCGATCTAAATCAGCAGGATGAACGTTCTTATGAATGCTGTGCTCCGCTACAGCTAAGCCAACGGTCTGGAAGACCGTGTTAATGGTCGTGTCTGTCTCCTCGCTGAACTCTTCTTCGGGCCCAATATAGCAGACGAAAATCAGCTGAGGACGAGGCGTTTTCTCGGTACTGATCACATAAGCATGCAGATAACCCTCGTAATATACCACATAGCCGAAGGTGAACCCATCCATCGTCTCCATGGCATGGATGCGTTCCTGGATGGCAAATACGTTATGGCAAATCTCCGAGACATGAAAACTGATCGTCTTTTCTTGTACGGTGACTGTGATGGTAGATGGATAATGAAGCATTAAAAGCCCTCCTATCCATGAACAAAAGCAGGCAGCGGGACTGTCCCCGTGCCCTGCACTGCCTGCTGCTGTGATATTAGCTCGTTGTTTCGGATGAGCACCTAGTTTTCCAAGAAATGGCAAGCTGGATAGTACAAATTTGCAGCACATCAGATCTTTACCATATATCATCCTCATGACAGGAACTTATGAAGAAAGGAGGTCATTCTATGGAAGCAATATTTACATCTACGGGCATGATGTTGAAGCCCTATTCGGCAAGCAAAGCTGGGATGATCTATAAAGCCCGATCTGTTTGGCTGCCTGCCGCGCACGCTCCACAACCTGTCACAGCCTATATTGAGACGGAGCCCACCACTGGCGGGAAGCGCTTACTGACGTATAAATGCCATCCCAAATGGCTTCAGGAACAGATCCCTGAAATCGTGATTACCCATATGAAAGCCAATCACGTGGACCATTTGGGAGAGCCTTTTGCGTTGAACCCTGACATTATCCCCAATGACGTACAGCAAGCAGCCACCCAAGCAGTGATTGATAATGGCTTCAAGACGGCATTCTTCAATATTCCCACGGCTATGGGCAAAACCTTGTTGGCTGTTTATCTGACCAGCATCCTCAATGTGAAGAGCTGGGCGATGTGCTATCGAACCATCGTGCTAAATCAGTGGCAGAGCACCATCGCCAAGATGACAACTGCATCGGAGACCAGATTGCGTGAGATTCACAGCACCAAAGAGCTTCTTGAGATGGCTGAAGGCGATTACCCCTTTGATGACTATGACATGTACTTCAGCACAGAGACAGTTCTCACCAAGTTTGCCAAAACCTATGGCTTGGAGATGCTCAATGACGTCTTTAATAACGCCGGCATTGGTGTGAAGTTCTTCGATGAAGCGCATCGCAACGTGGGAAACATCGTTAAGATCAATGCGCTGACCAATGTCCCTAGAACCTACTACCTGTCAGCGGACTTTGGACAAGCAGACCCTGAACGAGAACGTCTCTACTTGAAGATGTTTGGCAGTACACCCATCATCAGGCCCACACAAGAGTATGCCAAGAGCATGCAGTACACCGTGGCAGTGTTGGTGAAGTACAACACGCATCCTAGCTTCAACGATGTAGGGACGGCATTCACCAAGTACGGGTTCAATCACAATAAGTTCATGGAATATGAGTTGGACCAGGATAACTTCTACCACGCCTTTGCCAACGTGGTAGATTCCATTGAGCGAAGCAATCCAGATCACAAGTATAAAGTGCTGTTTCTCTGCACCCTCATTGAACACGTCAACTTCTTGAGGGAATGGATTGCAGCATACTACGAGAAGTTCTACCCAGAGGCTCATCTGAACATCGTACGGTATCACAGTGAGATGTCCAATGAAGAGAAGGAAGAGGCCTTGGCACAGGGCCAGATCATCGTGTCAACCTATCAGTCGATGGGAGTCGGCGTGGATTTGAAGATGATCAGGCATGTGGTCGGCCTCACGCCCATCAATAGCATCGAAGATAACCAGGCAGCTGGACGAGCGAGACCCTTGCCCGACGGGAGCGATTGCTTCTACTACATCTTCGTGGATGAGGGATTTGAATACGTTCGCAAGAAACTTCCCAATCGCTTGGACTATCTTCAGAAGCAAAAGATCAAGAAAATCGTTTCGATCAAGTACAGCTGAGAAGCTAGGAGACTTATTCGTCTCCTAGCTTTTTAAGCTGGCTTTAACGATGGCTTAATCTTTAAGCAAGGTGGGTGAGGAAACCTATGGCAAATGATGTGGCCTATATGAGAACGCTATTCTCAGGCCATAGCATCAAAATTCAGACCTACATGAGACTGCCCAGCATCTACTTTGGCAATGGGAGCAATGTAGGCAACATTTCTAGTTATCCGGTGGTCATGATCAAGTATGAACCACCTCGGTCGGTGCTGGCGCAGGGCACCTTTAAAAGTAAAGATGCGCAGTTCAAAATGAATCCGAGAAACCAGTTGCAGGTGAAGAATTTCTTCAGAGCAATTTATCGCTGGTTCTCTGCGGATTCATTCAAGGATCTCTTTATCCTTGATGAGCATACCGGCAAACTGATGGTCAACATGGAGTATCGCGATCTCCAAGCTAAGATTGGAAGTACGCGCTATGAGGCGCAAGCGATGTTGGCTATCCCTGCCGTGACGGAGTTTGACTCCGTGCAATCTGAAGGATGTGCATTGGCGATCAATAACACCAGTTACACCTGTCCTCTGACTGATGTGGAGATCGAGTCCATCCTTGGCATTCTCGAGGCATTCTCCTTCCAGGAGGAAGCGCAGTTCATCACACTGCTAGCTATGTCCGGGAATCGATTCCTTAGTGACAGACCGCCGTCCTATGGCGGCAGCTCTACCAAGATTACCTGGTGATGGAGAGGGATACGACTTTATGAAGTTTACAGGCTTGGTAGGCTTGAAACGTATATCATCATTTGGCTGAACATCTCTAGGTTCGGCTTTACATACTATAGGAGAGGTTGAGGTTTAAACCATGAAAAAGACCACAAATACTGACGTTGAGGCATTGGCATCCGAAATCATGGAGGCTGAGGGAGACAGTTCTAAGGCTCCCGAGCCCAACGAGACCACTGAAGAAGTGGTGGATGCAACGCCAACCGTTGTGAAAATGCCGGTGCATAAGTCGGCAGACCTGATTGTGACCAACGAAGATGTCCTCAAAGCTGTCAAGCTCAATGTGGATAACATCAACGATGGGACACTGTATGACTACGGCATTGCGTACATCGCTTATCCCTATTACTACATCTATAGAGGGACGACCCTGACCACAGAGTTTGAGCACCGTCTGCCGGGTATCTATCTGACACCCGACGACCGCTATCTTTGGATTCCCGTGACTCCTGGCAATGAAGATGACCAGTGGATGGTGGATGACAAGTTCGCCACCGCCGACATGAAGTCCATTGTGGATGTGCTGATTGATCGGGAAGACATCAGCTTAAACATCCCTGATTCCGGTAAGGTGTTCCGGCCTGAAGAGACCGAGACTGACGATATCTTGAAGAGACTCATTAAGCGTGTCTTGAAGAGCAAGGATATCGACATCGATGCTTATAAGGCACGTTTTGCAGATAAGAATGCGCTGTTTAACTTCAAGCAGGTCATCAAGGGCGATGGCAAGTTGTCCATGCTCCTCTTTGAGAGAGGCTGTAACGCGCTCAATCTGAAGTATACCATTACCCTGGAAGAAATCGATCCTCGTGGAAGCGTGGGAACGCCTCTGGTGAATCCCGTGAAGATCTCCTCCGAGGATTCCTATAACGTGTAAGAAAGGCAGGCAAGAATTATGGCAGAACCCTTTGGCATCGCTCAACTTAGCGATGAACTTCGCACCGAGCTGAAGAATCATACGCAACAGGAAGTGGAATCTTCTGAATCCCGCATGAACGATGCAATGCAGAGGATGCGCCAGAGTATTCTTGACCATGACAGGGTGAGCAAAGCGCTCACCCTGTTAAGCCGTCAAGAAGAACTGAATCGCAAACGTAACTCGGTATATGCTGATATTCGCAAGACTGAAGATCGGATGACGGACATTCAGATTTATAAGGTCATTCCCGATATCTCCCGGCCGACATTCGCCACTCTCATCATCGTTTTTCTTTTGGAATTTTGCTTCCAAACTGGCTTTGATCTATGGCTGTCCATGGGTATTGGCGCTGCTTGTGCCATCGCAGTTGGCCTAATTACCTGCATCGCCATCGATGTCGAACATCAGATTGAAATGCGGAAGCTGAAGAAAGAAGATCGGCGACTGCATAAAGAACTGAATGACCTTGATAACGAATACAGCAAGAATCATGCAGACCCGGATTTCCAATACATCTATCAACATGGCTGCGAAGACATCATGCGCGAGCGGCCCATTCGTGACATTTTGGAGATCATGGATGGCGGCGAACACATCACACTGGAGGAGGCATTAGCCGAATATGGACAAGAAACTGAATGATAGAAACGACGTTCTGACCGTTGATGAAGCGATGGAGTTTGCAAAGCTGATGACGCTACTTCATCACGATTATGAATGCGCTATGATTACGGAGCGTATGAATGAGAAGCTCAATCAAAATAACACACTCCGTCGCATGCGGATTGAAGAGCGTGATGAAGTCACTAAGATGCCCAAGTGGCCTTTCGCTCTTACGGCAGCCACCGCCATCATTATAGCGACAATCGTCAATCTGGCAACTGGCGACATTTTCACGATGTCACTCTCAAGGTGGCTCTGTCAATCCGCCGGATGTGGTATTGCTTCATGTATCTGTGAGTATTTCCAACTCAAGCACAAGCTCAGAGCTATTGAACTCAACTATGAGATGGAGCTCAGAGCTCTCGATCATTCCAGTAGTGAAGCTGACCATCTCTATACGCTGGCCATTACCGATACCAACTACGCACTGTTTAGTGGCACTGCAGTAAAGTATGGTCTTAGAGCATCATCTTACACTATCAATGAGGTCATTAAATTGGCATATAAGTATCCGAAGTTGAGCGTGGATGACCTCGTTAAAAAGTACAGTGAAGACGTGGGAAAGACCTTCCTTGTCTGATCCTACTTCTTCCCAGACAAGCTACGTAATTTCCAATAAGAAATGAGGTCATTCTATCATGCGTATCGAGAAATTACACATGAAGAATTTTGCCCCCATTTTCGTAGCTCTTGATAAGTCCGAAGTGACTCTGGATTACTCTGACCGAAAAGACAAGATCATCAACATCTTCATCGGCCAGATGGGCAGTTGCAAGACCTTTCTGTTAGGTCACCATCAGCCATTTGCCACTTTAGGCAATTTGGACGTACGCAACGCTGAAGACCTGGTGCTTGAAGGCAAGCAGGGAATCAAAGAGATCGTCTACACTCGTGGAGACGATCTCTTTGAAATCACCCATGTCTATACACCGGCAAAGAATACCCACACCATCAAGAGCTATATCAAGAAAAATGGGGTTGAATTAAACGAGAATGGAAACTCCTCGTCCTTCAAGGTCATCATAGAGACTGAATTTGGACTGGACCAGAGTTTCCTCAAACTCTTCCGTATCGGCTCCAACGTCACCAATCTTCCTGATATGACGGCGTCCGAACGGAAGACCTTCATCAGCTCTATGCTCTCCGATACCGAAGTCTATCTCCACCTTTATAAGAAGATTGGAGAGGAGAGCAGAGCCATCAACGCACAGACCACCATTCTCATCAATAAGCTCCATATGATTTCCAATCAGCCTCTGAGCCAATTGGAGCATGAAGCAGAAGTTGAAGAAGAGCTGTGTAAAGAGACGCAGGGCCAGATTGAAGAGGCTACCAAAGAGCGCTATAAGCTAGAAGGTACGATCAATGCCCTGCGCAATGACATGAGCGAAGAAGCTTATGCCAGCTACCATCAGAACCTGATTACCCAGACAGCCCTGATCGACAAGGAGATTGCCGATAAGACCGCTGAGCTGGATTCCATCAAGGATTACCCAGACCCTAAGCAAGTGAGCGATTCCATTGCGGCTTGCAATGCTCGTATCAGTCTTCGAATGTCTCAGAAGATCGAATACCAGAAGAAGATCAATGAAGATACCTCTGAACGAGATCGTCTCAGAGACCAACTGGCGGTGATTGGCTCCCAAGATCACATCGAGACCTTGAGAGCTACCTATCAAAACCTGCTGGGAACCCTCAATAGTTACACCGAAAAGCTGAAGCACTTTGCATATCAAGGTTCTATGGGTTCCATTATTAGCATGACATCTGAGTTGTCCAATCTGGATTCTCTCATCAATGACGTTGGACAGTATAACGCAGATGCCATCAAAGCCATTCTCCGGAATAAGAGAGGCGCTCTGCATCGAGCTGAACGAGAAGTGGCCGCTGCACAGAAAGCACGGGATAAGGTCCAGCAGGAAATGACCAATATCCGTCAAGTAACGCTGTATAAGTCCACCCATGTGATGGTTCGACCTTTCAATTGTCCAACGCCTGATTGTCCCTATTACAAGTATCATCCTCTGACAGAGCAAAAGGCCCAACTTCATACCAATGTGGACAAGGTCTTCCTGGAGAAGCAGAATGAGCTGCGTCATTTGGAAGCTCACATCTATCTCTATGAGGAGTTTCCCAATATCGCTCGAAAGCTGGATACCATCAAGGCGATCTGGAATGCTATCCATGAAGAGGCCAAAGACCTGGGTGTCTTGAAAGAGGACGATCTGGAAGAGATCATTACCAATCTCATGCATCGGCAATGGTATGATCCTTCTAGGCTGCAGCGCATCAAAGAGCTCTGCGGTATTCGAGAGCAATGCTATGAGCTCACCGAGAAAGTGGCTTCTATGCGGAAGAGCTTGACCGATTATGAGTCTTCCAATGTTGAGCAGCTTAAGCAGAATCTCGAGCAGGCCATGCAACGTCTCCAAGAGAACATGAAAGCGTATGAAGCTCTCGAAGAAGCGAACCGCCAAGACAATGAAGAACTCGAGAAACTCAACGACGCTTATCTCAAAATCTCCTCGATGGAGAAGACCAAAAGAGAGTTGGAAGCCCTTGAAAATCAGTCCAAGGGTAACCACACGGACCTTGCTAAAATAGAGGCAAATTTGGAGAATATAGCCTCTCAGACCTCAGCAGTTGCCGACATAAAAATGACCCTTCATCAGCTAAATGATGCTTATAGAGTTCACGCAAGTAGCCTCGAAAAGCTCAAAAGAAAGATTGCGGACATCAAGTTGACTACTGATCAATATGAAGATACCCTGAAGAGGAAGCAACTCATTCAGGATATCTTGGATGCAGTATCTTCCAAGAAGGGCATTCCTCTGGCATATGTCAAGCTTTTCCTCGTGGATTGCAAAGATGACCTCAATGACCTGATCAGTGACGTCTTTGATGACTCCATCGAGATTCAGGACTTTGATATCCCAGAGGACGGTACCGAGTTCAATATCCCCTATACCCGCAATGGCACCCTGATTGACGATATCAACAAAAGTTCTCAGGGAGAGCGTGCCATTATCTCGCTGGCGTTGTCCTTTGCACTCATAAGACAGCGTGCTTTCACCTATAACATCATTCTGCTCGATGAGGTGGATGGCCCCTTACATAAGTCTGCCAGACACAAATTCCTAATGATACTTTTCAAGCAACTTCAGGCAATCAATGCCGAACAGGTTTTCATTGTGTCGCACAATAACACCTTTGACGGTTACAATGTCAACGTGATCAAAACCACCGATGAGCTGGTGGATGAAAATCCATTGACCACTGTCATGCGTGTTTGAAGAAGGGACTGATCATCATCGTCGAATCTGTCATTATGACGCAGGCAGGCGAGATGAATCAACCGTGGTATGGGCTGATCATGAAGTATGATCAGCCCTCCGCCATGGTCATCATTGTAAAGATTGAGCGTCATATTCTTTTTCTTGATCCTGCCGCACTATCCAGAGGCTCGATTCATATCCGCAATTACATGTCATTTGCCACCAAGTACAACGACGAGACGGAAGCTTGCCAAATGTTTGATAGGATGCTGGGTGAGACTTCTAGAAAGCCTTCTAGCGCATCCATCTTCCGCAATACAGGAGAAAAGATCGTATATCCTGCTGGACTTGTCAAGATTGTACGAGAGTTTCCCATCGATGATGGACAATTCTTTGCGACGGCTGCCACGCGGAATGCGCTGGCTCAGGTCTATGGCACCGAGAGACAGATCACCTCTCGTGAGAAACATCTCCAGCGGGAGCTCGACGCAGCCCATCACAAGAGAAAGAAGAAAAAGCGCATCCTGCCTGATTACTAAAGAAAGATCCATATCCAATTTGGATATGGATCTTTCAGTTGTCAGCTTTCGGCAGCAGCCGTTGCAGAGTAGTCATAGGTGCCATCCAACATCGCAGCACCCACCTCAGCAGTTCCCCAAGTGGCAATATCGCCCTCAATTTGACTGACGCTATTGCTCAGGCCTTCGACCTTCTTCTTGAGCGTTTCGAACTCATCGGGTTGAACGACCTCGGGGTCTTCAGTATTGATGCCGCCAGACTGCATGGGCTTGGGAGACCAGGCAGACCAGGTATCGCCCTCATCAGAGGAGAATCGAACCCAAACGTCGCCCAGGCCTTCCACCACTTGATACAGAACGCCATCTTTGGTGTAAACTGTGATCTTGGTGGGAGTAACGCCTTGCAGGTCTTCGGGTAGATCAGTGGCGCTAATGTAATTCGATGTGTATTCGCCGGGGTCAACCAGGCCATCGATATTGGCAGGCTTGCTCTCGGTGGACTGTACCACCTTGACGCCACCCACTTCGTCAACGTTCAGATCGATGGCCTTTTTGAGGGCTTGCTCCACGACCTCGCCAGACCATGGCAGATGATAATCGGGAGTTTTGGCAATGCTACCAGTGCTTTCAGCAGAGGAAGCCATAGCCGTACGTTCAGCTGTGGTGGAGAGCGTAACGGCAGAAGAGCTTGTAACAGCCATAGTATTTTAACCTCCTATGAAAGGATTCAATGCTAAGCAGGGATAACGTTAAGGCGTTGTCGCAATTTACCGTATTTCGCTGGATTTCTCCTGTATATCATTATTATGAAGAAGGACGAAAGAATCGAGGGCAACTCGAGAGCTTTCGATTCTCCTCTTCAAAAATTTACATTGGCTAAAAGCCAGGAGGAATCATCATGAACACCAATAAGAAGAACGCGAGCATCAAGGCTATCCGTGGAACCCTGTCCTACGTGTGCGGAATCACGACCCTGATTCTGGGAACCAGTTCGGCCATCGCATCCGGCGCCCGTATTAAGACCCATGAGAAAGGCTCCATCAAGGGAACCATCAATGGCCTGTTTCTCAGCGCCGTTGGCATGGGCGCCATGATCCTGGGGCAGGATGACATGTGCGACGGGCTCGTCGAGTACTCCGAAGCGCGCACCGCCGAGAAGGAAGCTGCGGACTTCGCCGATGATGTCGCAGCTGAGCAGCAGAAAACCATCGCCGTTGAGTTCGGCAAGTAATACCCAGCATCCAGCGGGTTCCATTTTATTGGGATCCGCTGGGCAAAACCTCCGCAAAACACACATTCCCTGAATCGCATATTATTTCTGTGAGAAGGAGAGCGAAAATTCTTTACAATCGCCCTCTAAAATTTGTGAAGGCTATTAAGCCAGAAAGGAAAACATCATGTTTACTTCTAAGAAATTTGCCAAGTCCGCCGCTCGTACCAGCATCCAGCATACGTTTAACCAGACCGCAAACGTCCCCGGCTACACCGAGACCGCCAACGCGTTCAAGATCTTCATCCAGTCCACAAAGGATGTCTCCAACATCGGTGGCATTCGCCAGTCGATCTTGCTGCTCGGCAGCAAGAATCCGGCGTTCACCGCTCTCTACGGCGCCAAGTTCTTCATCGTCGGCAAGAGCTTCATGGCCGCGTCCCACAAGGAGCAGCTGTGCATGATCGCCAATGAGCTGATGCGGAACGGGGAGTGCGATCAGGCCAACGCCATTTTGACCGCGGTCAGCACTCACAACTACAGCACCATTCTGGCTCGTGCGGATATGGCCGATGTCGACCTGGCCGACGGTGTTGCGACTCCCAATGACCTGGCTGATCGCCGGGTTGCGCTGTCTGGTGCCTTTGGAGCTCGCACGGCTAAGAAGGTCGTCTCGACTGAGGTGCGCAAAGCCATGCATGACAGCACCATCGACGCCACTGTTGTCGCCAAGGCCGGCAAGGTGGAGAAGACCTTGTACAACAAGAAGACCTGGAAGCCCGCCGTCAAGTCTGCCAAGGTTTTCAACGATGCTGCGATGAAGGGCGTCAAGACCGAGGCTAAGACTGCGAAGGCTCAGGCTAAGGCCGACGCGAGAGTTGCCAAGCAGGCTGCCAAGGCCGCTCCCGTCGACCTGGAGCAGGAAGCTGCCGACATCGATGTCGAGATTGTCAACGACATGGGTGCCGAGGCTGCGGCCGCTGCTTGCTAAAGCACATAAGAGTGCCTACCTAGGAAACTAGGTAGGCACTCTTCAAGTTAAATTCAAAATAATAATTTCTTTTTTAACGGGATCGGTAAACCAAATATCATCACTATGAGAACGCATAGGAAAGGAGGAATTATTTTATGCTCTCATTTAAACCTGTAAGCCGTATTCTGTGTATTGATGGAGTGGACGGATGCGGCAAAGGCACTATCACCCAACTCATTCTGAAGCGTCTGACTGAGGAGGGGCACTCCGTCGCCGTCATTGAACCGCCCTTCTACAACACCAATACTGGAAAGGCAGTCAGTGAGTACCTCACCAAAGGTTATGGCTGTATCAAGGATCGCCGCGTCGCGTCCATGCTCTACAGCAATGACCGCAACATGTACTACCGGGAGCACTTCGATGAAATCTTCACGAGCGGTAAGTACGACATCGTGCTCTACAACAGAAACTGGCTGAGCAACATCTTCTTCCAGACGACCGTTGTCTGCCAGTCTCCCGAAGACACATCGGTCATCCTTGGCGAGCCCTATAAAATCCAGACCCATGCCTTGGGTAACTTTATATCTGCATCTCTCCCCATCCTTCACACATTCTGCAGTGACGTCTATCGTGACCTGGTGGATAGCAAGACGCTCGAGTTGCTGGGAACCGACGCTGAAGGCGTCCAAAAGCTTTATGAAGATCATCGTGAGCAGTATACCAGACTGGTCGATATCTACAACGATCTGCGAAGCCAGATGGTTCGCCAGATGGTAAAGCTCATGTACGATACGGAGATTGCGCCCTGGGGTATTGTCGAGGATAACGTCACGTACCCCTTCGTGGATTTCAGTATTTGCCGCAATGTGGTTCTGACACCTGCTGCGAATGAGCGCTGCCTGAAATATGTCCATGATAATCTCATGAAGCGCTATGAAGGCGACGCCACCAAGATGGATCGTAATGAGCAGAGTGCCAACTATCTGCTGGCAGTCATTGAGAATATCCACTGGATCCAGAAGCACTTCAAAGAGATCTTCTTCCAGAGACGCTACTCAAGCACTGAACTCGGGCAGTACGTCATTACACCCGAGCATAACGGCATTCGCTGGTCTCTCGAGAGCTGGGTCAAAGACGAGTTCCAATATAGGATCATTCATACCAATAAGGAGCCCATCGAAGATCAAGTCGAACAGCGCCTCATCGACGAGATCGCCGATGAGGTCTATCATAAACTCATGGAGGAATAACTGCAATGATTAAATACTGGATCAACGTTCATGACGTATTCACTGACACAGTCTTCAAGTATTGCAATGAAGGCTATGGAGACTGGAATAAAGTGACGTGCTGCAACGAACTGGTGCAGCATATGATTGAGGTCCTTAAGAGCCATGGGAAATCGATCAGAGTTCTGGAGGGCCGTCCTATCAGTGACCCTGAGTTGATCGAATATGCAACTGATAACAGTACGGAGAAGTTGACGCTGCGTCTGGAGAATCAGGCCATTGTCGAAGATGCTCTGCAGCAGGGCATCGAAGAAGATGCCGTTATTTCCTTCTGCGGCAACTTCATTCCGTTCGTGCTGGACATTGATAAGATCAACAGTTCGATGATGCGTGAATATACCACCAAAATCGATACGACTGGTGACGACCCCGCTGCCAAGGCTTGGCGTATGCGCAACGATAAGCACAGTGAACCCTTCTGGCGGGATCATATCATGTTTGACAGTAAGTGGAACTACAAGAAGTCACTGTTGCAGCGACGAGCCCTCATGCATGCGGTCAATTTCTTCAAGCATTCCTGGATGTTCGGAATGCCCGAGCTGGGAAAGGTGTATAGAGATGCCAACGGCGAGCCGATCGAGTGGCGAACTGTCAATCTGATCATCGGAAACCGGCTGGATATCTATGGCGGCGAAGTGCTCGCTGGCCGTATCGATGCCGATGCTCGAGCAGCCATGAAAGCTGACGGCATTGATGATAGTGCGATGGTCGAAGCTGCCGAAAACGTCAGGCACGGCCTGAATATCCTGGAGAAACAGTATTGGAATATCCGCGATTATTATGATAACACGGATAAGTCCTATCTTTCCGAAGCCATGGGCTATTACCTGACATACTGCGCTATCCAGATTCTGCACTGTGATGACGATGGATATCTTGAGTCGCAGTGCATTGAAGACATTCATAGCGATATCTTCAACATGCTGGATACTATGATGGGTCTTACGCATCCGGCGTGACATAAAAAGAGAATTACCATTTCTGGTAATTCTCTTTTTTGGCCCAAGGGTAGTTCGGAAAGCCAGATATCTTGTGCGATGGGCTTAAGCGGTGCCCTACTACGAGACCCTTCTCCTCTCTGAAGACGGTTTCAAGTAGCCTACGCCTTGTCGATCCGGGCATACAGTAATGGTCACGCCCATTATATCACAGAATTCAGGAGTTGAACCGGCTCCCTCTGGATGTTACTCACATACGACTCTTCCTGATGGAAGTCCCTATGCTTTCACAACACGTTCCATGATAACGGCACTGTACGTTGGTCCCACTGTCTAGCGGGGCATTTATCCCTGCTGACCGCTAACTTGGCTCGGTAGAGCCTTAAGACGTTGTAAAGTGCCCAAGAAATGACGTTAAAGCGCCCTCTGCACTCAAGAACGTGCAGAGGGCTTGTAGGATAGAGAGTTGTGTGTTGAGATTTGAGGTGGGCTTTATCGATTTTCAAGCTTACACCTTCGTACCCAGCTAAATATATTTTTATGAGAAGAGATCGATATTGATGTCGTCATTGCAAGTCTGCTTATTGACCACAATATCGGAGATATCCTGCTCATTGTCATCCAGTCGACTTTGCTCCAGAAGACGGATCTCATTGATGACCGTCGTGACGCCCTTACTATAGAAGCGCACTTTGGAAGTCGGATGAAATTCCAGAGCTGATCTCATCTCGTTGGCATATAGCACAAGATACCAATATTCAGGCTGACCATAAAGGTCATATGAAAATAGCCGTGGATTATATGCGTAGTAATCCTGCTCCCGCTGCGTTAATGCCACCGAGACCAGATAAGCATTGAGCTCATTCTGGTACTTACTCAAAACCGTTTCATCGGTTAGAATCACAGCCAGGCTTCCATCAGAGATGGCCAACTTGGTAGTGAATGCATCAACGGTATTGGCTTCATTGCGAAACTGGGAAATCCACTGCTCGAGGGTATAGGCACTGGTAGTCATCTACAAATTCATCCTTTCTTCGAGGCATTGGAGGACGATGTAGAATTGTCAATGGTATTGGTGATGCGTAGATTATCCAAATTCTCATGGAGTACTTCCACTTCTAGCTTCATATCATGCGTCTTGTAAGCATGAGCGAAGCTGCAGTTATCGGGCCGAGTTGCCACGATATAGTTGCGCTCCTTGATGGACTTCTGCACGACAGGTTTGCAGCTCTTCTCGTTCGCAAACATCGCCGAACTGAGAACCACTGTCGTTTCTTTGGGATAATCCTTGGTGATGAGAGGCATGATCTTGGGAACGTAAAGTTTCCACTCCGAGGCTTCCGTGCTACTGGTGGTCTTTGCATCCTTCTCCAGGTTATAGGCAATCTCGGTGTCATTGAGTGACCATGACTTTAGATTACCGATGGATTGACCAGCCATAATTCAGCACCTCCACTTCATGTAACTCTTGTGTGGCAGAGTGATACTCCGTATGAATGATCTTGCCCTCTTCCAGCACACGACGTACGATGTCATCAACCTTCATCTGCTTGATAAAGTCAGGATTCATCATGCTGTTGGGAACCATGAAAGCGCCCACTTCGACATTGCGCTTGGCTCTCATCAGGTCTTGATCGGTTGTATTGACGTCTTTCAGCATCCAGTACGTACAGGCAGATACCGCATCGTTGATATCCAGGACGTAGTAGAGGTTATTGCACTCATACTGCAGTCCAAACTCGGGATACAGGGCGCCATCTCTGAAGGGAATGAACACCATCGGATGGCATCCATTCACATAAGTATCGCCATTCAGACAAAGCATGACTGTGAAGGGCTCATATTGTCGGGCTGCCTGCATGATGTACGCGGCTCTATCCCAGTCACGAGTATCGGCTCCATGACGGTCACACCTAGCACAAGCCAGCTGGATCGAGAGCTGGTAGATGTGATTCAGCTCGTCCATCTCTCTGACGTCCTCGATGAGCTCGTACTGATGCGAGTCGACGTTCATATTGAAGGACTCCAGAGCATCTTCTTCCGTGTAGATCTGGTTGAGTGTCCTCACGTTGGGGTCAAACTTGATCTTGGTGAGACTGCCCTGCTTGTAGATCCGAGTGAAGAAGTCATAGGCGTTCTCATCATATCTGCCGTAGTAAGACTGGGCTCTAATGAGCTCAATTTTCGTAACGGGCTTATTCCCACGGAGTTGATTGACGATGAAACTCACAATCTCGTCCAGGGACTTGGCGGTATAGACACCAGCCACCTTCTTCATGAAGGATTCGGGATAGATATAGCGGTCGCCATCTTCCACGATGACAAATCCATGGCTGGTATTGATCTCAGGTAGTCTTAACACGAAGGGCTCCGGCAGAATGGCGTGAGATCTCAGATAGAGATCTTCAAAGGCCATGTAGTCGAAGCAAATGCCGCCCTTGTACTTGCCAAACTTACCAGGAGAGATGGAGGTGTAGTATTTGCTAACCTCTTCATCGGTGGGATTGACCGTGTACTTACCTTCCTTCACGATGCCATATCCGTAATCATTGAGACGCTTATTCATCTCAAGGATTGTATGATACAGCTCATCGACGGCAACACTCTCAGTGGCAGGTGCTGCTTCAGCGTCTTCACCAAATTCAGCAGCAGTGATGGCGGTATCAAACATCTTGCCAGACCACTCCAGAATCTTCTGCATACGGTCGGACAAATTCGCTTTCTTGCTCTTCATCTTGACCGTCCAGATATCCACTGCGTCAGTCTGGCCAATACGATGAATACGGTCAGATGCCTGCTCAAAGTCGGTACTGCGCCAAGGCGTTCCAAAGAAGAACATCTGAGATGCCTCTGTCAAAGTCACGCCAACGCCCATGCACCAGGAAGTTGCTACCAAGACCAGAACGTTGGGATCTTCTCTGAAACGAGTCAGCGTTTCCAGACGGTTCTTGGTATCACCACTGATGGTAACAGCGCCAATGCCAAAATCGTTCAGGTCTTTGGAGATATATTTCACCACGGGAACCATCGTCGAGAAGATGATGGTCTTTTTACCCCGATTACGGATCCGCTCGTAGATGTCCTGCTTATTCTCCTCATAGAGCTTGATGAACATCTCAGTTCTTCTCTTGGGGAGAATGGAGCCAGCTGCCTTACCCATATCCCGTTTAGCAGCCGTGATGAACTCGTTCTGCAGTTTCAGCAAGCTATCGGCAGTGGTTGCCGGGCAGTTCGAGTTGGGCCTGATGTAGGTATCAATGAACTCTTTATATTCCTGGATTGCGACCTCATGGAAGTCGTTGTTATCACCACCGCGCAGAGAATCTGCGCTGGTCGTGACCCAGGAGATATATCCATTGCACATCCGCTTATCGCAGAGTGCATATTGATGAATCAAGTTAGAGAATCCCTGGATCGCCGGCTGAGATGACTTCATCCACTGCGCATGACGCTGTTTGAAGTCGTCCACGATCTCTTGATGAACCACGTCGAGGTAGTATCTGTCTTCATTGGAGATTGCATACTCTAGCGTATCAGAGTGCTTGGGAGGCAGATCCACATTGACATCGGCCGGTCTGTAAATCACCATGCCAAATCTCTTGGATACCAGACTCATAGCCATGGTATTGGAGAGGTCGAAGCAATGGGCATACATATTGGCTGCTTCATCGGTGAAGGTAGGATCGATGATGCGCAAGACCGGTGTAATCTCAGCGGGAGCCGCCTTGATGGGCGTAGCGGAGACACACAGGACATTGCGAGAGCCAATCTTGTCACAAAGATCAAAAAGCTCTTTGGATCTTCCGCCATTGAAGTTGCGGAAGTTATGGCACTCATCCAGGATAAAGACAGAGTCGGAATCTTTGCTGACGATTGGAAGCATTAGTTTGATATTCTCGTTATTGGTGATGATGAAACGAGCTGTATCAGGATTGCCATACTTGGTGCCCAGAATACAGACGTCCCTCATCCAGGTCGCCTCGTTATCATACTTGGCGTAATACTTCTTGATCTCCAGTGCCCAGTTATCCTTCAGGTTATTGGGGCACACGATGTAGACCTTACGGGCACTCAGACACTCTGCCAGGCCAATGGCCGTCAGAGTCTTACCTTTACCCGGCTTGAATGCCAGCACATAACCATTGGTATTCAGCTGGTTCTTCAGCTGCGGCCACGCCTTGATGAACTTGACCTGATGCTCCATAAGCTCGATCCGCAGGTTCTTCAGAGGAGTAGTATCCAATTCAGGCACAGTCACGGCATCGGCCTTGCTCAGCCAGGATGCATCATAGATCAGACCAGCAATGCGCTTATATGACGCATCATGGTAATGATCGCCCAGCTCGTTGAAGAGGTCAACCAGCTCCAGGCAGAAGAAGACAGGTGCATACACGTAATCGATCTTCATGTCACCCTTGCCAATCCGTTTCTTCTGGTAGAGCTTATAAGACCGATCGTTGTATTTATACTCGAAGATGTACTTGAGCTTGGCTTCGCTATACTTCTCCTTGATACGATAGAGGAGCAGATTGCAGTTGATGCCCTTGATGACGATATTGCCATTCTCCACAGTGACCTTGGTGAAGGTCTTGGCAACCTTATCACCGAAGATCTTGGTATTGAAGAGGCGGTCTCTCCACTTGCCATACTGGAGGGCAGCTCTACCGTCAATCTTATCGGTATCGATGTTATCCGAAAAATCAAAGAAGCCCTCCATGGCAGGAAGCTTCTCATTATCCAGGTTAAAGATGCTGAAACACTCTTCAGCAGATGCGGTCGTTGCGGGTTCAGCGTAAGGTCCCAATTTGTAAAAGAGCATCGGATTTACCCCAACGATCTCCGACTCCTGATCGTCCTCATCATCGGAATTATCGTCTGACGGAGCAGGGTCTGGGTCATCATACACGTCCTCAATACGGAACGTGCCGTCTGCCTCTTCCTTGATGTTATCCCGCTCGATGATCTCTTGCAGAATGGGAAAGAGTTCCGGATCTTTCAGGTCTTCAGCAGACTCGGTGGCCTTTACGGGCTTCCTTTTTACCACAGATTTCTCGGAATACTTGTAAATGTATTGATCGAGAATCTTCAGGCAGTCATCAGGGATATAGTCCCGATACAGAGAGGTCAGTAAGGACCGAGAGATATACTTGATGGGCCGTTTCTCGCCGGTCTGATGCTGCTCTGCAATGTCGGAGAAGATCTGAAAGAAGACATAGTAGTCCTGCTCGTAGATCTTGCAGAAGTTCACCGCAGGATTGCGAATCATGGCGATGTCTTTGCAGGCATCTTTCACGACGTCAATCATCAGATTGGCAGCCCGCTGGTTATTGGAGGCCTTCAGCTCAACCTCCAGATTACAGGACGGAATCCAGAAGTCCGGTACGTATGAATGAATGCCTTCATGCTCCTTATCGTTCTCATTGGTATAGTAGTATTCGTAACGATTGGGAGAGGGAGACATGATATCAGCGCTGGGAAATCTGAAGAACTGATCGAGCATTACCAAGAATGCTTTCTCCAGAGCGCCCATAAACTGGACTTTGCCACCATCCTGGAACGTATATTCTCCAGAGATGCGTCTGCCAGTCAGCATCCGCTCTCTGTATTTAGGATCCTCCAACAGATTGGCCTTTCCGTAACGAGCACGCATTGCCGCCATAAACCGATTACGGAATTTATCGGCGCATTCTTTGGATCCACACATCTTGGAATATGCACCGGTGGTTTCATTCCAAGGTGTTTCTCCGCCGCATTCTCTGCACCTTCCTCTGGATTTGCCAGTATGCACAAAGTAGGCATAGCGAAGATCGGACCAGTCTTCGGGGATGGTCCCAGGGTGTTCTTTTCTCATATGGTTTCCAAAAGTGCCCACCTCTTTATAGGTTTTGCCACAGATGGGGCACTTCAATGAAGGGAACTTCTTCAACGGAAGCCCTCCTTTCAATGAAAGATTATGTTGTTTTAGATTATGGAAAGGTTCGGGGCCTAAAAGCAGTGGTATGGCGAACATACGTCGTTCTACCATACCACTGCTCACGCACATCATTTTCCGGATCCGTAAACATCAACGACTCCACAACGGTGAGGAGGATACACGCAATAGCATATACGAACTTCTGATGTTGGACCTACAGCGACCCAGTCGATCGTCCCCGAGGTAAGCATCAGGCCTCCGTTGTAAAATGCCTCTAAGGTGGCACCGCCTGCCGATCGGGTCTTGATCGATACATTAGCGCCATTCTTATTGCTGCCAACCACCGTTGCCGTTACTGAGGGCGTTCCAGAAAAAGGGCCAAATGTGATCTTGGCGGTATTGCTACCGTTCAAGGTGATCTTTCCATAACAGACCCTTGTAGCCATACAAAATCACCTCACTTTTCAAAGAGCTTGGTAACCAAGACCCTTCTATTGAGGATGTATTCTGTGGCCAATCTGTACACGAAGTAGATCATGTTCACATATAGTGCCAACATTCTGTTGAGATTCCTCTGATATTTTAAGATCGTTGCTTTATCCTGATCAGAGAAGTTATTGCTTCGCATCAGATTCTGCGCACTGCTCTGAACGGATTTGGCCAATCTTTCAGCCGAATTGATATTCTGGCTATAGGAGGTCTTCGTTTTCGTAAAGCTGCGAATCTCGTTGACGTATTGATTGACCATGTCTCCTCTATAAGTCTTCTGGCTCTTCTTGCCTCTAAATTGAGTCCTCAAGTGACCCATAAACTCATGAGGAGTTTCAATGCTGGAAGGAGCACCCATCGCAGAGATCAATGCTTTATCTAATGCTTTGCCGCTTTGGGTGATAAGTGCATCACTGGGGATATTCTGCCAGTTATTCAGATAACCAGCATTGCGGGTAATGACTGCTCTCAGCTGGGTCAGTTTATTGATCAGATATTGGTCGGCATTGTGGCCGTAACTCCAGTTGATCAATGTCACCTGATCGAGCTGTTTGTATTGATTCTGGTAGTTCCCAAACTCCTCCAGGAACTTTTCATTGCTAGTCCAGGTGTTATTGAGCACCTTCAGGGTAGAAGCATGACGATTCTGAATCATCTTCAGGATCTTCTCCCCTTCATTGGTGGCTTTCTCAACGTTATCCTGGGTTTCATTAACGGCGCTCGTAGTCATTGTATTATTGGCCTGGTCTGTCTTCTCCGACTGCGCTGCTGACTGCGTCATAGAGACTTCCATCGCACGTTCAACCGGATCGTCAAACTGATTCAGGTCATAATCTTGCGCCTCTAAGGCTTCACGGAAGCTAAGTCCGTAATTCATAAGGCTTTTCACCGCCTTTCAAGGTTACAGGGATGTTAAAATGACCCAATTTTCACAGAGATATCATTCTTGTGAGATGTGAGAGGGTAAACTAACCGTTAACTGCTTTCACATTGCACCTCGATATCACTCGAGGTATCAAACGTAAAGTGAGGTATAAATCAATGAGCGAAGAACACATCAACGCGGCATTGTCTGCCACTGGACTCAAAGTGTCCGTCATTGGCATTGGCAATGCAGGTGGCCAGGTAGCGTTGGCCGCCGCCAAGAAGAGCATCCCGGTATTCGTCATGAATACCAGCGTCAAAGACCTTGACGACAAGGTCCTCTCTGGTCCCATCAAGTGCTACCAGATTGGTGATGGTCGTGGATCCGGGAAGAACCGCGACAATGCCATGGAGCTGCTGAAGACCAACGGGAATTCCAGCATCAAGGATATCTTTGTAAACCCGTACTTCAAGCAGACGGTGGAGCCTGCTGACATCGTCTTCGTGACGTTCAGCACCGCTGGCGGCACTGGGTCTGGTATTGGGCCTACCATGGCTCGTATGATTCACCAGGCCTACAAGAATAAGGTGGTCATTCCCTACGGTATTCTGCCCAAGAATGTGGAGAGCGTCATGGGCCAGTCCAACACCATCGCCTGTGTGGATGACATGACCGCCTGTGGCACGCCCTATATGCTCTCTGACCTGTCCTTCTATGAGAACGAGTCCCAGGAGGTCTCCTTCAAGAAGATTGGCGAGTATATGGCAGAAACCATGTGTGTCATTCGGGGTGATTACCTGAAGATGTCTGCCAGCGGCATGGCCGATGAGCGTGACATGCTCACGATCATCTCTGAACCGGGCTATATGACGGTCCACATGAAGGATGGCATCACCGAGCAGATGCTCTCTGGGAAGACCTTGCAGGGCTATCTGGTGGACGAAGTGAAGTCATCTCCCGCCTGCCGCATTCAGCGCGATGGCCTGCTCCAGTACAGCCTGCTGATCAGCAACGTCAATTCATCTGTCTCCGATCCCATGAAGATTGGTGACTATCAGGAGTTGTACGACTTCATTGGCGAGCCTAAGGCTACCTACGCCAACTACGCTGTGGACGATAGCCAGACCGAGTTCCAGGTCATCTCCATCACATCCGGGCTTACCATCCCCATGGATCGGTTCACCACTGCCCGGGCCAAGATCAAGCAGCATAAGGACAAGTTCGAGAGCAAGAGTGCCCTCAATCTGAGCGACGATCGTGAGAAGTTCGGCGTCAAAGGCAATGACGACACCAAGAACATCATCATGGGCTCTCAGAAGAAGTCCGAAGCGGATCTGAGCTTCCTGGATGACTGATTCCAGGACCAGATATCATTTTCATAGCAATATCCCACTCTGGAAGAAAAGTTACATGCGCCCTAACTGGCTTGTAACTGGTCGGACAGAGTGGGCTTTTGTCCCCCCCCCTTATGTAACGATTAGAAAGGAAGTGTAACGTACTATGTTGAACTTTGGCAAGGTGGGTGCTAAGAATCTGGCACGCATCAGCGAGCTGTGGGATCTCGCAAAAGACAATCCCACTCTGCGGGCTCTTTTCAAGAAGCTCGACGGCACCAATGCAAAAGAAGCATACATTATCCTGAAGAATATGGATGATAATGAGCTCCGTTTGCTGGCCGCCTTGATTGGCCAAGCCAATAGTAAATTTGAGAGGAAGGGCTAATATGCGAAACGACATGAAAACTCTGTCCAAGGCATGCAACCTGCTGGATGGAGGAAACGGGTGGTCTGGAGACCGGTATCGTAAGAAACTGGTCGAAACGATCGCCGATGAAGACTTCCTGGCGGCAGTCTTCAAACCCGTAGCCGGCGAAGGCTACACCAAAGCCGATATTTCGGCAAAGCTGACCCAGCTGTATGACAGCGCCACCAAGAGAAGCTCCATTCGCTTCATTGCCGAGGCTATCGACGATTATGGCTATGGCAATATGAATCGGGCATCGGCGGCATTTCTGGCAACGCTGGTCAATCTGGGCATGGCTACCATCGACACGAAAGCCATGGACCTCGGCAGAGCCAGAGATCACGATGAGATCTCCAGCCGGGAGTTCGACCGGAACATGGAGAAGCTGAACGAGTATCAGGAGAATCTGCAGCAGCTCCTCAAGTATGCCAAGCGCATCATCAAGGGTAAGGCAAAGTCCCTGGCTTCCAAGACTGGACTGCCCAAGGACGTGTGCAGCTCTGCGTTGTTCACGGTGCCTGGCTATGAGTATGTGGACCAGTATAAGCTGGGCTTCTATCTGAAGACCGTACTGGGCAATCTCTATGGGTTCGTGAACTACAACCCGGAAGAGTTCGAGTATGAATTTGAGGACGTCGACTGGAAGACGTTCTTCGGCGTGGTCTTCGGCAAGGAACGGATTCCCGATATCGCATCCCTGATTCTGCTGGAAGGCGTGGAGTCCATCAACAAGTACAAGAACCAGCGGGATGTGAGAGCGTGCTGGGATGCGCTGACGACGTTCGCGCTCAAGTCCCTGAACCAGGCTCCGGAGAGCATCCGCGATCAGATGCTGGAGCTGTATCTGAAGCGTCTCAATAAGATGCTGGCAGATCACAACATTGACCTGCGTATCGATCTGCGCATGGTTGATGATTTTCGCTTCGAGAATCTGGCCAACACGGTCTCGAAGTATAAGGCCAAGATCGATGCGGTGATGGGCAAAGCCAGAACGCTGGCCAATGCCCGTCCTGAAACTTCTCCGGTGTAAAGCCACCGGAGAAGTTAACTCTTAAATATCAGAAAGGAATTGAATAATCATGGCTAAGAAGAAAACGGAAGATACGATGGACGATATCATCACCAAGGCAACCACCAAGACCAGCATCAAGGGTGACGATACCCTGCACCGCGAGGCCATCTTCGGCGAGACTCCCGAAGAGAAGGCCGCTCGCAAGGCTGCCAAGAAAGAGAAGAAAGAGCGCAAGGCCGCTGCCAAGGCTGCCGAGAAGCAGGCTGAGATGGGCGACACCGAAGGCTGTGCTCATCATGAGCACGGCGAGGGCGGTTGTCCCTCTACCATGAACCGGCTGTTGTTGGATACGCTGCAGGACAGCGTGGTGAACATCAATGCCAAGCTGGACGCCATTCAGGATATGATCCAGTGCATGGTCAGCAAGACCCAGGCCGAAGAGGTGCACCGTGACATCATCCAGCACATCAACAACGCCACCGTGAACCTCTCCGATGTCATCGAGGATATCACTATGGATAACATCCCCGGCACCACTATGCTGGCGTCGTCTGATGGAACTCCTGATTTCAACAACTGCAGCATCGGTACTCTCGTGATTAAGCCCGGCAAGAAGAGCGTCATCAAGGGTGCCGAGCAGACTATCTTGCATGGCGATGCTGATGACGACTTCGACGATGATGATGACGATGAGTACGACGGCTGGCCCTATGACGATGAGGGCGAGGACGAAGATCCGTTCACATGCGGCGCATCTAGCGACAGCGCGATCGACATCGATATGCCGAAGCCCTGCCCGCCCAGCGAACTGTGCCACGATCTGGCCTTTGAATATCTGCGGGACATCTTCCCGAATATTGCTCCCGACGGCATTGCGGTGAAGTATAACGCCGCATATATCTCCAACACGCTGCATATGCTCAGATGGACCGACCATGATCTTGAGCGGGCCATCCAGTTCATCCAGGACAATCCGGAGGATGCACCGGAGAAATCCGAGGAATAAGGAGGTGACTATGGAATGATCTACGTAGAATCGTTCCGGCACCTGGTCCAAGAATGGATAGAGATTCAGCATCCTCGTGATGTTGCGGAGTGGCCTTGGGATCCTGATTCCAGACTGTTCATGATCAATCTCTATCCTGTCAGTTCTGGGGAAACTCTCATGAAGCGGCCGACGCCTTTCATCTCCATTCTCATCAATCAGCTGGAGAAGGTGCAGCCCTGGCTTATCCATGAGGGTCAGTATCTCTACAGAAGCTACTTTGAGAGGCCCAGCTTCAAGCTGCCTCGCAAGTATGTATACGATCCTCTGGTCAATGGGGATAAGAGCCTGAAGACCAGCCGCTATACCTTCGAATCCGACAGTTATGGCAACCTTGCCTCTGACTGGAGTGGAGAAGATCTGCGGCTGGCTCGCATTCTGGCGCATCGTCCCCATGTTCGCTACTCCGTCTATGACTCCCATGAGTATCATTCCATCCGTGCAAGGTTGGATGCTCTGGAAGCCAAGGCCGATCATGGAGTGACTGTGCCCATGGCGGAGAACCTCTTCGATCTGACAGAGTATGCAGAGAACCAACCTGCTCATGACATGGCGCTGATGCTGATTCAAGCTCCGGTCGTTGGCATTGTGAAACCGATGCGGAAATCCAAGGAGTATAAGATCATCAATGGAGCTCTCATTATGGTGGATGACGTCCAGTTGTCCATCAATGAAGAGCCCTGCCATGAAGCTTATCAGAAGGAGCGGATTCCTTTCGAGCAGCTCGTAGGAGCAGAAGGCCATAAAGCGATGGGCGTGGAGAACAGCGCCAGAGCCATCGTGTATGTGGCCGCTGAAGTTCCCTGCGGGATCTTTACCTTCCAGGAGGTCACGCCAAGTGATACCGTGGAGACTGGAATGAAGGACACCTATGTACGGGTGATCAATCACCAGTTCATCATCGCTCCTGAGGCCAGTAATAAGAAAGGCCGCAAGATTGAAGTTCGACTCCATCATACCATTACCGAAGGCCTCATGCCCAAGGTGAAAGAGTGCAATGCATTCTTCGCCAGACGCAATGAGAAGCTCTTCTATCGAAGCGACATGCCCAATGGCTTTATCAAACAGCAGGGCGGTAATGCTGTTTCGATGTCCATGCCAATGGAGTAAATCATCTCCAAGAGAGGTCCCCGTGTCTACATACGGGGACCTCTCCCAGAACGGCAAATTAGCACACTTGTGTCTCTTTTTTGCCGGGATTTGCCGTCATAAAATTAAACATATCGTAACACATCTGGTAATGCACCAATTTCTAGAAATTGGTACGGGACCACAATTGCTCTACCAGTTGTGCTATCTTTATACTGAAAGGAAACTGCTCTATGTCAATTCATTACGTTAATGAGCACCTTATCACCGAAGAGGTTACCGGCGAAGGGACTTGGCCTCAGAATAACGATGAGGCTTACAAGAGAATTATGATCAAGACGACTGAAGATGCGGTCCGCAAGCTGGAGGACGGCTCCTTTGAGCCCAACATCCGGACGATCTGCGCCCACAACTGCAGCCTGGTTCCCACGGCCTACACCCGGATCTCTTCTACCATTCGTGACGGCGCTTTTGCGCCCAAGATCACCATCCGCACTTCCACCGATACCCGCTACAACAGCGATATCTTTGTGGTCGCCCTGCCCTACGACGGCATGATCAAGCCCTTCACGCACAACACCAATGCGCTGAACATCTTCAAGAGCCTGATCGTGAAATCCGACAAGTTCAGCATCAAGCATGAGGACCACACCTATCGCCGCTGCGCCTACTTCATCGTCCGTCCCCATCATGACTGGCTGGGCAACGATGGCTGGTACGGCCCCGACTGCGACCTGGTTCTGACCTTTGCGCAGTCCAACCGCAACAAGGCTACCCAGTCCGACGAGGAGCTGCAGTGGACCTTCAAGACGGTTCGCGTTCGGTTCGGCGAAAACGGCAAGTACGAGATCACCTCCACCGAGGAGACCGCCCCCTATGACACCTTCAATCCCGAGGACATCAAGTCCGCTCCCATTTGCGAGCTGGTGGCTCCCACTCAGCTGCATGATGACGGCACCGGCACTTTCCGTCGGGAAGAGCGTCACAATGACGGCGGCCGGGATCGCGATGACCGCGGCGGCAACCGTAATAACGGTTTCAAGAAGGGCGGCAAGCGCCGCTAAGTAACGGCTTAAATGCACCTCTAGGCACTGCCTAGAGGTGCTTAAATCCCTATATTGCCATATTATTTCATCGGCAAAAGTACATTAACTCTCGACTTTACGTAGAAAGGAATTTTGAGAATGGGACTTATCGACGATTTGCATGCATCGGACAAGAAAGGACTGTTTAAGTCCAACGATGACTTTGTGAACTACTCCACCGGTCTCCTGCCTTTGGATTATGCCAACGGCTTTTGGATGACCCAGGTGGATCCTGACACGGGAGAGACTTTCCGTGAACCTATCCCCGGTGTCCTGGGTGGCAAGTTGATACTCATGTTTGGCACCACAGGCTCTGGTAAGACGACCCTGGCGACCCAGATCGCCTATTCCATCATCAAGCCCTTTGAAGATGGCCTGCTGATGCTGGTGGATTGCGAGCAGACCGCATTGAAAGAGCGGATGTGCTCCATCACCAATAATGATCAGGACGATCCCCGCATTATCCTTAATGTGGACAACACCAGCATCGAAGATGTGCTGGAGATCATCAACGAACTGTGCCAGCTGAAAGAAGATGGCGGCACGACCTACATGTACGAAGCGAAGAATCGCACATACCATCGGAAGACTGTCAAGAGGTATGTGCCGTCTGTCATCATCATCGACTCTTTGCGGCAGTTCAATCCCAAGAATAAGGACGTTGTCACGTTGGGCAATAACATGGACAATGCGCGTGAAGCGCAGGCCATTGCCCGGTTCCTGGATAACGTCATCAATCGCATCAATAAGTACAACATCACCATCATCTACACCAACCACATCCAGCCCAAGATTGATGCCAACCCCTACTCTCAGCCGCCTCGTGGCTTGATGCTGTCTCCTCAGACGGAGACGCTGCCTCGCGGCACTCGTCCGCTCTTCTTGGCGCATACGGCCATTCGTGCCAACTCCATCAAGAGCAATATGTACACCAAAGAGGACGTTGGATTTGATGGATTCATGGTCAACCTGATGCTGGCTAAGTCCAAGACCAACTTCATCGGCGCGACGCTGAACGTGGCATTCAACGCCAGTAAGGGATTTGATCCCATCTACACGATGTTTGAATTCGCCAAGCAGTGCGGCATCGTCCAGGGCAAGAATCCCAATCTCTATCTGGAGGGATTGCCCGATATGAAGTTCTCTCGGAAGAACTTCTCTGAGAAGATGATCAATAATCCGGAGTTCAATACCAAGGTCATGCGGACGCTCCAGCCTTATCTGGAAGCGCTGCTGGGCGCCAAGGAAGTCACAGAGGACGACAGAGTCCAGTATGGTGACTATGCATCTCTGGATGTTGAAGACTCCAAGTAACCGAATGAGAGGGTCGATGCCCTAACCAGGCATCGACCCTCAAGAAAGGAGAGTTTACATGAATGCTTTACCAGAAGAATTGGCATCTCGTATTGAAGAGATACGTCAGGAGAAGAAATACCAGTATAGAAAGCCCATCGAAGTACGTGAGGTAACGCGAAATCTCGCATGGGACTTTGATGGTGACGTGCTGGATCCTATAAAGGCTGACTTGCATCGCAAAGTTATGGATACCTTGGCCACTTTGGCAACTATTCGAGGAGACGCTGAGATTCTTGAAAGCACAACTCCTGCGTATAAAGTGCACGATGAAACACCTAAGTCTCCGCTGGCAAAAATGCTCGAGAATTGGATCGCAGGAATTCGAGATCCTTTTGCAACGGCGTATTATCGTCCATATGAATACAACTCTGAAAGTGTCAGAGAACTGATTTCAAATCTATCGAAAGGATGGTAAACGATGCCAAATATGAAAGTTATTAAGCCTATCCAGAAGTATCTGCTCCAGTTATTTCCGTTGAGATCGGGCCAATTGGCAGTGAATTGCCTTCTGGAGTACATCAACTCCAAGACCAATGATGAACTTGCCGAAAATGATGGCTTGATCATTTCGTGCGATTGCTCTCATTTGTATGCAGTGGGCACAGATGAATCTGCATTCGAGCTCGAGTTCTATTTCGATCGACTCCGTGGCATGTTCACACATCGTCTAAGTTGGAATAAATATGGTGAGACGAGTTACAGACTTAGCATTGCACATCCATGCAATCTAGGGCTGAGATACTGGACGCTCAATGATGTGCGAGAGCGCGCCAAACGTGTTAGTGAGCATTATAATCAGGTGTTTTACGAGTACGTCATTGAGCTAATCGCAGGGCAGTTGCTTCAGGCCGATCCACAGCTCGCAGTGTATATTGCAGCTCTTCCATGTGCGCAGATTCCAGAGACAATTATGGATTCAATGTATGCGCCATGCTTCTTTAACTCATTTCATACCTACTTCAATGATCAGTTTGAATATGGGCCTGTGCGCGAGGTCCTACTGAATTTGATCAAATACCTGCTCGTATTGAGCCCCGATCAAGTACAAGAGGCGAAAATATTTACGTCTTATACGACAGCCAGGTCCAAAAACTTTCAATTCGAACTCGTGCCGTACTTCCATTTGACCAGCGGCACATTTGCATGGGAATTATCATGGAGCAAATATGGGACTCATGTTAAATGCGTGATAAACATTACGATGCATCTGGGATCTTTCACTTGGACGCTCGATCAACTTCAAACGTGTACGGCAGAAGATCTCATTAGGCCTTTTACGTCCTATTATCTCACAGATTTACTGGGTCGTTTTGTCAGGCCTATCATCGAGGCAGACGAGAAGTTAGCCAAACACCTTATCGCACTCGAATATCACACTCTATACTGAAAGGGATGAATATCAATGACAAATCATGACAATCTCGCTGAGATGATGCAGTTGCATCTCCTCAAAGAGCTCCCATACAATTGGGCACAGCTCTCCCTGAATAAACTCTTGGCAGCGATTCCAGATACGCCGGAGGAGGACTTCGATCCTTTCAATACGTACGAGCCATTTCAATTGAAAGGCCCGGGCGTTGTATCGAGAGATGGTGTATTTGAATTCAAACCCGGCTACAATCGTCGGAAGGGCGTCATGGTGTTCATGCTGAATTGGGACAGAGTTACTGGGCATGACGGTTCGAGATGCAGATGCGTCATGGAAACCGCGTTACTGGCTCCCACGTTCCTCGCGCCTGAGACAATTCGCAAGCTTAGACTGACCCTCGTTGGGAATTTCACGCCCATGATCTATTCAACATTCCTCATGAAGAGCGTCGATGCTATGATGCATGAAGACCCTGAACTTATCGATCAATTTTCTCGTCAGCATGAATGGGACAACCACGATGACGATGAATGGGATGATAAAGATTCAACCGCTACGCAGCTCAGTCTGGAGCAGCAGCGGATGCAGAAGATCATTGGCGAGTATGGCATCTTTAATTTGGATACACCCAAAGGGCTTAAGAAAGATCCTCTAAAGGATGATGGAATTCTCGATACTGATGCAGTTCGGAATCTTCTAAAGGATCTGGGCTAACTTTTCATTGACTGAAAGACACGCAAATTAAACAAAAGGAGGCTGGAGATAAAATATGGCAGTAATTGATCTTCAACAGTACCAGCGCATGAACGATGCGTTCAGCGAGCATATGTATCGTATGTGGGGACCAACTCTGATCGGATTCCCAAGCGATACGGACTCTTCAAGAGCCCTGATGGCCACAAGCCAGCAAAAGCAGTTTCTAACCTTGCTGAACCCTGACGTTCCCCACGTCTTGACTGGCTTCGAGAATGCGTTTGGACAGCACAATCGCTCCTACAAGAAGCTGGATGGCGAGTGGGAAGTAGTAGATCGCGTCGACAAGTTCGGCGACGGCTCTGTATACACCCTCGTTCTCTACAATAAGGACACGAGAACTTACGACATGATCGAGAAAGTCACCGCTGTCACCAAGACCGAGAAGTTCGGCTATCTGAATAACACGGAAAAGATGGACTCCTTGGAAGTCGGTGACAAGGTCAAAGACGCAGTTCTCTACAAGTCCACTTCATATGACAAGAACATGAACTACCGCCTGGGTAAGAATGCACTTGTCATGTACTCCACTTCCAATCCTACCATTGAAGATGCCATCTATGTCAGAAAAGGCTGGGCCGATACCGTGCAGTTCGTAGAGCTGGACACGGTCACGGTCCCTCTGAATGACAATGACATCTTCATCAATCGGTATGGAACGGATAATGAGTATAAACCTTTCCCTGGCGTTGGCGAGCATGTCGTGGATAGTGTCATTTGCACTACCAGACGGATCGTCAAAGAGCACCTGCTGTATGATTTTCAGAGCAGAAACCTGCGGCAGAGCTGCTCCACCGATGTGGACTTCTTCACGTCTAAGAATGCGTATGTCTATGACATCAACGTCTATTACAATGGCGATGAAGAATTCCCACAGAATCTCTTCCACAGAGAGCTGGGAGAAGTCTATAGAGCATGCTGCACCTACGCAGATCGGCTTACCATCATCGCTAGGGAAATCAAAGAGAAGTGCAAGGGAAACTCTCGTTACCATTACACTTCTCACATTCCGCAGATCATCAGCAAGTATCAGCATGTAAGCGACCCTGAATACAAGTGGAAATACAAGGATCGTGAATTTGCCAATATCTTGGTGACCTTTAAGACCTATGCAGTGGTCAGCTTGCAAGCTGGCTATAAGCTGGTCGGCCGCTATGGCGATAAGGGCGTCATCTCCCGCATTGCCAGCGATAACATCGCAGAGGACACCGGCGAGACCGCCTACATTGAAGAGGTGATCAAGAATGGCCTCGTCAATAACTTCCAGGAGGAACTGACTCCTGAAGAGATGGCCATGTTGGCCAAGCGCTTCCATGTCGTGGAAGACAGTGAAATGCCCTACATGGAAGACGGCACCAAGGTGGATATCCTTCTGAATGCTTCGGGAGCTATCCGAAGGCTTAACAATGGCCAGCTGGATGAGGTTGACTTGGCATTCCAGATGGAGTGCATCCGCAAGGAGATCGTTAAGACGGAGGACATCGAGGAGAAGTATGCACTGCTCTTCAAGTTTCTGGAGATCGTCAATCGAGATGAATACAAGTTCTTCTATGGAAAGTATGCGCAGTGGTCTCAGAGAGTCACTGTCGATGGCCGGACCATTCAGCTGTTGGACCAGGAAGAGCGTTTGAGATTTATCAAGGACGTGGAAGAGCACGGCATCTATCTCGTGAAACCGCCTCATGCATGTATCCGCTATGATACCGTCAAGGCGGTCTATGATGCATTCCCCTTCATTCAGCCTGTCCAGCTCTACATTGACAAGTTTGGGATTCCTCGGAAGAAGATTATGCGGCGGTGCATCGTGGGCACCAAGTACATGTATGCACTTAAGCAGACCTCTAATAAGAACTTCTCCGCGCGGTCGATGGGCCGTGTGAATAAGAAGGGCTTACCGGAGAAGTCCACCGATAAGAGAGACAATCGCGCAGAGATCAGCCACAATCCGCTGAAGTTGGGTGAGGTTCATAACCTCATGAGCTCCATCTCCGGCAGAGAAATGGCGGAGCATAACATCTTTACGAGAAGTTCCCCTGTCGGTCGCAAGTCTCTGCGTCGTATTCTGCAGGCCGCTGGAGATCCTGGTCAGATTCATAAGCTGAAGCTCAAGGCAGATTACCGCAACGTCAATGCGGACATCTTCAACGCTTATTTGAAGAGCTGGGGTATCCGGGTCAACTTCATGACTGATATCGACAACATCGAGGACATCTACATGGACGTGGTGCAACCTTTCCAGGTTCACGGCTATACGGTCTTTGATGTGCCTTCCAATAGGGATGTCTATGCCGCCCTCTTTGATGCTTATGAGAAGATCAAGGATGAAAACATCATTGTGCTGGACGGCGATACTGACTTGAATACGTTCATCTGGAATAAGGTCTTTGAAGATGAGCGCTTCAAGGATACGCCTGAAGACATGCGGCGTGTATGTCTGGGCGCTTCCAATGGCGAATATGCCATCAAGGAAGACAAGACGCAGGACGAAGATGACGACTAAGAGTCGTTGTAAAGAAGCTACTATCCGTTTGGATAGTAGCTTCTTTTTTGAGGTGGAGAAATGGAGTTCTTCTTATGGGAACATACGAAAGGAATAGGTCGGAAAGAAAGGAAACACCATGTTCTTAGGAACCACACAAATACTGAAAGGAAGAGACCGCCAGGGGATGCCCTAACCATAAGGCAGCGTAGCGATACTGCCAGTTACGGCATCCCCTGCAGTAAAGGAGGGGTGATCATGCCGGCTCCCCGCACCAGCGTCATCATCCGTTGGAGGGTTTCATCCGTGTATCCATGCCGCACCGAAAGGACGCGCCGAGCAGACATACTCGCCACGCGTCTCAACACGAGAGGTCTGACCCGACCTCTTACTTAGATGTTTTGGCTTATTTTTATTGACGTGGTGCAGGAGAAAAGTCAGAAAACATCGTAAAATGCCGCCTTCAAACATCCGTTTAATTAGCAAGGTAGGTGATTTGAATCGTGAATCAAACCCTAAGCTTAGAGCAAGAACTGGAAGCTCTCAAGTACCAACCTGCTATGGAAGTAACGACCAGCGAACTGTTGACCATCATTGGCGGCAGAAAGGAATTCTTCAATAAGTTTTACTTCACCATCGTAAAAACACTGCCTGGCAAGACTTCGAAGTTGATGAGAGGCATCAATGCCTATCGAGACAAGAATATTGAGGCGCTGTCTAGTCCCTACTTTCTGAACTATACCGTCTTCAGCAAGGAAGGTATGGACGGGCAGCTCATCTGGGATTGCTCTGGCGTGAAGTTGGACGATGTACAGAAAGAGATCGATATCTTCAAGAAAGAAATCAAGGACGGGTGTAAAATGCATGGATACACGTCGCCTGCCAAGGACTTTCAGAACTTGGAAGCGCTGCGTGTGATCATGGTCATGATGATCCGTTTCTATGTGGAACGAGGAGAGAAAGAGCACGTCACACAGATGTGCGCCTACTTTGCATACTCCTTGTACCATACTCTCTTTGTGAACTCGTTCCCATACGGTGTGCGAAAAGAGACCATGGAATACACCATGGCCAATATCACCAATAAGCACAAGTTGAAGAATCAAGGCTCTGTCGACAGCGTGCTCACCTATGGCATTGAGCTGTGTGTTCAAAGCTATAAGAAGCGCCTGATGGACTGCACTGATCATGATATTCTCTATATCATCGACCAGTTTAAGTCCCGTATCAGAGGCTACATCGTTGGTATCGCTCAGAAGTATTACCCCAATGATGAGAAGAAGGAAGCAATTTTCAGCAGTTCAGAGATGCTGGACACGGAAGATGGCGCTGACTTCGTAGAGCGAAATTCCCAGCTGGGTAATGTCGAGCAGATGGCACAGGAATATGCCACCAAGTTCTTCCAGAAGCCCGTTGATGATGAGATCCTTCAAGTGTGCTCCAAAATGAATCAAGTTTCTAAACCTGAATTGAAAAATGCTGTCTCTGCTTTGAGAGCGGACAAAGCTCGCATCCCGGAGGTGAAGCAGTTCTATTCAGGCATTTTCTACCTGTTTTATGACAATGCCGGCGAATCGTCCACTGTCCACTCCAAGAAGTTCCTGGCGGAGATGGATGCCATCTACAAGAAGGGCAACTCCAAGGAGAAGAATATCACGATGGTGAAACGAATGCTGGATAACTGGCTGCAGGCAACTTCCCAAACTTATCGTGAGGTGAGTCGGTCTGCGACCATTAACAACTTCAGGAAGGCGCTGTTTCAGTACTTCGTCTTCGTAGTTGCACTGCGTAATTAAGAGGTGAAAAATACCTATGGATAAATATATTCTGGCTCTGGAATCCTTTGACAAGGAGTCCCAAGAGCTTTATGGTGAAATTCTGATGGGTCAGTTTATGGCCACTGAAGCATTGAGCCCGCAATTTACTGCCAAAGTCAAAGAGGGCTGGGCGACCGTGAAACGTATCGCCGGCCAGATCTGGGAATGGATCAAGAAGACCGCCCGTGGCATTGCCGATTCTGCTCGCAAGCTCGTTGCGATGTTCCGGAAATCCCCCACAGACTCCGAATGCAGCGATGAAGAGTACAATGCAGCCGCCAACGGCGCCAAACAAGCCAAGGATAAAGTCTCCAAAGCCAATGCACTGCTGGCCAAGGTTAAAGGCTTCAAAGATCGTTTCCGCAAAGCCAGTCAGTCTTCTGGTGAAGAGGATCTGTCTGAGATGGACGCAGAACTGGCGGAGGCCTTGAAGGAAGCCGAGCAGGTCTTCGGCAGCGCTTCTATGGATAGCTTCCTCGGGACTGCTATGGAGGCCATTGGTGGAAAGAGACGTGCTCGTAATGTCTCAAGCGTCAAGCAGACCATGGATGAAGTCTCCAATGAGGCTGCTAAGGGCTCTGCTGAAACTGAACGGGCGACTGCTGAGGTCAACCAGGCAGTTAATGAAGCGTCCGGCAAAGCTGAGCATGATGAAGAGGGCGAAGGCGCTAAGAAGCAGAATATCCTGCAGCGCATCGGCTCTCGTATTCTGCGCATCTTGGGCATGATTGGCAAAGCTTTTGCCAGCATCCCTGGCTTCATTGCCGGTCTCTTCAGAAAGCTCTTTCCCAAGAAAGAGAAAACTACCGTTGAGGACTATGATGGTCCTTCCCCCGAACTGGGGTGATTAAATGAGACCAGTTCATGAGCGGAAGCAGCGTACCATTGACTATGTATGCAAAGCCCTGGACTTGATTGAAGGTGGAACTTCCAACTCCAGCCGATATCGGAAAGAGTGGGAAGCCATGAGTGATGCCCAGTTCACCAAGTTTATGGAGGAACTGCGGCGTGATGAGAATCGACAGATGGTATATCTGGAAGTGATTGAGTTTGAACGAGACCTGAAGCTGCACAACATTCAGAAATGTGCAGAGTTCATGAAGGTTCCTCTGTACGAATATGTCGCCATTCCAGATCTTACTGGAGATCCCAATAACGTCACGGTTACTCCTGAACCCGTGCCTGTTGGATATGCACACTACAAGCGTATGCAGCAGACCGTGCTAAAGAAGAACTCCACCAACATTCGAGTCAATAAAAGAAATCCCAAAACTGGCCAAGTCGTTCAAAGCGATAAGACCGTTCGAAATACCGACGTGGAGACCTACGCAATGATGTCCCTGGGAGCCAAGCAAGCTCTGCGGGAGTTTATGGGTCCCCGAGGCGACGACCCGGTCATGGAGAATGAGCTGTACACCGCCATTGCCAATAATGGCTATGCACGGCTCGAAGACTTGACCAACGATGTCCATAATAAAGTCTCGATCAATACGTTAAACATTTACTATCTCATGATGGGTATGACCACCAACTTGGTGGGGCCGATCGGCGACTTACCCAAACCCAAAAAATAAAATCGGTAGAGAAGATTTTCACAGTGGTTAAAGAAGGAAGGAATGGCTGGGTACCATTCCTTCCTTCTTATTAAGTCACTCGAGAGGTTCCGTGATTACCTCATAAATCGATTGGCCGGCGACGCGTCCGTCGTACTGATAGGTGATGCTTCCGATGGCCGGGCCTACGATGGCTCGACCTGTGCACTTCAGAGTTACTGGATCCAGAATCCAGCCTTCTCCTCTGTGAATCCCAAGAGGGTTCTCAAAGCGATCGGGCCAGTAAATCCGGAACGGGTATTCAGGGACGTGGATGTACCACTCCTCATCTACCGGATGAGGATTGCCATCCATGAGACATCCCTGGACAGATCCACATACGACTACACGAGCCGTCGTGTTGTTTGCGTGCCCGAGGTTCACTAAGGGCTCGTCCGGAATCGCGGGGAGTACTTCTTTCCCATCTAGGTTAAACTTGGACAGGAAATACAACGGAAACGTTTCAATTCTGCTCTCTTTCATAATTTTCTCCTTTTACCACAAATTTTACTCATTGGTACTTAGTCCTCATCTTCGTAGCTTTCGATGTCGCTTGGTGCTTCTCCATCCCACCCGGAATACAGGCAGACATCATCATCGAAACTGATGAAGCCACCATAGTCATTGGTGAAAACGTCGTCCATGGTTTTCACTTCCTTTCTTTCTAGGTCTCATAAGAATAATATGTTTTTGAGCGGCTCTGGAATACGGAAGCAGTACACTGTCAACTCTAGCATAAGATTCCAAATGAAAGGATGGATTTACTATGCCAAGCGTTGTCCCCAATAACATTGGCATCAAGCCGATGTTTACAGTGAAAAATCCAACCTACACGAGTCCCACCTATTGTAAGAAGACGAAGCTGATGCTGCACAGCACTGCCACGCCTGGTGCACCGGCGCAGAACTTCTTCAATGGCTGGAACTCGGCGAGTGCTGGGGCATCAGTCGAATTCGTGCTGGATGACACCCAGATTCTGCAATTCATGCCCATTGGCGATGGCAAGACAGCAACGGACTACAAGACCTGGCATTGCGGCAGCGGCAAGAATGGATCGGGCAATCGCGTGTATATCGCCACGGAGGTTTGTGAGCCCATTCAAGCCCAGCTCATCCCCATCAACTACAGCGGCGCTCCTCAGTCCATGAACTGCACATACCATCGTACCTACGCTACCCAGCGCATCCAGATGGAGCTGAAGTATCGTGGCTACTATGATGGCGAGGTCGATGGTAGCTTTGGCGCCAAGACCGACGCTGCCGTGAAGGCATTCCAGACTGCCAATGGACTGACAGCCGATGGCGTCGTGGGCATGGCTACCTTCTACAAGCTGAGAGACCGGTCTGGTTCTTACATGCTCTATGATGTAGAAGGAGCAACGGACTTCTTCAACGGTGCTTACAATAACGCCGTGAAGCTCTTCGCGTTCCTCTGCAACTACATGGGTGCCAAGCCGTCTGAGATCATCTGTCATCAGGAAGGCTATCGGCTGGGCATTGCGTCCAATCACTCCGACGTGGAGCACTACTTCCCGCTGCACGGTAAGGGCATGGGCGACTTCCGGTCTGACGTTGCCAAGTACATCGCCGGCACATATGTGGCACTGGGCACCAGTACGATTTCTACGGCCGATCAGGCTTACCTGGACGCTGTCGAGACGGTTACCAAGGCTGGCATTATCAACACGCCTGACTATTGGAAGGGCTTGGTAGATGCAACGTCCGTGAAGAATAACTACGTCATGGCCTTTATCCGGCAAGCCGGCGCTTACTTCTGCAAGACGAGTTACATCTATGGCGTTGATGCCATGACCAATGCCCTGTCTCTGGAAGATCCGGACTACTGGAAGAATGCGACGAGCTTTACCTACAAGGACGCTGTGGAGCTCTACACCAAGATTGCGGCTTTTGCACTGGGTAAGGAGCCCGCTGACTTCACGGAAGCCGTGCAGACTTGCGTCGCGCAGGGCATCATCAACAGTCCTGCCTACTGGCTGGCCCGCTCTGAAGCGGCTGCGCCTTCCAAGGGCTGCATGCAAGCTTTGATGCGCCAGGCTGGTGCTTTTATCTGCGGCAAGAACTACCTCTACGGTATTGATGCCATTAAGTACGCTATCAACATGAACTCTGAGCCTTACTGGAAGGCCGGGTCTTATAATGTGGCGTGCACTAAGGCCCTCTTCAAAGCAGTGGCTAAAGTCATCTGAGACTATAAAGAGACTACGGAGAAATCCGTAGTCTCTTTCAGTCCTGTAAGGACTGTTTCCAAGCGTCATTTTTCTGTCAAATCCCACGCCATCGAGAGCTTTATCAGGCTTAAGTTGGCCTAGCGGGAAGTTATCGAGCTGCGTAAATTTTTAAGCGGGATTACCGGTTCGGACAGGCGCGCTTCGCGCGCCATCGCTCTCAATGAGTAATGCTGTAGGCTTAATAATGCCATTTAGTGCAGGATCGACTTCTATAACATTACTATCATCGGTCACACATACACTCAGTGACAATATCATTTCACTGGATTCATTATGTGATAATCCATTCATATTCGCAATAGTCGATGCTCCAAATCTTATCGTGACTGGTTCACTATATGGTGATAGATATTCGAAGTTAACCGGCACGTGCACATTGAATATTCGTTATGGACTTTCTAGTAGTGCAGATGAGAGCGTGCTATTAAAAACTGAAGTAATTTGTGAGAAAGCCGACTATGCTGCAGGCTGGAGCGCAACGTTTTCAGACTATCGTTATATTCCAGCACTATTTCCATCGTACTATTATCTTACCAGTACGAAAATAACCTCGTCTACAACTACAACCACAAACACAGGTGGTCCTCAAACATCTATATCGGGTTCATACACGGTTTACTTCTATGGCTTTTCATAAAAAAGAAGACTACTACCATGGTAGTAGTCTTCTTTCAGCGGCCGTTACTTCGTCACAACTCTGATGATGTTGTCGCCAGAAGCTAGCTGAACCCGGCGTACAGGCTTAGCCTTTCTTCCCAGCGTCTTGATATCATCAAGGGTCAGTGTCTCCATATCTAGCCTTGTGCAGACCTCGATTTCCTTCAGCGGTGTGTCCACATAAACCACGCCATCGTTGACATCCAATGTCGCCAGATAGCTGGTCGCCTTAGTGGCACTCGGCTTTCCGAGGAACTCCAGTTCACACTTCTTGGCACAGCCTTTCTCTGTGATCATCACCACGTACTTAGCCTCTGCATTGACAGCTGCACAGCCTACGCAGAAGTCGTCATCATTCATGATCACCAACTGATTGCCAACGGCCTCTCTGCTGTAAGTGGGAATGCTGTCAGCGTAAGCGTAGTTGTATTCGCCCTTTCTGGTGTAAATGATGAGCGGAGAATCGCCCAGATAGTAGTCAGCGTGTGCCAGGAAGTCGTTGTTACGCATCTTGGTCAGACGCATATTCTTGATCACTTTCCGGCCATCTTCTGTCAATTCCACCAGATCATCCAGCAGAATCTTCTTGGCAAACCCATCCCGGGAGATTGTAATGAGGAACATCTCTCCGGCATTGGTCTTCTTCAGCCACTTCTGGGCATCGGTTCCCTGGAAGAACTGCATCGAGATGATCTCGCCTTCCAGCTTGGTGACGGTGTAAGCCTTCTGCGGGACATCCTGCAGAGACATGGTGTCAACATCGCCAGCCTTAATGACAGAGAACTTGCCGAAGCTATCCACAAATAGGATGCTGTCCATGTTCTTGACACGAAGCACGTGCGTCGGATAGTCATTCTTCTCGAAGTTGCCGAAGCCCTTCCTGTAGCGTTCCACTGCTGCCAGAGACACCTTCTTGAGTCCACCACGCTTGGTAGTAATCAGGAAGTACTCAGTATCAGTGTCCATCTGCTTTCCAGTGTCCAGATTGATGAGCTGAGATTTCCGAGGCTTCACATACTTCTTGAGCTCGTCCAGTTCCAACGCAATGATGTCATCAATGTCTTTCTCGGACTTCACCATGTTGTAGTAGTGGTCGAGCTTCTCTTTCTGCTCTTTCAGCTCATTTTTGTAACGTGCCAGTGCATCTTTGCTGAACGCACCCAGCTTCATGTCCGCAATCTTGTCTGCCTGATAGGACGACATGCCATACTCCTTGATGAGATTCTTGGCAATGTCCTTCTCAGCACTGCTGCGGATGATCTGCACGGTCTTCTCGAGGTTGGAACCAGTGCAGAGCTCGATCAGCACCTTGAGCAGCTCAATGCGCGCGGTGGTCTTGACGATGCTCTTATTGATGAGCCGTCTCTTATACTCACGGCGTTCCTCAATCCACTGACGAATCAGGTCACCCAGAGATAGCTCTCCGAGCTCCAGACCTTCCAGAACCACTTTGAAGTTGATGGGGGCTGTCTCCTCCATCTTCGTCTTCCGGAAGAGCTTTTCCCGCACTGCATAGGGGTCATGGTCTTTACTGACGATGATCCAGAGATTGACCGGAGAGATAACTTTGCCATCAACGATGACTTGCTTGGTGCGATCCTGGACATCTTTGATGGGAAGCTGGCCAGACTTGGTGAGCTTGACCAACGTGTCCACGATATTTTCCTGGGTAACACCCCAAGGCAGATTGGCGACACGGATTGCCCAGTTCTTGCCTTCATCAACGATCTCAGCTTTGGCCCGCATCTTCAGCGTGCCTTTGCCGGTTTCACAGATCCTCTTGAGCATATTCTGATCGTCCACAATGTCACAGCCTGTTGGTAGATCAGGTACCATGTAGACCTGGCCGCCGTCATCATTGTAGAGCATCTTCTTGGTCTGGTCGATGACCTCCTGGATGTTGTAGGGCGGAATGCGATAGGAGTTACCCACCGCAATGCCCTGGCCGCCATTGATCAGGATGTTGGGATACCGAGAAGGCAGTGACACCGGCTCATAACGGTTTCCAGACGTTGAGAAGATCATCTGGACACAATCCGGGTCAAAGTCCTTGAAGAAGCAGTCCCATGCGTACTGGGTCATACACATCTCTGTGTATCGGTCAGCGGCATAGATGGCACTTACTTCAGTGCCACCTGAGCCGTAGACCCGAATCAGCGGGATCTGTCTCTTCCAATACTGAGACATGCCGATCATGGTAGCATAAGCCGATGCTCCACCATGGGGATGGATCTCAGTCACAGCACCAGTCACCGAGATGGACTTCTTCTTATTGCCCGGTCTCAGAGCATGCTGGTACATCGTGTAGAGGATCCGTCTTTCGACAGGTTTCAAGCTGTCAGACAGTCGAGAGAGCTGCCTTGCGTAGTTGACATTGGCGGAGAAGATCACCATCTTATCCTTGTCATAGGGAGCGAGCTCTACGTTCTCCACAGTCTCATTGGCCTCGTCGAAGTCCTTCGTGATATCGACATCCTGCCAGAGGTATGAGGACGCTCCCTCAGAGTCTTTCTTATTTTTTGCCATGTTACACCTCCATCAGTTATCGATGTCTTCCAGAGTGATGTCTGCTTCCTTTAAAAGCTTCCGACGGGCTTCACGCCACTCATCACCATCCCCATGAAGCAACTGCAATGTGGCCATTGCTTCCTTGGCGTCATGCATGGTGATTCTGAGCAGTTTTCTGGTCTTGGGATTCATCATGGACGGGAAAATCATGTCCGCATCAGATTCGCCAAGTCCTTTGTATCTCTGCTCGATGCCAACCTGGAAGCTCTTATCACACATCACGAGGAACTGGCCCAGCGTCATGAGATCCCAGTCATCAGAACGAGGATCATCTTTGCTCGCATTGCGATTCTCGCAAAGCAGATAGAATGTCGGAGACTCTGCAAGGATGCGAAGGAATCGACGTGCCATCTTGAAGAAGATCTTATCAATGATGAGCGTGATGTTTTCTCCTTCATAGGAGCCCATGATACTTTCATAGTCTGCATGATAGTGAAGCTCCGGGAACTTCTTGGTGAGCATCTTCTGGAACTCCTTAGAACGCTTATCTTCAGGCAGTGCCGAAGTCAGCATAATGAAGTAGCAGATATATTCTAGAACCACAATGTTGCATGCAGAGCGTTTCACCAGTGTCTGAAGCTCAGACAGATAGTCCGTCGTGTGACCCAATGCCTTGATAAGGTCTTTCTTGCTGAGACCAGTCACTTCGCCGGCACCTTTGACGGCATCTGCATTTGTCTGCGGATACACAAACTTCACCTTGACGTTATCAGCAATGATACGATGATAGAGGTCATAATACTCTTTCTTGTCGAAGATGTAATTCTGGCCGCTCATGTACTTCTTGCTGCTCTTATCGTCAATGCGATAGAGTGCCGGGATGACCTTGTATAGTCTTCCACTGGTGATAATCTCCGGCATGTGGCATGCAAAGAATACCAATAGTAAAGATGTGATGTTTGAGCCATCAACGTCGGAATCGGTCGCCGTTATTACAGCATTCCATTTGAGCTTATTCAGATCGAACTCATTACCGATGCCGCAGCCGAGAACCTTAATCAATGCAGCGAATGTGGGATTTTCCTTCACTTTTTGCGTGGACCAGCCAAAGGTGTTAGGAATGACACCTGTGATGGCGAAGATTGCTTGGCATGCAGAGTTTCTTGCGGAGCCAACTGCAGATACAGCAGAATCTCCCTCGGATAAGAGGATCTCTTTGTAACCAGAGTAGTTACGGTCGGAGATGTTTACAAAGATCTTGCCGATGTCTGCGTCATCCAGGAATGTGGTAGGTTTCTTCAGGGTAGTATTCTTGATCTTCTTAGCCTCCATGCGAATCTTAGAGATCTGCCGGAGATACTGGATGATCTTTCTCAGCAAGCCATTATTGGTCTCGAAGAATGCGCTTAACGCGTCCATGATAGGCTTACGTCCATACTGGATGATATTCTTTTGATCGACCTTGGATTTATGCTGACCTTCAAACTTGGGATTAGAGTGGTCGCAATTCACCACAAATACGAGTCCCTTCTTACAGTCATCTGTGTTGACCTCATACTTAGCATTGGGATCCAGGGCCTTCGCTTGACGGCTAAAGAACGAGCAAATTGCCTGCTGCACAACTTGCTCATGGGTGCCACCTTCCTTAGTGGCCAGGTAATCGCAGAAAGATGCTGTGACCATGTCATCGAGAGTTCTATCATAGGAGAAGGAGAATTCCAGCTTGAAGTACTCAGTGTCATGATCGGGTTCATCGATCGTTTGCTCTGGAATGCTCAACGTGATTGGAGGGAATTCCAGAGACTGGGAAAGATACTCAACATTGGCCGCAATACCTTGCCGAGTATAGGTGCGTGCAGTTTCCTTGCCTCTCTTATTGATGCCCAGGAACTTGATCTTGATTCCATCAGGCATGACGTAACTCAGCCGTCTGAGATAGTCCTCAACATCGGCCAACTCCATCTTGAACTTGCCGAGCCATTTCTGAGAGGGAATGAACTCGGTGTAAGTGCCATGCTTACCGGGCTTAGCTTTCTTAGTGCCCAAATCAATCAGCTCATCATTTTGCATGGCCACAGTTTTTGCCAGTCCATCTCTCGTAGATGTTACAAGATAATGATCTGACAGAGCTGCCGTGATGGTAGTACCAACACCATTCTGGCCTCCAGAGAACTTATTGAATTCCCGAGTAAACTTGGTGGAGTAATGCTTCTTGGAGATAACATCGGCCAGAATATTATGAGGAATGCCTCGCCCATCATCTTCAATGATGAACTTGCATTCCTTCTCCATGAAAGTGATCCAAATGGTCTTGCCAATCGTGTTGGGATTGGTCAACTCATCCAGGCTGTTGGCCGTTATCTCGTTGACCAAATGTGAGGCCGCTGTCTGTGCGTCACTGCCTACATACATGCCGAGGCACTGTCGAATCTGCTCGAACTCGTTGTCCTTGTACTCGTAGACGTCATCATGAATCAATGACGCCGGGTTATCTGCAACGGTTTTTGGTTTTGCAGACTTGGTGTTTGTCTTAGAATTTGCCTTCATAGACGTCGGCATTTCCTGACACCTCCTAGACTAAATTTTCGTAGAATCGTCTGAGAATTAAGGGTCTGTATCTACCCACTGACTATTCTAAATCAATGATATATCGACATGCAATCTTACAAAAAAAGAGCCCATCGTGGTTGAAGAGTCGAGGCACTCTTTCCACGATGGGTTCTCTGAGATGGCTTGTTATGGTCACCAGTACCGCGCCTAATTGCCGGTACCTTGGACTCAATGAAGAGTCCGCACGTTGTACGACAGTTCCACAGTCCATCAAAAGTCCCACGTGTCGACTTCCGATACTTTTCAATCAGACTGTTCTACATTCTATCTGTCGCATTCTAGAGCGGTTTGGCAGTTTACGGATTAGCGCAGATCCACGAAGTCCACACCGCCGCTACGACGGTTATTGCCGTTCCGACGCCGATTCTGCTTGGTGCCATTGGTAAGGGCCGTCTTATAGGCCAGCATCAGATAAGCGTTGACCTTGAGCTGGATGTCGGCGATGACCTCTTCGATCAGCTTCTTATCCTTCTCGCTGTCGTTGCTCATCAACTTGACGATGCTGCAGGCGTTGCTCACGGTGTTGATGGCCTCCTGGAGCTTCTCGTCGCTGATGCGATTCAGATCGACGCGCTCGCCGCAGATCTTGCAAATCCAAATGGGTTTGCCGCCTTCCTCACGGAAAGCCAGCGCGGGCACGAACGGCTCCTTGGTGTGGGTGCAGAGCGCGCGAGCCTTCAGCTTGCGATGGCTTAAGCCCTTTTCTGCCTTGGTGATGTCTTGGGTATACTTTGCAATCGCCTGATTGCTACCCCTGTTCCTTCTCTTCTTGTCGGACATAATGGTATGCCCTCCTTCATAATGATTAACCACGCCTCCATTGAGGGAAGCTAGCATGGTTAGATATGCGTTACATAGATCGTATTTTCATACAGCAAGCACCGCTCTCTTGCCTGCCAGCATTCCGACCCAAAGAAGAAGGGTTTGTGATTGTGATGCCTGGAGATAGCAGAGGCCTCGAACTCCGCATTCTCCTTCTTTCACACAATAATGATATATGCGCTCAGAAAATTGGTAGAGAATCACATCTTAGTGATTCTCTACCAAGTAGATCTTCTTAGAAGGACATAATCCGGACTTTGACCTTACCAGCAGGTGTAACTGCCAGCGTAGGCTCTTCCGATTCCTCTTCAGAGTCGTCAGCTTCCTCCGAAACGGCCACCGCTTCCAGGTTATAGGCAGCCGGCATGATGGTAGCTTCATCAGAGCTGGAAGTTTCTTCAGTCTCTTCCACCTCTTCGGGCAAGAAAGTGAGCTGGTTATCAATGCCGATAGTGAAATTCTCATTGGTGCCGAGGTCCACCACAGCAATCACGATGGGATAGCTCGTATCATCACCCACCGGAATGTCGATCCAGAAGCCATTGACTTCACTGCCAGCATCCACAGCCACATTTACCTCGGCATAATACACGCCATCGGAAGAATGAACGCTGTCATCGTTCCCGGCCAGCTGTGAATAGACGGGGTTGTAGATGGCAATGCGCAGACCTGCGTCTGTCACGATCTTGGGATAGAAGACCGCAAAGTCCGTCAGGTTTCCGCTCAGACCAGGTTTGCTCGCAGAAACTACGGACTCCTTGGAATGGATCTCTCCGTCCAGGGTGATGGTGTACTGGTTATCAGCGTTCTGCACGATGCCCACGCTTCCCTCATTGGCTGAGAGGAAGTCATGCTGCAGCAAGGCATTGGGCCCAGAGCTTCCACGGAAGGACAGGTCGTTCTTGATGTGGAATGTCAGCGCAGCGGTATCAGGATCGTCACCATCCAGGTCATAGAACCAGATATGGATGTAGTCATTGTCACCAGAGGACTCGGTCAGCACGAACTTGTAGATGAACTCGGTTTCATCTTCACCAGTGGTGTAGTTCTTGTCCTTGGTGTAGATACCACCGCTTTCACCGACATAGGGGTCGCTCGTATAGAATGCCAGAGCGGGGTTCCGCTGCATAATTCTGTAGCGATGATTCGCTTCTACCGGCAGATTGATACCGAAGTCCATCAATGTGCCATTCTGGTCATCGAAGGTCTCGGTATCTTTTACCTCGGCATTGAGGTCGGCGCCGGAGATATCCACGTTCCAGATCTTCCCCGAAGCATCGGATGTGATGGAGGTAGAAACGCCGTCATGATCGCAATAGACTCGCTGTTCGTACGCAGGCTCTTCAGGCTCAGGGTCGGGAGCAACTTCTTCCACATGCTTGGTGATATAGAGCACGAAGTCAGTCTCAGCATCGAGCGTCCTGAAGATATTGACGATATAAGTGCTGAAGAGATTCTCCACGGAGAACTTGGGCACCAGATATTCAGGATTGCTATAAGTGCCAATGGAGATATCGTACTTCTCACCTTCAGGGCATACGAACGGCTCGGTGACTTCGAAGATGACCCGATCGATGAACTTGTTAGCAGCCAGCTTACCGAACGCATTGGAGTATCCATCTTCCAGATTCTCCACTGTCAAGTTCATAGGCAGCATCATGATATTGGCACCAGTCGTGCCGCCAGTCAGCTCCTTGATCTTTTCATCGGTATAATCGCTGGCGGCTGTTACAGTCTCCTTCAACTTGGCATTCAGATTCTTCAGATTCACCAAATCTTCGTCATTTTTGGCATCAGCACCGCTGGTCAGAGGTGCGTCTCCACTGGACTCCACACCATTGACCTGCAGGGTTGCATTGATGGACAGAATCAGGCTCGTATGGCCATCTTCGTCCGTTACAGTTTTGGCATCTTGAATGATAGCTGTTTCATCGTTGTATCCGATTCGGAAAGAGCTTCCAATAATGCCTTCAAGATTTGACAGATGCATCTTGTAATCCCTCCCTTATCGGAAATTCAGCTTTACATCCACTTCGCCATAGGCTCTGGTGCTAGAGCAGACCATGGAGAAGACGGTGCCCACTGGATAGAGTTTATTGATGTAGTAAGTCAGGGTATCGCCAGTGGCTCTCATGAAGTTATTGGGGATCGATACAATGGCTGCATTATCCGCATCCACCTCATAAATGATATCTTTGGAAGAGGCAGAGAATGCTGTGATGCAGCGCAATGTGACACTTTCGAGCCACATGTCTTTGGATAAAGTCGTAATCGTTGTCCTCGCAAAGTCGCCCGTCAGAGCGGCAGGAGGGACAACGATGTTTTGATCGAGGAAAGGCATCAGGGCCTTGGCCTCTGCAATGGCAGCTTCCAGTTCATCTCCCGTATATGAAGAAAAGTAGGAGCTCAATGCAGAAATTGCACTTTCCACTTGTGCATTAGAAGTAGGCATGATACACCAGCCTTTCTAACTTAGTAATCAAAGGTCTTCACGTTAATGGGATGTTTTTTGGGCCCAGTACTTTATGGGCTTTAAAAGCTGCCTAGAAACATCTAGGCAGCTTCAGTCATTTCACAATGATTTTACGCATGGACATCTTCATCGACCTGATCTCAGACTTGCTGGGAGTAGTGGCCGACTTCATAGCTCCAAAGTGCTTAGCGATGACCTGGGGATCAAACCTGCAGAAGAGCAGATAATCATCCCTGCTGGTATCGCCAAATTTCCCAGTGAGAATACGAGCACACGCGTCATCCAATTGAGCTTCATCGACGGGAGCTTGCTTCTTGGAGGGCATCTTGGCCACCATCTCCAAAACAGATCCTCTCAGTTGCCTGGCCTTATCCTTGGTAATTCCAAAGTTCTTGGCCACCGATGCGATATTCCGTTTATCGCAAGAGCGGATCTCTTTGATCTCGGCAGGGCATAAGGTTTCCCAGAGCTCTACCTGTTGCATTGCACTGGTATCGACCTTATTTGCAGCTACAGCTAAATCCATTTCATTCTGAATCTGTACGATGGTCTTGGCATCATCAGGAAGTGGGGCCGTAAACTGTAGATTGGGATAGATGATTTGAATATCCGCTTGGGCCGCCTTGATGTAAGAGTGCGGCATTCCTGTGATCTCTACAGCTCGATCTTCAGTGGCAGTCAGCATCTCTATCATCTGGTCTTTATCCAATTTGAATAGCTTGAACCGCCTTCTTGCACTTTTCTTAGCTCGCATTAGATTGAGCATCTTAGCCGATAAGGTGTCATAGATGAAGGGATCGGGAGCATCTAGCTGAGCATCCACATCGGGATAGGCAGTATCCCGCAACGCTTTCCTGATGCGAGAAGCTGTCGACTTAGATTGGATGCCGCTCTGCTGTACAATGTCGGTGATTGTCATCGTTGTCAGTTTGAGCTGGTCCGCAATGGACAGCTGTTCTGGCATCGACTTGACTTCCACTCCTTCCAGGAAATCGGATCCCTGATAGATTTTGGAAGTTCCAGCTACTGGATAGACGCCGCCAATGGTTTCTGTCAGGAATTTGGCGAACTGCTCCGTCTGCATGACGTTGTAATTGACTTCGACGTCTTTCTTGATCTGCTTCTGGGTTACAAATCCGTCATCTTTCTTGGGAGGTTCTTCTCCCAGTCTTGCAGAGTTGAAGGATTCTCCTTCTTCATAGATCTGCTGTGTTTCCCTGTCATATTCCGTCAGAGTTGCAATGAGATGATTCTCCACGGTATAACTGTCTTTGGGAGCTTCTTGCAGCAGAATGGGATTGGAGGGTCCTTTAGATCTATGAGAAGAATGATCCCGCCGGCTCTTATCCAAAGCCAGCTCTTCCATGTCGCTAACGGCCAACTTGATATCATGCACGATGATATTGCGGTCGTAACCTGACAGGTGCTTCCACTCCTTCACGTAATCAGGGATCTCCTTGCTAAATCCCAGATGATACATGACACCAATCCGAACCTTTTCAAAGTCCTCATCAGAGAGGCAAAGCAACTTTCGACGATGATTGGTGGCGATCATTGGGAAAAGGAACTTGGTCTTGATATTGTAAATGAGATAGGGCAAGACAGTCCCGCCCTCTACCAGAGATCCATCTTTACAGATGGTGGATTCGATGGGAATACCGCTTCTCCTATCAGAATGTGTCATGGGACAAACCGTGATGTTGTCGTTCCATTCGGGATAAAATGCTTGCTGAATGATCACTACAGGTCTCGAGGTGACGGCGCCCAGCTCCTTTTTCCTTTCTTGGTCTTTGGAAGCTGAAGGATTATAGTAAAACCACACCTGACCTGGCATAAATTCACGAAATCCAGCCATGCATTCGTTCCTCCTTTCATTCATTTATTTTAAGAGAGTGTGTACGTCCCAATCAATTTCGAGAATGCCTAAATACCGGCTAGATAGGGCCCATGAACACCTGTATAACCGTAAAACTACGTAATTTATCGAGATATTTTGCGATAAAGGGATGCATTTCCATCCCTTTTCATTGTCTGTGAAAGGAGGGTTTTACGGCATGGCAACCACAAGTTATCCGACTCCATTGCCATTGCTTGGCCCCGATGGTAAGCCTCAGTGGCCCATCACCCATGCAGATGCGGTTATCGATGGTGTCAATAAGAAGAACCCCAAATTCGAAGGCAGCATTTTTCTGAATGGCATCTCCGTGTTCACGACCAGCACCGATTCCAGCGGCCAAGTGGTCGTAAATCCGCTTCCTGCGGAAAAGGGCGGCACTGGCTATGATTCACTGAACGATCTGGCCAATAAGATTGCGGAGATTCTCGGATTCACGTCCGGAAGTTCGTCCAATCAGACTGTCGGCATCATTCCCATTGCGAAGGGCGGTACCGGTGAAACGACTGCGGCCGCTGCCTTGACAGCTCTGGGCGCTGCCACTGCTGCTCTCTATACAGTTTCCATCCCCGTGAACTGGACTGAAAGCGAAGTCAACGATGCAACGCAGTACACCCAGACGATCACGGTCAGCGGCATCAAGTCCACCGACGTTCCTGTCGTGGGCGTGATTCTGTCCTCTGATGTCTCGGCAGCTGTGCTGCAGGGCAAAGCTTTTGCCAATGTCAATCGCATTACCACTGCTAACAACTCCATCACGCTGTATTGCTATTCCCAGAAGCCTACCACCGCCGTGACAATTCAATTACTGGTGGTACGCGGCTTTACCACCTAATAAATTGAAGGAGGAATTCCATCTATGAAACTCGTGTTTCGTGACCTGAACGATCTCGAGTTGCATGTCCTGAATAGCCCGGCAATTCGGTTCTCCGGTCTGGAGTGCCGTAGTGCCAGCTTTGCTCTGGAAGGCAACCTCGTTCTGGAAGAGGGGAAGACTCTGACCGGCGTGATCGACTTCATGGCCGACGATGACATGCCTCTCAATAGTTTCACCGTGGAAGATTTCCTGCGGTATGAACTGAGCAACTTTGATGACAGATGCAACCTGTTGCTGACCCAGGAGCCCATTCCCGAGCCGGCACCTGAACCCGATCCTCCCACGGAGGAAGAGTTGCTGGCATCTGCCAAGTCTGGTCGTCAGGACCAGATTTACTCCGAGATGAATAACGCCATTCTGGCGGGCATTGATGTGGAAACGTCATATGGCCAGGAGCACTTTAGCCTGAACGAGAGCGATCGGGTGCTGCTGATGGGCATTTACTCCATGATGCAGCAAGGCATTACTGCGTATCCCTATCACTCCATCAGCGCCGAAAGCAACTCCAATAACATCTGCACAGTCTACAGCGATGAAGACTTCGGCAAGATTGCCACGGCTGCGTTCGGCTTCATTACCTTCCATGAGAGCTATGCCAACATGCTGGTACAGTGGCTGGATCGGGAGACTGACTACAACGAGGTTTACAAGATCCAGTACGGCGCTACGCTGCCCGATGATCTGATGGATTATCTGGTCATGATTCTGGCGTCTGCCGGCATTGGCCCGGAGATGATTCCTGGCTATACCGCTGAGAGCACTGATGCCTCTGAAGAGAGCGGCGACGAGTCTGACTCTGAGGAAGGCGAGACAACTGAGGATATCGGTGAGGATGCTAGCTCTGAAGATGGTGAGCCCACCGAGGAAGCTGGCGAAGCTGCCGAGGGCACTGAAGAAGCCGGCGAAGACGCTGCTTCTGAAGAGCCTGCTGCGGAATGATCTTATGAGACTAGATGCGCATGCATCTAGTCTCATTTTCAAGCAAAAAAGAAGAGTAGAAGCAAATGCTTCTACTCTTCCTTGGTCACTTAGTCGTCTTCGTACCGACGATCAGTGAAGCGGGGAATGGGACGGTTGTCCACCCGGCTGCCGCGAGAGCCTTCCAGATACTTGGTGACCTTGAATGCGGTCAGAGCCAGCCGCTCGCCCTTGTTATTGTACTTGCAGGCGACCTCGACCCGGCAACGCCGTGCACCTTTCTCGGAGCCATAGGCATCCTGGAAGCCGCGATTGTCGCTGTCAAACAGCCGCTGCAGCACCCGAACGATGTCCACGGGGATGCCCACGATGGAATGGTCATCACGGATGTTCTGGACGATCTGAATCAGCTTCTTCCGAGAGATCTCGGAGCCATCGTCGCGGTGGGTGGGAGCAAACCGGTCAGCGAAACGCTTCAGCTCATCGCTGTAACGGTCCATCTGGGGATTGATGACCAGGTCAGCGCTGACCGTGCGAGACTTGTCAACCAGATGCTTGCTGTCCCGCTTCAGCCAAATGTAGGTGCGAGGCACCCGAGAGCCTTTCAGACCCGGCTCAATGGTCACGGTGCGGATTTCTTCACGGCCGAGGAACTCCTCAGCAACCTGCCGCACATAGCGCTCCATGTCTTCCAGCAGAATGTACCATGTGCATTCGCTCGGAATCAGATCCATCGCATTGAACATGGTGGGAGCGTTGCGGAGCACTTTCAGCTCGCGCTTGATTTCTTCGGACAACGAGCTCTTCTCGATGTCACCAGGTGTGGTGTTTGCCATAGTTAAACATACCCTTTCGAAATAAAATTGCTATACTGGGTGGTGACGGCCAAATTTCAAATCTGGCCATCGCTATACGTGGAAATGATATCTGGTTGATTACTCTATTAAGGAGAGCTCAATCCTTTCTTTCATATTTCCTATTGAAACTGTAGGGTGGATGACATTATTTTAAACAGGCTCGACATTAGCATGCTAATGCCAAATTTTAGCCGGAGGAGATTTGACAAATGGATTTCGTGAATCAGCTCTCTTCCTGTGTGCTCGACACGACTCTTCAGGAAGAATGCCAGGCTTCTATGGAAGGCTACCTGGACGACCTGCGCAGCATGAATGCTGCCGTCGAAGCGGACGAAGGAAAGCCCAACAGGGCCGCCGCTATCGTAGCGGCGATTAAGAAATTCTGCAGTGACGCTAAGACCCGCCTTTTGGAACTGGCTGGCAACATCATCAGGCGCCTGGGCGAGATCATTGGCACGTTGGGCAACCTCATTCATGTGGGTAATGTCAATGCGCCCAATGAGATGGCCGAAGCCTACAAGAAGATGGCCGACGGCATGGAGGATATCACTGCGAACTCTGGTACTATGGTCAACGATATGACGAAGTATCTTCAGATGTATAATGACTCTGCACGTCGCGCTGCATATACGGGTCGTATGGACTTTGCCGATAATATCCGTAAAGAAAATGACACGATGAAGGAGAAAGTCAAGAAGATCGCTGAGTACGATGTGCTCAAAGGCCGCTCTGTGAAGGACTACATCGCGACGCTGGAAGAGAAGAATGGCCGTACTGCAGTCATCAATCCTTCTCAGGAACAGCGCAAAATTTCTGCCTGGCGAATGAAATGGCAGCGCATTCGGTCACAACTGCAGTCCACTGGCCAGCTCACCGAGTTGTCATTCTTGACTGCCGAGAACAACTCGCGCAATGACACTGAAAAGAATGCTCTGAAGGGCGTTCATGCTCAGTTTGCGCAGATCTACAACTCTGCCATGGTGAAGGTTACTGGCGCTCTGACCATCATCTCCCATCTCCAGCAATACATCTCTGGATTCGTGATGATTGCTCGGAGCAAGGTCCCTGTCAATAAGGGCACCATCCACGAGAAGCCCGCTGGCTATCTCAATGCGTGAATTAAAGAAGCTACTACCGCAGGGTAGTAGCTTCATTTTTTAGCCGGAAACTGCGCCTGTCTCAGCGTCATAGTCTCCTTGAGATAATATATCGATAGTTCCCGAGCGCCAGAGCTTCAGCACGCATACTCGAGACCCGTTCAGATCATCGATCAGCGGGATATACAGATAGTTGACAGTCGTTCCGTCATCGGCTTTGGGCTGAATGACCAGGAACTCGTTATAATAGGTATAGCCGCCAATGTTGGCCATTCGCATAAAGGCCATATTGGTGTAGCGATTTGCCCGATACTGCTTGTGCGTGTAGATGAAACTGAGCGCCTTATTCAGATCAAACATGTCCTGGACGTCAGGTTCGTCTTCAGGAGCAGTGCTCTTGGAGAACCGATCAATCATGTCGTAGTTGTCGAGTTCATCTTCCAGCTCCGATTCAGTTGCTGGCAGATTGCTCATGGCTTTATTGAAGACGTCCTGGAAGGTCGCCATGGTGAGGTCTTTGGTCAGCACAAACATGTCTGTCTCAGCATCGGCGCTGTTTTGCAGTTTGCCAAGTTCGCCGAGATAGAAGTGGATATATACCCAACACATGTATGCAATGACAGAGCGCAAGTTCGCAAACTTGGGATTATCATTCATATTCCGTGCCAGGGTGCGCATAGTATCTAGGTCGGTGGTCTTGAAGTCCTCGCTGTAGATCATATCCGCATTGAGCAGCAGGTCATCTACGATGCGATGTTCCATTACCATTTCTCGCATGGTCTTCTGAACGAAGTTCCAAGCATTGACCAGAGCGGCATTGCACCAGCTACGATGTGCCGGCTCCACTTCAGCTTCTACGTTCTCCTCTTTGGCTGCCAAGAGCTCTTCGGAGAAAGGCTTCTTCAGTGTGCCAGTGTAGGGAACGATGGGTCGGCACGCACAGACGACGCTCTCTTCCAGTGCTTTCTCAGCCTTCTGCTGGTCTCTGATGCGAATTCGGAGTTCGTCAAGATAGCCCACGAAGCCTTCATTCCAGTCGTAGGGAGCGCTGCCGATGGGATGCCTTGAGTAGACCAGTTCCTGAATATCATCCAGGCTGGACTTCAGTTGCCGGTAAGTCTTGGCTTCTTCAATGCGGCGGAGTAGATAGCCATGTGCCAGCAGCTGATGCAGCAGCGGAACATGCTCGGTATTCAGGATCATCGTTTCAATCCGTTGCTTTTCATCATGGAGCGTCAGTTCTCGCACTACCTTGATGCCTTGGCTCAGCAGCTGGAATTCTTTATCCTCGTTGGTAGGTTCATACAGGTAATCTTCAATCACCTGGTAATTATCAGGGATCATTTACGTTCACCGCTTTCTTTAAGTAGTGATTACAGTTAAGGATTTGTGCGGCAGTTGCTTGTCTGAAAGCCATACTTTTCGACAACGCTTTAATCTATATGAGAAATCATCCATGAAAGGATGTGCAATATCATGGCAAATTACGCGGATAAGCTGGTTGTAGCAGAGCAGGCCATCTCTGATTTTATCAATGGAAAGCTTCAGATTGGCGGCCTTGAAAAGCGGCTCTCTGCATCCATATCTTCGTGCAACTTCAATAATAGAAAGAATACCTTCGAGGTGAGCATCATCAGGACCGATGCATCCAAGGAGCCCTTCTTCGGCGCCAGAGTATATCCGGCTCTGGATCTCCTGGATGAGATCATCGAGGATACCGTGGTGAACTGCAAGCCTTTCAAAGACCTGCGCATTGCCTGGCAGCATATCGACAAATGGATCATCGAACTGGACAGCGCCATGTTTGACCGTGAGACGATCTCCCTGGTTCCCAAGGAAATTCTGGCGGCCATCATTCACGAGATCGGCCATACTGTGTATTCCGACCATGTCATTGAGCGTTTCTATCGCTGCTACAAGAGCATGCGGATTCACATGAAATGCGCCGAGAAAGACACCGTGAAGCTGGGCTATGGCTTGTTCAGCATCCCTCTGGCGCTGTCCTGTGGCATCAGAAGCTGGGCTCGTGGACGGAATGGCATCAAAGAGGAATTCTTCGCTGATAACCTGGTCAAGGACTGTGGCTATGGCGAGTTCTACATCTCTCTGCTCAATAAGATCATTGAGGCGTATGGCAATGCCACTTCTGAGACCAGTGAAGCAGAGAGCGATAACCGCATCTCTGAGCGGGTTCGCTGGGCGTCTATCAACATCGTGGATACGACCCGGCGGAAGAATAACCTTTCCAATGAGATGTATCTGTCGGCGGCCAGCACGCCCAGTCAGTACATGAAGGCACTGTATGCCAAGGTCATGAACGATATGGGTGTCAATCTGCGGGAACGATACACTGGTGATGCTGTGGAGTGCAGCGTAGAGCTGTTTAACCGGCCTGATGTGCTGAAGGCCTATGAGGTCACATGCGATACCAACGCGTATCGTACCTGGGACTCCTGCATTGAGAGCACATTGCATCGGTCCAAGTATACGCCTGGTACGGCGGCCTTCGAGTCCATTCTCAAGGGCAAAGCCAAGCAGGGCCTGCCTTCTTGGATCGAGATCGACCGCATTCAGATCGAGATCGACCGGATGACGAACCACCATGACAGGGAGTTCGTGCTGGATATGATTTACAGCAAGATCGATGATATCAACGAGTTCATGGACTACGTTGGTACCGATCCCAATATGCGGAAGCGGTATGAGCCGGAAGCTATCAGAATGCTGGATGCGCTCAACGATATGCGGGAACAGGTTCTGCGGCGCAACTCTTTTGCCACCAAGTACAAGGTGTTTGTGAAGTGCCCTGAGGGGTACGAAGGCTAAACACCGATGTAAGTTATTTGGAAAGGAGTCATATACGCTATGAAAGCTTCGACCGGTACCATTGTCCGGACCGTCCTGTTGATCATCGCGTTGATCAACATGGCTCTGTCCACCCTGGGCATCGTGCCCGAAGAGATCGTTGGCAATACCCAGGCCTATCAGATCGGCTCTTATATCGTGACGGCTATCATATCTTTCATCACCTGGTGGAAGAATAACAGCTTCACCGATGAGGCGATCCTGGCCGATGAGTATTTGAAAGCTCTGAAAGAGCAAGGCTCTGGTGAAGAAAGCTCCAGCGATACCGAGACCAAGTAAGCAAAGAAGCTACTACCGAAAGGTAGTAGCTTCTTTAAGCGTCATTCAATGCCCAGTTTATTCTTGGCCATCTGGACGTAGTTATCGCGGAAAGCACAGATCGGATCTTCCTCGGTGTAAGGAACGATCTTGGCCTCTTCAGAGGCATCGATGTGGGTAGCTTTGAGCCGCTCCACGAGTTCATCGTCGTGAATAGCGGAATAGTGCCACTTGAGCGCATACATGGTCACTTCGCGCATCATGTATACGACCCAATCAGCGTCTTCAGCGCCAAAGTCCTTCTCAGTTGCCAGAGATGCTTCAGCAGAGCCGTCATTTTCAACCTCGATGTTGATAGACGGCAGGACTCGCAGAGAATTGCGGCCATCGCCCAGGATATAGCGTTGGAAGAGCGTATTGAAAGTGTCTTCCTGGCTTGAGTTCTCAATGACCCGCTCTGTGAAGAACCAGTTGTAGAGCATACACTCCTTGTCGATGCCGATATTGTCAGGGCTGAACTCATAGACCGAGCGGTACATGGTAGCCGCCTCGCAGAGGACTGACTGGATAACGTTGCTCTGAAGTGATGCATGAGCAGCCTTCAGGCAGGTTGCAAAGTCACTGATGTTATCATCTTCAGTGCGCTCTGCAATGGGATAGGAGAAATGATGGATCTGGTTGCTGTCGTCTACCAGGCCAATATAGGCAATCATTGAATTATCCCGTTTGATTGTAATGATACCAGGCAGCACGGACTTGATGCGAATGGGATCTACGTTGGTAAAGAGCGGATCTTCGATGGGCTTCTGCCGAGCCTCAATCACAATGTCCGTCAGAGAATTGAGAATGTCGAACTCGGCCATATCGAAGGCTGTAATGGGAATGGTATCATGCGTTACCGGTGGATAATAGGGCATGGTAACTCTGGCACCGCTGGACATCTTGCGATCCAGGCCGGTATTGGTGAGATACCGATTGAACTCATGCAAGGATTCATCGGTGCCCAAGCAGCCAGAGAATACTTCGCCAGACAGCTCGTCTTGATAGAGCCGCCGATCGATATCGTGGTACGTTCCATCGTTCTCATCAAAGAAGAGTGATGGGCATCGATTGCTGCGATATTCACCCTTGCAGATATCACCTTCCTCCAGAGAAGTCCATTCTTCTTTGGTTTCTTCACTGAAGGGTTGAATAGCAGTCAGCGGCTTCCGCTTGACGATTCGACGAATGCGGCTCAAGAGCAGTTCCAGGCCAGCGAAATCGTTGATGATTTCATCATGCTGGTCGATGGCGTCCATCAGTTGAGGCAGGATTTCCTGCATGGCGCCCAGGTAGCACGAGCCAGGATCGTCGGTCTTTTGAAGTAATTGCAGTTCGTTCTCTGCAAACTCT